TTCCAGGTACAGCTACCTATACTGGTAATGATAGTTGGAATGTTACTTTTAGAATGCCTCAAGATTTGGCTATTCGTAGAAAATTAGAAACTTGGAATCGTGTGTTATTTGATGATGCAACCAGCACCGGTTTATACGAGCTCAAAAATTTAGGAACAGTTACTTTAGCTTTGATGGATAAATCTGGATCACCTATAAGAACATATAAATTAATTGGCGCTTATTGCCGTGCTATAGGCGATTATGCTTTAGATGCCACAGAAGGTGGTGCTATTGTGGAGCAATCGGCTACATTGGCTTATCAATTTTGGCAGTAATTTCTGCCCCTTAGCTAAGTATTGTATATGGCACTGGTTAATGGTCCTATACAATACTATCTAGACATTCTAAGCAGGTGGCCCACGTCTATAGCACTTGCTAATCAATTTTTAATTTATTTTAATTTTGATAGTGTACCAGCTATACGCAACAGTGCGGCAAAATACATTTCTGCCTTAGATGCTTCGGAATGGTCTTTGTCTCAAAAAACTATAGACTCTTTATTAGATCGTAAATTTCATAATATAGACAAAAGAGTTGGATGTGTTTTTGCTAGAGGCATTACTTTGCCTCAAGAAAGGGCAGGAGTAGTTAGACAAGGAATTAGATATGGTGCTCACATAGCTCCTATAGTAGCTACTAATAGAGAACCAGGATTAAATTTTACTTGTAATTTTTTAGAAACCAATGCATCTTTCGTAGATTTAGTTATTAGACCGTGGATCGTACTTACTTCTCATTATGGACTAATAGCCAGAAGTCCCTTATCTCGTAAATCTGTAAAGTGTAATTACGTAGACGTAATTCAGTATGCTAAAAGTGGAATGTCTTCTGCACCTTTTATACGGAAGATAGTAAGATTCCACGGAGTAGTTCCTACAGACACTGGAAGTTATTCTATAGCTCACACAGAAGACGGATTATCCAATCGAAGTGCTACTTTTGCCTTTAATACATATAGTGTTTTAGAAGTACACACTCAGGGTATGGTAAACTCGTAGAATTTCTTTTTCAGCAAATAAATACAAAGATGGAGTATTATTTGCATACAGTGGACATGCCACTGTCTGAGATTAAAATTTTTTACAAAGAATTAAACAATAGACAATTTTTGGCTTTGTCTAAAATTAATTTAATCTTACCGTTAAACGAAGAAACCGCGGTTGATTATGCAACGATCTTTCGAGAAATTGTTTTAGAAAGTATTAAAAACAAAGAAGATTTTTTAAAATTAAACATAATAGATTATATTTTATTTTTGGCAAAATTAAGAGAAGTTACTATAGGCGAAGATTTAGAACTTTATGTCAAAGAAGCAAATGTATCGGATATGCCGGTTAAATTTAATTTAAAAATTTCTTCTTTTATACAAAGATTATATAGTTTAGCTAAAGAATGTTTGCCTAATAATAATTTAACTTTTGACAATTTTAATGTAGAAATAGATTGGCCTAATTTACAAGAAGAAGAATTTTTTTTAAAAAAAATACCTCAAGATTCTCTATCTTTAGCAGATAAAGTAATATCTAGCATACCATATTTTATTAAAAAAATTACCTTTGATAGTAACTGTATAAATTTAATCAATTTAAATTTTGAAGAAAGGACTCAAATTTACAACAAATTGCCATTCTCTATTAGACAAAATATACAAAGTTTAATTATAGAAGCAGTTTTAAAATTAAAAAATGGAGACGTGTGGAATGTTAAACATTTGCAAGAATTTTCTAATGGAATAGATCTTTATAGTATTTCTTATCAAGGAATTTTAAGATTGTTTTTTTCAGATGATATATCTGGAATATTAGAAGAATATTATATGCTAGCTTCTAAAGGGGTAGTACCTTTTTATTTAGATTCTATATCAGTAGCAGAGAGAAAGGTTTATATGACTTTGTTTGCAAAAGAATTAGAAGCTTTAAATCCAAAAGGAAATAAAGGTGGAGAAGATTTTGAATCTTTAAGGTAGATTATTAGAATTAAAGAATAATTAAAGTATGTCTCAACCTAGCAATGTATTGTCTTTTGAAGAAGCTTTAAAGGCTTTAAATTCTTTATCTGAAACAAATTTGGCTAAAGAACATTGGGTTCCTTCAATAAAAGAGCATATTAAATTAAAAGAAATCAGTGCAGAACAACAAAAAAAGTTATTGTCTACGGCTTTACAAAATAATGTAATAACAGAAAAAATACATTTTGAACAATTTGTTTATGATGTTTTAAAAGAAAACAATTTAACCCCGGCCATAGAAATAAACAATTTAACAGTTTTAGATAGAGTTTTTTTAAGTTTATCTTTAAAAAATCAAATATCTTCTCTAGTAAAAACTAAGTTCATAGACTCAGACACTGAAGAAGAATATATAGAAGAGGTAAATTTAAATGCTTTGGTAGAAGGATTTAAAAATTTTAATCATCCAGACACTGAAGAAATAATTTTTGAAAGAGATAATTTAAACGTAAAAATAATATTGCAAGTTCCTAGACTGGGTTTAGATCGTTATTATTTTCAAAATGCATCTTTCTTAAAGACGCAAAACAAAGAATTGTCGGATCAAAATCTTCTTAATAATATTATTACTGAAGGATTTATATTTGAAACTTCTAAATACATTAAAAATATCTTTTTAGACAATCAAGATCTTTCTTATTCTTCATGGGATTTAAAACAAAAAATGTTTTTTGTGGAAAAATTGCCAATTTTTATAGTACAAAGCATTTTTGATAAGATGTCTTCTTGGAAAAATTCTGTAGAATCTTACCTTACCGTAACTTCTTCTAAGGGACACACTGCAATTGTAGACGTCAATACTGCTGTATTTTTGGGTTAATGTCTAGGCGTTAGATCTAAATATTTACATGGATCCTAACGCCGCTTCGTCTGGAAGCAATTTTAACTATGACAGGTCTGCTGAAGACTTTGCATCCTTCATGGCTTCTTTTAAAGAAATGAATGGGCGCATAAAGTCCATATCAGAAGTTGTTAATCTTCCAGTTATCCAAGCCATAGAAACCAACCGAGCAGAACAATTTAAAAAATTATCAGAAACCCTTAAACAATTTACTAATTCTCAGTTTCCGGGTTTAAATAATAGCTCTACCCCAGGTTCTAATCCTGCCAACAATGCAGCCCAACAAGCCGCGTTGGAACAAATGTTTCGCAATATTACAAATTCTAGAGCATCAGACGATGGTGTTTCTGGAGAAAAGGGAAAGTTAAAAGATCCAGATGCAGAAAAAAAGAATTTAGATTCTTTGGGCAATCGAATAGTAGATTCTCAAAAAGGAGGATTTGCTACTCTTGTGGAGAATTTAGAAAAATTAAGAGATGGTGTAAAAAATCTATTTCCGCCAGAAGCTAAGAGTGCTTGGGATGAATTGAGAACTTTATTAATAGGCGGCGGAATACTCTTAGGTATAGGCAAACTATTAGGAATACCACTAGCAGATGCTGTGTATAAAGTTTTAAGTACCGGTTTTGAATCTGTCATAGATTTTCTAGGCAATAAATTGTCTGATAAGTTAGGTATATCTTTAGATACTTTAAAGACTAGTTTCAAGATAGCTGCAGTAACTGCTATTGGTGGGGTGGTGTTCGGTTTTGGAAATATTTTTAAATTATTTGCCGGTGCAGTGGGTTTATTTGTTAAAGGAATAGCTCGCATGGGTAGGTTTATGTTTGGCCCCGGAAATCGGCCACCGGTAGGTGGTCCAGTGGGTGGTCCAATGGGCGCGCGAGGTAAAGGTTATAAAGGAACAAGGCCTCTCCGAGCCCGCGCTGGTCAATTAGGAGCTCCTAAACCTTCTAGGGTAATGCAAGGGGCTCGTGTGGTAGGAAAGGGTCTTGGTGTAGGATTAGCAGTTGCTGGCGCGGGTCTTAGTGCTTATGATGCGTGGCAAAATTACCAAATGTCAAAAGAGGATGAGGCAAAAGGCAATCAAGATGCGGCTTTTTGGTCTAAAACTGCTACGTGGTTAAATGGCATCTCCGCGGGGTCGGGGTTATATGCAGCTGGATCTGCCCTCACTGGGGCTGGGCTCCCTCTAGCCGGTGTTTTAGGAGCCACATCTTTGGTAACATACGGTTTAGGGTGGTTAGCTGAATGGAGGGCCAGTTCTTTAAGAGAAACTGCAGCCGTAGAAGATGCTAAGAAAGCTAATGAAAAGGCAGAACAAGAATATAGTGAAAACCTAAAAAAAATGAGAGAAGGTGCCCAAGAAAGAAATGCTAAAAGAAAAGAGCTTTGGGACAAAAAAATGCAAAGTGAACTGTCTCCTCAGTTAAGCTTTGAAAATAGTTTAGAAAATTTAGGAGAAACTATAGATAAAAGCATAGCCACTTTAATGGACTGGGATCGTCGTGGATTAAATCCGTTACAGGCAGTTGCTGAGACTCTTCAAAAGAGCTTCGCACCACAAAAGAAAGACGCGCCTTCTCAAACTAATCCCACAGCTCACAGAGACCCACATTATGATGATAAGAATAGATATCGATTAACTTTGGGTTTACAAAAAGTTGGTTTGCCGTAGTATGAATTTTAACTATTTTTACATAGAAAATGATACAAGCCCGGCTGGAAGTTCTATACCCTACGCTCGTCCACGGGGTGAGTCTTTAATAGACATATATAAAGATCACCATTGGCAGCTTAGTAAAAATGTAGACGAAGTGCCTTCAGTTATATTGAAAGAATATAAACTGGAATATGGAAGATGGACGGCTTCTTTGGTTCGGATGTTAAAAACTGTAAAATCTATTACAGGTAAAAATACAGATGCTAGTGATTCTTATCAGAATTTATACATAGGAGAACCTACCGGATTTAGTTATCGTTTACCTTATGTTTTACCTTCTAATACTCCTCAACCAGTTCGAGGCGTTCTTTCTAACACGTGGGATAAAAGTTCTGGAGATGTTACTGGTAATTTGTTTAGTGGTATTAAGTCTGTAGTAGACTTTGTTGGGGCAGGTTTAACATCTGGCTGGGGTACAGAAGACATTTTGCGTTATGGATCTACAGATCGAAGAGCGTTATCCCTTTCTTTTTATTTGTATAACACAGAAGATTTGGCTTCTATAAATGACAATTTTAGTTTTATATCTTTGTTTTATTTGCAAAATTTAAAAACCAGAACTTCTTGGACTACTTTTTTACCTCCAAAAGTATATTCTGTAGACACTATGGCTGATGGAGGCATATACATGCCCATGGCTTATGTAGAAAATTATGATGTTAAAGCCATTGGACAATTAAGAGATTTTAAAGAAATGAGCGGAGCATCTTATGCTGCTTTAAATTCTATTTCAAGCTTTGTACCGGGTGGAGGAAGATTAATACCAGAAGCTTATCTAGTTACTATCACCTTAAGAGAAGCATTGCCAGAAAGTACCAATATTATGGCCGGGGCTTTGGGTGGTAAAAAGGTAACAGTAATAGCTTCTAGCCCAGGTGCAGCCGGTGCAGGTCAAGCTGGTAACAAACAAGAAAATACTTTAGGGTCTTCTGTAGAGGAATATGCGTTAGATTCTAGCGGTGCAGATTTTGCTGTGTCTGAACCCACATACGCAGAACAAAAAGCGGCTTTAGAACGAGCATTAAATACTCCAACATCTAATCCCATACCCAATGATATACGTATTAATAGTGCAGCACAGGGGGTTGCATATGATGGTTTAATAAAATCTGACCCAACCCGTCGAGCAGCTATAGAACAAACTGAACAATCACGCCGAGATTTAGCTGAAAAGGCTTTAAGAGAAACTATAGGTCCAGGAGTTCGAGATCAGTACGGGTTAGGAACTGAATCGCCAACAACTGTTTATAGTGTAGAAGAAGCTACAAAAGCAGCAAGTGCGGGACGGACAGTAGAGTACATAAATGGGGCATTTAGGGTATCTGGCTCTCCCACTACTCCTACAGAAAATCTTTTTAGAGAAACACTTTTACCGCGTCCTCCAGACAATCCATCGTTAAATCGATCTCAAACTCCTAAAGACCCCACACCGAGAGTAATAGATCCAAAATACTTAGGTCCTGAAGGGGTTAAAGGATAATAATTTTTAAAAATGAACTTTTCATACTTTAGCTTACAATCTGAATTAGATAATCATTCTGGAAACTATTATCCAAGAGCAGTCCCGGATAATGGTCTTGTAGATGTTTATGAAAATCATTATTGGAAATTGGGATCTTTAAAAGAAGAAATACCAAATATAATTTTAAAAGAATATGCTTTAGATTATGCTCGGTGGACTGCTTCTTTGTCTAGGTTTCTTACAGTTGCTAAAGGCTTATTGACTAATCAAGCTGTAGATCCATATAAAAATATGTATTTGGGAAGTGAAACCGGATTCACTTATAATTTGCCTTACATAATAGAAGACGGGCAAAGTATTAGAGGGGCTCTAGGTAATAGCTGGGCTTCTACAGATGGAAGTGTTTTTGGATCTTTACAAAAAATCTTTCCAGTATTAACCAAGTGGAGTGATGCTATTGGTCAAATGATTTCTACTGGCTGGGGCACAGAACCATTAATTTCTTATAAACAAACTAACAGAAGAACTATAACTATTAAGTTTCCGTTGTTTAATACCCAAGACATGGAATCAGCTAATAACAATTTTAGTTTTGTTAATTTATTTTATTTTCAAAATTTAAAAACTAGAACTTCTTGGACAACCTTTTTACCTCCTAAAGTTTACAGTATCAGCACACCGGCCTTGGGCGGTTTAAGTATACCTTTGGCATATGTTAAAACTTTTGCCTTCAGAAGTTTGGGTCAATTAAGACAAATTACAGATTATGGTTCTGTAAATAACCGCATGATAGGAGGGGGTTTATTAGATTTTTTTGGAGAATTAGGATTAGAAAATTCATCTGGACGATTGGTACCAGAAGCTTATTTAGTAGAAATTACTCTAGAAGAAATGTTACCAGAAAGTGTTAATATTAATATAGGTTCATTAGGAGCTGATAAAGTTTCTGTGATTGGAACTCAGAGCAGCTTATCAACTTTAGGTGCTGGACCAAACCAGACAATTGCTACATCGAATCGACTGTCTCCTTCAGACTTAAATGTACCTGTACAGATGGATCCAAAATTAGCAGCCTTATTACCAAGTAATCAAGAAGCACTTTTGGGTACTCCTATGCGTAATACAAGCGACACTTTTGAACCTAAAAAATTAACCCTTGATGGGGCACAAACCCCCTCAACACCTCCCACTTCTGTACCAGATTTTAGAGTCACAGATCCAAATATACCCTCACCTCAACAACCTCCAACACAAAATTTGAATGATAGTGGAACCACCGGGAGGGTTATTGGCGGGTCTGGTATGAATCAGTCAACAACGTCAACACCCCCTCAAAATACTCCATTCTTCCCTGGCGGCACTACAACATTATCTTCTCAACAACAACCGTAGTACCTTGGTAATATTTTATGAAACAAAATCAATTTGATGATCTACCTACTATTAGCCCTTATAGATATGAGAATTTTTTTAATATCTATGATGACATTGAAACTGGAGAAAAATTTTATAACATATTAAGGTCTATAAACATTTTTCCAGCAAATGATGATAATATAGAAATTTCTTATAGAACTATGCCACAAGATACGTGGGTTTCTATTTCTTATAAATATTATAACACTATAGAATTGTGGTGGTTAGTGTGTGTTTATAATGGTATTACCAATCCGGTGTTAATGCCAGATCCTGGATTTCTGTTAAGGATATTGAAAAAGGAATATGTTGGTTTGGTATTGAATCAATTAAAGGGGCAACTAAATAGTTAGTTATTATGCGAACTGAAACAGAGTTTGAAGAGGATGATATAGATCCAGATAATCCACAAGATATCTTGGTAGATGGTAAATTCTATCAAGGTAACGAAAACATTTTGCGTAGAGATGGTACGTTTAAATGGACAGAGGAGATGGTGGAAGATCTCAAGCTTTGTAAAAAAAGTATATTACATTTTGCAGAAAATCATTATCAAATTGTTACACTAGATGAAGGTAAACAAAAAATTCAGCTATATAAATATCAAAAAAAATTATTAAAAGCTTTTAAAGCTAATCGTTTCAATATTGTATTGAGTTCTCGTCAGTCTGGAAAAACTACTTGTATAGCAATTTATGCTTTGTGGTTGTGTTGTTTTAATGATGATAAAAATGTTACTATTGTAGCTAACAAAGAATCTACAGCCAAAGAAATTTTTGCTCGTATTAAAATGGCTTACGAACAAATGCCAATTTATCTCAAGCCAGCTATTAAGTCATGGCGTAAAGATGGTTTTATTTTAAGAAACGATTCTGCTATAAGAATTAGTACTACCTCTGCAGCAGGTCCTCGTGGTGGTACTAGTAACCTTTTGATTATTGATGAAATGGCTTTCTGTCCTCCAGAGATCATGAAAGAGCTTTGGAAATCGGCTATTCCTATTGTTATTCAATCTAAAAAATCTCAGATTGTAGTTATTAGTACACCAAATGGAACCGACAATAAATTTTATCAGCTATATCAAGATGCTCAAAAGGAAAATAGTATTTGGAATTTAGAAAGAATTGATTGGTGGGATGTTCCGGGTCGTGACGAAGCTTGGAAAAATCAAGCAATAGAATTGTTAAAAGAAGAGGGTAAAGGTGAAGAAGATTTTGATCAAGAATTTGGTAATGTCTTTTTAGCTCCGGGAAGAACAATTATAGACACGGCTTATTTAGAAGAATTAAAGGCTCAATGTTCTGAACCAGTTTTGGTCAAGGACGATGGTTCTTATAAAATATTCCAACTTCCACAACCAGGACATTTGTACATCATGGGTGTTGATGTCGGAGAAGGTATTGGCAGATCTAATACAGTGGCTCAAGTTTTTGATGTAACAGACTTACAAGAGATACGACAAGTAGCGATTTACGCTTCTAATAGCATTAGTCCATATCATTTCGGTTCACGTCTATTAAATCTATTGATAGACTGGGGTAGACCTCCGGTCTTAATTGAAACAAATAATAACGGGCAACAGGTATTGGATGTTTTATATCGCACATACAACTATGAAAATATAGTTACGTATCAACCAGACGGGAATACTAAAGGTTATAAAACTGAAAATCGTAAAGGTATTTTTAACCATACCAATACTCGATACAATGGTATTACTAATTTTAGATACTGGAGCAATAGTTTAAAAGTAGTCAGATTTCAAGACTTAGATACTTTAATAGAATTATACAATTTTGTTAGAATGCCTAATTACACTTACACCAAAAGAACGAGTGATAATTTAGATGACAGAGTGTTATCTTCAGTGTGGGCTTTATTCATCTTAATGCCAACCTTGGTAACTTCTTGTTTTTCTGTGGGTGAATATGACAATCAGGGGCGACCGATGAGAATATCTTCTCTGCATGATAATACAGAATTAATTAGACAAAGCCCGTTGTTAACTGGTGTTTCTACACCTTCACTTAAAAAGCAATTAAACATTTTACCTTCTATTATTAATGAAAAAAATGCTGTAGAGTCTGCTATGGACCGTGAAGCATTTGAATTGTTTAAATGGCTCCATCAAGATTGTTATAGCTTGGTTCAAAAACCTACAGAACCAGAAGATAATCAAGCTATAAATGAATATCGTCCAGTAATAATTTTTTAATATGAATCAATCCGTACTCAATCGTTCTAGGTTAGATAAATTTAATTTAATTTTAGATCTGCCCAATGCTTTAAAGAAATCTACAGATAATATTTTGAAAGATAAATTTAAAGCAGATTCTATTCAGTTTACAGTTTTTGGCAGTCCAGTGCCTAGAATAGATATACCAGAAATTAAGGTTCCTTATGGTGGACAAAATGCTTATATTTCTAGTCATGTTAGACCAGCGGCGCCGGCTTTGTCTTTAAAATATTTGGTAGATAATGGATATCAAAATTATTGGATTTTATGGCGCTGGTTAAATCTTTTTAATGATCAAAGTACATCAACCTCTGAAGTGTCTAATCCTCCAGAGGGGTTTGGAGTGTGGCATAACATTTCTACCTCTCCCACACCTTTAACAGATTATCAAGCTACTTTTATGTTATATACTTTAGATGAATATAACAATAAAATTGTTTCTTTTAAATATAAAAATGCCATCATTACTTCTTTGAGTGAATTAAATTATTCTCATCAAGAAAACGGTGAAATAAGTGGTACCGTAACTTTTGTATATGATCAGCTTATAGTAGAGCTGATGAATAGTGTGAATGAAAGTATTTAATTATGCCCGATTTACAACAGCTAGCTTCCGCTCTTGCGGGTACAGAAGAAAAAAATGCAGCTATTCGGCCTACAGCCGGTGATGTTAAAGCTGCTGTAAATCTCAAAAGGAGCCAGCCTAAAGATCGATTTTTGTATCAAATAGGTGATTCGGTTTATTGGATGGAAGTGTGGTTCTGGAGTGGTATGTCTGGATATGAACCTTATCCAATACCGGCTGCTGTAATACAACAATTAGTTATAGAAGAATCTTTATTGAGCTGGTCTGTAACAGGATATATTGTATTAGAAAGCCAACATGAATCTTTGTTTAGAGGAATAAATGATTATGACAGGTTTATGTCGGCTCCTATGGTTCTTAGGAGTGACGGGCGCAATCGGATTTCTATTAAAATAGCTCCTTACATGGAAGATGTGGCTAGGAACGTAGAATTGGATCCGAAATTGTGGGAGATGCAATTTGATTGTGTAATATATGATACACAAGATTCTACTAGTAATGACGCAGTGATGCGCTATAAAACTTTGTATTTTAAAGACGAAAGGCATCAAATTTTTTTAGAACGTAATGTAGAATGGACCACCTCTACTCAATTTTATAAAAAAGATTCTGAAAGAGGCTTAAAAGGCACTGTAGCTATAGCAAATTTAATTAATGCGGTTGGGCAATCGGCTGGTTCAGCAGCAGCTGTTAATGTAGGATACACAGAAGAAGGTGCTATTAATACTCCAGACATTCCGTTTAGTAATATAGATTTAAAAAGGTGGGATGCTGGGCATGAGAGTAATAAAATTTTTAATACGTCAGCTGCAAATCACAATGCTTTACAAGACTTAAATCATTTGTTACAGAACACAATTTCTTCAGACAGATTTCCAGTTATTTTAAGTATGGGAAGAAATTCTTATGACAAGTATTGGAGGCTATTGTCTTTGTCTTATTATTACAAAAATGCAACTAAGTTTCAGATAGAAACTTTAATAATAGATGACGGTTTAGAAAATACCACTCCTCGAATTCCTCGTGGTCCGGACATAAACTCTACAACTTCTACCAATTTTATTTCCAAAGAAGCTTCTATAATTACAAATTACAATTTTGTTCCGATGTCACCTGTGGATGATTTAGACATAGTAAACAAACCCGTTGTTAAATTTAATTTTGAAAAGTGTCAATATGAAATTAGCATGGTGGCAAACACTGCTGAAAATTTAAGAAATAAAATAAAAGATTTAAGTAAAGGTTTATATTCAACAAGTGATGAAGTAGAAGGCCAAGTTTTGTTGAATGTTAATCGAACTAAACTAGCTGGTTTAGCTACTAAGCCCATATTTAGCCCCCTAACATATACACCCAATGATATAGGATTAATGGAAATGGTTAAAGACGTAACATTTTTGGGAAATGCTTTATATTTTGAAACAAAAGGATTAACTTTTAGAACACCGGGAAAATTTATCAATTTAGAAAGGCATCAATATGATCAAAATCCTTTTGATAATCAATTACTCGGGCAATGGTTATTAACTCGAGTAGTACATTCCTTTTCCAAAGGTGTATATAAAAATAATATATGGTGTAACCGTTTTGACGCCGCCGGAGTTGTTCTTAAAAAGGATATTGCGCCTTCTTAATAATTATTTAATATGACAAAAGACCAGTTAATGGATAGATTTAAAGAAATCAAAAAGAAACATTTACAATCTAATCCTCATCTTTCTGAAAAAAATCAAGAGATGCCTTCAGTAGTTGAAATGGCTAAAAATTTGTCTGCAAGTGTTTTAAATAACATTAAAAGTATAGCTGCTGGTAATTCTTTATCCGTTTCTGAGTTTGAAGCTAATGGTAGATTGGCTATATGTAAAGGGTGTGAATTTTATAACAGTTATCAAGAGAGATGCTCCAAATGTGGATGCAAGATGGCAATCAAGACTTATCTTAAGGCCGAGAAATGTCCTATAGGAAAATGGTAATATGAAAAAAACAGAAGCTAGAGGCGGAACTATATTTTTTGGTGCAGAAAACGACATGGAAACACAGCTAAAGCTGTTTGGAGTAAATGATGCTGATCTTAAAGCTTTAAGACTAGAGGCTGGCAAAGATCATAAAGTTTATAAGGCTTACATGTCTATTTTAATATTAGGATTTTCTTGCATAGATCAAGAAGTGCCTGCAGATTCTGATCATGACAAGGATGAGACATCTCAAGTATATATCACACCCAAATTTTATAATGATTTTTGTAATTCTAAACACGGTATTTTAAAAAAAATAGGTATACGTGACAGAATGAAAGCTTTGTCTCCGGCGGGTAGAAAGGGTGAATTATTAGACTTAAGCGGTTTAGGATTTTTGGTAAAAGCAATTAATGCTTTAACCATAACCTCACCTGTAGAAACTACCCAGCAAATGGCTAATGGTGAATTAGAAAATGCTTTGAGGGCTTATCATAACAAGTATATAGACTCTATAGTAGACTTTGGTAATGCCTTAAAAACTAAAGCTTGGTTAGAAGCCATACCAAATTTAAAAGCTGGTTCTTTAGCTCAGATAATGAATGGTATTACAGGTATGGTAAAGTCTTTTCAACAAGCTGTACAAGACATTTATAAGGGTATTAAAGATGCCATTATTATTGCCAAGCTATGGATAAATCAACAAATCTTGGCTCTTCAAAAATTTATTGTTAACAAATTTTTAAAAGGAAATTTGCAAATGATTCTTTATGCGTTCTGTTTTATATTCAGTTGCATACAATCTTTGCTAGATGACTTAGCTTTTTTTGGTCAATTGTTTAATGCCAGTGACAGTTTCTTCAAAATGTTTAACATTTTACAAACTGTAGTTAATTGGGGTAGTCAAATTATTACATACATTTACAATCCTATCACAGCCCTTTTACCGGCTTTGTTTCCTAAAGAGGTTGGTGCTTTTTTTGATTATATAAATAAGCTAGATAAGATACCAGAAATGTTTACTAATTTTATAGCCAAGTATACTAGCTTTAACAAACAATTTAATAGTACTGCTATAGCAACTATTAATACTATAGTTAAACGTTACAAATTGGGAGCTAAATTGGGGCCTTTAGAACCTGTGGTAGACTCTTTTGGTACAGTTAATTTAAATAATAGCAAATGGCAAAGATCTACAGCTCCAGTTTTCCAGGGTCCTATAGAACTAAAACCATTAGCTTATAGTGATCCACGAAGTCGTTGGACGGGTAGTTCTCTTTGGGAATTAGCTGCAGATGGGTCTTCTGTGCTACACAATTTAACAGAAGACTTTGCCAATTTTCAAAAATCCGGTCAGAAAATGTGGAGTGGTATACAACAATCCAGTCAAAGTTTATGGGAGACTTCTAAAAGTGTTTTTAAAGATGCTCCTAAAGATTCTGAAGCTAAACAAAAAGAAAATAAAGATTCTAACTAAAGTATGTACACTAAAGATCCTATATATGGTAATCATATAGGTATAGTTATTAATAATAACGACCCAGAATTTAGAAACAGGGTACAGGTTTTTGTACCTCACTTGTCTATGACTCTTTATAGTGGATGGAATTCTGCTATGAAAGATATAGCTCTGGGACCGGGTTGGTTAGATAATTTAGATATAAGTTTGCAGAACCGTTTAATGAGATCTTTGCCTTGGGCGGAAGCTGCTAGACCCATCTTTGGTGGTAATGGGTCTTTGTCCAACAATCCTGAAACAAACAAATCACAAATCATTAGACAACAGGGCGGAACTTCTAATACACATTTAGACGGTAATGCTAATCCAGTAGTAAAGGGGGCTACCTCTTCTACAATTACTGGCGGTTCTAAAATCACTTCTTCTACAATTACAGGAGGTTCGGGTGGCAGTATAACGGCTACTAATTATGGATTTTACGACGGCAAAGAAGGAACTTTGGATGAAAGCACTTTAGACACTTATTCGGCGGGTCTTTTAGGTTCTGGGGTGTGGTTGGATGATGATTCTGTCGCCGTTTCTCCTAGTTTAAAGGCAAAAATATTAGCTGCATATCCAGAGTTGGGGGGAAATGTTATAGGAGCTCGAATTACATTTCCGAATGGTAAGACTGTAACTATAGCAGATACCACTGACCCCAAAAGGCCGGATGTAGGTGATAGAATAGATTTTTGGCATCCACCTGTACCAGGAAAAAGCCAGCCTGTAAATTTTGAAAAAAACTTTAGTTTAAGTGATTTAACTATAACAAAGGGTAGTATAGAGAATAGAGTCAATGACAACGATGTATTTAGCAAAGCTGGATATAAAGACACCAATGAAGTAACCGCTCGTGCACAGTGGTGGCGTGATGTGGTTCAAGATTTAAAGGGAAAGGGAGTAACTATAAGTGGTAGTAACCTCAATCTAACTGGATATTCTTTCAATGGAGCAAAAATGACTACGGCGGATCTTGCAAAACTTTTACAAAAAAGTCCGGTTTATCAAAAAGTCGCCCAGCAAAATCCATCTTACAAACAACAAATTGCTGGTGGAGATCCTGAAACTATAGCAGAAGACAAAAAAAATGGTACTTTTACTCCTGCAGATGGCAATGCTCCTATTGTGGCCTTAGACCCTACGGTTCGGCAAGCTTCTGGATCTTATGGCAACGTAACTAATCCAGGAGGTATGGGTTCTAAACCCAAACGAGGTACTATGGTGTGGGTATTTTTTCTTGGTGGAGATGTAATGAAACCGGTTTATTTTGCAGGCGTAACAGAACCCAATTCTGAGTCCCGAACTGGTGGTGGAGGTGCACCGGTTCAATTAACCGGAGAACCGTCAACTAGTAGAAACACCAATACTTCTTCTTTGCCTAGTAATAATAATAATGATAGTTCAGAAGACAATCTGAATGCGGCGGCAAAGTATAATGATCAATTAGAATATTTTATAAACAATGAATTTCCTCCAGGAATTACGAATACAGAAGCTGCTGCTCAGTATATGTTACAACAAGCCGGTTTAATTGATAAAGGCAAAGGTCTCGAAGATGGCTTAAAAAATTCTCGCCAAGCTGAATTTTTAGATGGTTCAGATCCAAATGTAGAGGTTAAACTTAAGCCTGGTGACCTTGTCTCAGACGGAAAAGTTTGGGGTATAGTAGGATTGAGTCCTGATTCAGAAAGAAGATCCCAGGGCTACCTTGCAGTTTTTTCTTGGCAAAACGGTAAATTGCGAGAAGATGCTGCTCTGGGTAAAAAAACAGATTTCACAAAGGCTTATAGGCTTTACTCTGGATAAAAAACAGATTTCACAAAGGCTTTAAATAGATATTAAATTATGGAAGACAAATCAAATACTTTACACGTAGAAAGCTTACAGGGAGCTGCTGGTAGACTTCTTTTCAATCAACACGTAAAAGAAAAAGTTCGTTCTAACCCAGTAGATTATTCTTGTGTAGAACTTTCTCAGCAAGACGGTGCTTATATGAAATTAATAGCGGGAGGTAAAGTCCGTGTACAAGCACCTTCTGTTATGTCTTTAAATTCTAAAAAAGATACATTTTTTAATGTAGAGGGACATCGACAAGACATTGTAGGTTTGGGTCATTTATCTTATGTTAAAGGTGATGTAAAATTTTTAGTAGGTCCACATGATAAAGATGCTAAAGATCGAGCCAAACAACTTGTTGATATAGCAGCTAATATAAATCAAACTGCTTTAGAAGCTGGTAAAGGGGTGCAGGATGAACTAATACCATGCAGTGCTTGTGAAAGTGGTACTTTGGCACACAACGCCTTAGAAGACACTAAGGTTATATTTAAACAGGCTAGGAGTTGGCTTACAGAACAAATGCCGTTCATATCCAGTTTGTTTTCTGTGTTGGATGCTATAACAGATATTATTGTTCTGCCTTTTAAAATGATAAAAATGGGAGCAGGCAGAAATAAAAAGACAGACTCTTGCGGCCCATCTTGTAAATCGGGTAAAACTAAATCTTTACGTTTGACTGTTCAAGAAATTACAAAAACCAAAAAACAACTTATAGAAGCTCAGACAGAAAATATAAACAAACTACATCGAGATGTTGGGGCGGGTGGAAATTTTATAGCATCTGCAGCCGGTGCTTTGTACTTGCAAAGTGGTTTAAGAAGAAATGAATCTAAAGCATATACAAAGAAAAATTTCCATAGCCATGTTTATAGATTTGTACAAAACCCAGGTGTAAATGCGATGACCTATAGCACAGAGGGTAACTGTGAACAAGTAATTTATACTAAACCCATTTCTTTAACTAAAGGTGAAATGGTTTTTAATTGTGGTGAACAGCTTATTATTAAAGCTGGCTCACCTGGTATAGACACAGAAACTTCGGGACACTATGCTCTCAAAGCGGGTTCTATAGAATTATTAGCAACTGAAGGAGAAATAGTTATTGGATCCGGTAATTTAACTGTTCTTAAAGGAGCCAATGTGCGCATAGAAGGCAAAGGAAAAGCTGGTGCAGATGGTATCTCATTAGAAGCGGACAAAGTAATGGTCCATGGTGCTTTAAGTATTAGAGGAGAGATAGCCATTAAAGGAGGTGTTGCAACAGACGGAGAAATATCTTGTACAAGATTAAATGTACCTAGTATGAAGCAGGAAGTGTCTGTTAAAGATCCAAGTCAATGGGCGACTTATGTTCAAAGCTTAATACCTCAGGTTACAAGAAATGGTCATTTGGCTCAAAAAATGACAGAAACTGCTTGGCAACCTGGAGAGTTACTTACAGGTAGAGGATTGAAGGATATGATTAAGGAAATTTATGACTCGGCCTTGGGGGCCACTGTACTGGATCCTATACAAAGTGGATTTTGTTTGATACCACCTGTAGTTTTAATAAAAGGACCAACAACAGCTCCTATATGGAATTACTATCATAATCATAGTCTTTCTTGCTTGAAAACTTCTGGATCAGTTTCTACACCCAAGGCCACACATAAATTGACTAATGCCGGAGTGTTTGCATCTAGATCTGTGGCAAGTCCTATCCCAGTACCACCGCCTTATCACGGCACCTTCCAATCTGGTGGAGATGCCTCAGAGCCCGGACCGTGCGGCGGCGGTGGATTATTTGCCAAAAAAATGGAGGCTCGCAACTTACGCTATGGAGTAGATCCAATAGACCCCTTCCAAGGAACAAATATGATTGATAGATACAATCAAAATTCTAATTTAGTTACATCATTGACTGGATCTACAGGATTTTTCCCACCTGTAGAAAATCCACCATTTAGCTTAGTTGATCCTATCTTGACAGATAAGGATAAATTAGACTGTTAATTGGTCGTCATCTGTTTCTTTTAAATTTTTGTTAAGTTCTTTAAGTCTCTTGATGTAGTCTGGTATAGGCAGTTTGACGTCTTCGTATAGGTTGCCTTCTAAAAGGTGAATTGCAAATCCTTGATCATTTATCTGCTGAATGGGTATTTTTAATTTGTTTATTATATAATCTATTTGATCGTGATAATATTTGACATACTTTACATTTATCAAAGATCCCCTATAGTCCAAATTATAACATTTTAAAACATACAACCTCATAGGGTGATAGTAATAAGACTCAACAAAAAATCCTCTGTCTAAGTATTTTTTTCTTATATATTCTACAAAAGCATCTGCACTTTTTTGCAGAGCATTAATGCGTTGTCTGTTAAATTCTGCAAGTATTTCTTCTGCTGTTACGGGTTTAGGTATATCTGCAGTGGCTGAAGGATTACCTTGTATTAAAAGAGAATTTAAATTGTCTTCTGTATATTCGATAATTTGTTGCCCATCAGAGTCACAAATATAATTGTTTTTTATGATGAGTCCTTTATTTGTAAGGTAATCTATATAAGCTTTGACTCGTGGCCACCACCATTGAAACATACCTTGAAGGGCATATCCTAAAGTCCAACGAGGGTCTCCTACCAAGGACCAAGCATTAATATCTGGTAAAAAAGCCTTCCACTCAGGAAATATTTCTGGTAATTTTAATTCACCATTAAAATTTTCATCCAAAGCTGCTCGGGCCAATTTTTGATGAAAAGCGCTTGGATCGTAATTTATACCATAGGGATCTTCTTGGGTAGAACTTTCTACTAAAGAAGCTGGAAAATCTTTGTTAGGATAAACATATTTTATATCTACAGGTAGTATAGTGCCGTGAGATATTGCTTGATATCTTTGAGAATATATATGATCCTCTACAGTAGAAGTGGGAGTAATGATGGGTTCATTGTTTGTGTCTTTGTTTACTGTGGATGTGTAAACCTCAGAAGAGTTATCAATAGGCACGTGTTCTACTATATCTTGAATACGTGGGTCACTTTCTCTGCTTTGAGAAGAGTAAGAGCTATTTGTAACTATTATACTCCCACCAGGTTTTTTATTAGCAGCTGCCTTTTCTTTGCGAGCTGCGTTTAAAATATCTACTAATTTACGATCCATATTACGTTTCGCTGTCTAAATCATCTTCATCTAAAAATTTCATTTGAGTTTGTTGTTGATGAGAAAGAAAAACATTTTTCAAAAATTCAACAATAGCATCTTGATCTTTGGCAGATGCAGCATGTTGAATTAAAATTCTATCACCTATAGTGTTATAACCTATTAACAGATAGCTGTCTAGATATTCAGTGATAACAGATTTTAAAAGATGATAGTCTCTTTCTTCGATCTTAGAAGCTGATTGGTTTTTCTTTAGCCAAGCATCCAAAGCTCCTTGTAATTCAGAATCATTTATAGAATTATAAATGTTTTGTTTAACTTCTGATAAGATTCTATCAGCAGTTTTTTCATCTAAACCAGACAAAGAGGGCACCGCCACTGCTATTTGAAACTTGCCCGAGGGATTGTTAGCAGCTGGCGGTGTTTGTTGTTTAGAATTTGGCTTGTCTTTTTTATTCTTTCTGGGTCTAGGCGATGGCATAAGTGGATGCTTTATTATTTACTCCAAACTTAACCAAATACTCGATAACCACTTCAATAGAACTGGTCTTGATTTTAAAGTTATTAGGAACAAACTGCCCACCGTCATAGATTTCAAAATATTCTTCTCCTAAATTGTTATGGTTATTATAACAAGTTACAAAAACAGAAGATACACCGGGATCAATAATAGCCGTCCAAGAACGAGGATCATGTTGACCGAATTCACTGAACAATTTGTCTGCTACATAACCACTGTCTCTCAAGCGTTTAATGAAGTAACTACAGGTTGTGATTTTATTTTTTGCCATATGTTTTATTTAATAATGTTGGTTTATTTTACTAGTGCTGAAATGATGTATTTTAATTCTATACTCTCTTCTTCTGTGTTTTGAAACACAAAAACTTTATATTGATTGTTAATCTTAACCTTAATGTCATTGCGACACAAAGCCAGGTTCTTGAACACTTCCATGCTAATAGGAACTGGTTGTTCTAAAGAAGTGCCAATATACTCTGATGCTGCAACCAAAGTAATGTTGTCCACGTTTTGAAGAGTCTTATCGTCAATCTCTGCGTAAACCTTATTTTCTTTGGTGGAAAAGTAGATTTTAGTTAAGTCTGACGTAAAACTATAACCATACATTAATTGTTTTAATTTACTTTGTGAAATAGTAAATTCTGTATCAAATTTAAGAGAGGATATTTTATTAATATTGACAGCGGCTTCGCGTACAATACTATCATCAACTAAATGATACTTAAAATAGGTTTTTTCTTCAGTCTCGTGGTCTACACTTTGACATTTAATATTGTTAGATTCTAACTCAATACTAAATTGACCATTATCTCCTAGACATTCTAAACCAGATAGTAACCGTTTGATACTAATAATATTAAGACGAATAGATTCTTTTACAAATTCTGACTCTTTAGGAAACTGAGCTTTTGCGTAAAGAATTACCGTATTATCAGCTGAGGCACTGATAGAATAAATACTTGAAGGTGTTATGTTTAATACACAACTCTCTGTCAATCTATTGATTGGTTTAAGAATCTTCTCCAAAAAGCTCTTTGGAAGAGGAATATGCGTCATTAATATTACTTGTTAAGTGTTTCTTTTTGAGTGATAAAATTAAACACTTTACCCATCATTCCAGAAATCTTTGTAAAAGTAGAATCAATACGCAAAAGAGTAGACTTAATAGTCTTAATGTCTTCTGCTAAAGATTCTAATTCTGGCGCTGAAACTTTAGAGATTGGTAAAGAAACAGCAGCCGGTAGTTGTGTCGGCTGCTGCATTTCAGTAATAGAAATGTTGACTGGATCTGGATTAAATGTAGCTGCAGAGCTGGTGTCAGGTACCATTTGCTGAACAAGAGTTTCTGGAACATATCCCTGAAACGCTTCGCTATTTTGAATGATCGTACGTTGTCCACGAACCAGAGAATTGATATCAAGTTTATTGATACTTCCTTCTGCTGAATTCTTTCCAACCATTAACTTATCAACTCGATTGAGTTCACCATTAGCCATTGCGGCAAACATTAAAAGATCTTTGTCAACACTCATATTATTTTAATTCTCTTCCTGCATTAATTACACTTACTGCAATAGAACTGTGAATAGATTCGTAATGGTTAACAATTACAAGATAATCTTTAATGCGACCATCTAAGTCTTTATCTAGCTCAACTGCTACTTTACGTACCATGTCTTCAACGAAGACTGGGTTTTCATACATCAATTCGGTTTGATATGCTTCATCTACTCGCTTGAGAGCATTGACAATTGGTGCAGAAGAACTCTTTTCCACTGCTTGAACCAATTCTTCAAACCAATAAACATCTGAGTCTACTCCTGTCTTGGACAGCTGTACTGTTACATCAGCATAAGACTGTTGGTTATGAGCTCCGTAATCCGAGATCTCTTTGGAGCAAGGACACAAAGAAGCATACAACACATTGGCGTGTAGGTAAAACTTCTTCTCACCGTTTACCAAACGACCTTCAAAAGATCCTTGATAATCCATGTGTGAAACAACTTTAGATACAGGTGCTTCTTTCTTCAAGAAATAGTCAAACTTAATTTTGATATAAGCATTTTGACTCTTGAGGCGTTCCTTGCATTCATCTAGAAGAATGTCCATAACCTCATCAATACGATGAGTCTTGTTGGCTAAGACTTCTTCTACCAAAATACGATAGCGACTCATGTTTGTACCCTTAACCTCTGGAGTAAGATCCGTGTACATACTGATGATAGCTTTAGTAGGATTGATAGATCCATCTTTACGAATGATCTCCATAGGAACAACAATGTTGCGTGATCCTACCTTGGGAATGTACTTTTTAGGAAAGCCGTCAAGTGTATTTTGGATATCAGGAATGTCTGCGTTGGTTTTGATTCTAGGCATATTATTTGATGGTTGGTTTTTATTATAGAGTAAGTTTTTTAGATTGCTAATAAAATTACAGATCTTTGAGAATATCATGGATGCGATCGTCAATAGGACTTTCTTCTTCTACTGTCTCTGTTTGTTTAGATTGAGGAGTTGAATAAGATTCATATTCATCTTCTTCTGGTTCAGGCTTAGAAGCTTGCTTAGCAGCTGGTCTAGATGCTACTTCTTCTGTCTTACCCAAGAAGTGAACATTCAACAACTTTTGAATTTCATCATAAGGTTTCAATTCAAAAATGGTATCCAATGATTTAACTGAATTGTAAATCTCATCTTGATCTGGATCTCCTTCTAAAGCTGAAGGTGTCAAGAATCTTGATGCAACATAAGTTGGATATCCGCCTTCATTTTCTTCTACTTTAATACGCAAATTGCATCCGTTTTCTGACAAGTCAAAAATCTTTGCACCAAAGTCTTCTGCATCATCGCCCTCCATTGCTGAAGTGATAATCTTGTCCAATTGCTTACCATAACGAAGAATTTTGGTTTGGCCTTGATTATCTGGATTGGTTGGATCTTTGATTACAAATACATTGACTAACCAATTTTCATTGCGTTTAATGGGTTTAATCTTTTCGATCTCTGCTTTATCGTTGGTTTTGTAAATCTTGGAACGATACTCATCAATGGGGCACCTTTCCTTAACTGTAGCAGGACAAAGAACTGAAACTAATTCTTGTGTAACTGTGCTATTCCAAAGGTGATGATAATAGTGGAAGATAGTTCTTTCTGGATGTGCAAGGTTCGGAATGAGACGGACCAAATAGGTCTTTCCAATCTCTAGCTTGAGGAAATCTTTGAAATTTCCATCTGAAGAATTGCTCTTCTTGGCCAAAGCGTCTTTGATTGAATTAAATAGTGAGGTTGAATATTTCATTGGTTTATGTTTGTTATATTAGGTTATTTTGTTTGGTTTTTCAACACAGAGGTGATGAAATTTTTTATCTGCTCAGAAGCCTTTTTTACAAGAGTTCTGGCTTGAGAAGAATTAGTATAGCGCGTTTTAAAAGCCATAAAAGTGTCTTTAAGGTTAGGCATCCACAGTTCTAATTCGTCTGATGAAAAGGTGTCTAGTTGGAGGTCTCCCAACTCCATCAAGCAATAAGGATTAATTTGATATTGCCTATAATGTTCTGCCCACACTGGCATCAATCCATTCTTTTGATGTATATAATCTGATAAATTTATTTTATTGTCTACACAATAAGAACCTATAAAAGCAAATCCCTTTTTAATATCTTCTAGCTGATTGTCAGGGTTCTCGTTACGAAGCTTGGTCTTATATAAATTATAAGCTTTTATAGCCTTGCGTGTGCAGAAGTAATCCAGATAGGGATATGGTTCATCTGGATGTAAATTTAGAGGAGCACTAAAAAAATCGTCTATACTTATGAAAGAAAATTTTCTAAAAAAATCACCAAGATGTAGTAAATGATTTTTGATGTTTGGAGCTAAATCATCAAAATTGTTGCGTGGTTTCCACGGTTGACCCTTTCTAGAATGCTTGAGGTGGGAATTGTATATTTGTTTTTCTAGAAAGGTCATTGAGACGCTGCTGTTAGGTTTTTGTTGGTTTGTCGGAAACGGAATATTTTTTTGTTAATATTAGGAGTAAGGCTCAGGTAGGTACGTATAATATTATGTAAATTATAGTCTCCCAGCAACTCAAAAAATATTTTTTGTGTCTTTTTATCTTGGATTAAATATTTTAAAAAATTTAAAAAATTTAATTTTTTGCCTTTAGATATACAAACAAAAGACCCAAATTTTAACACAATATTTTCAAATTCAGATAAATTTGAAGCCTCAGAAGGATTCATTAAATCCTTAATTTGTTGAGAGGAAGTAATAATCATACACTTATAGGAACAAGATTTTTAGTTATTTCTAAAAATAATGGAGTAATTACCCCACCACCGGCGTGTTTGTGACCTCCACCTTCACAAATCTTTTCAGCAAAGGTGCCTACATTAATTGGATCTTCTTTAGTGTGTTGTCTAATATAAACCTTTTCAGACTTCAAATTAATGAAAATAAAAATGTCTGGTTTGTGATCTTTAATTAGATAGTCTGCACATAAATTAGAGAAGGTATCACCCATAGCCGCTAGAACTCTTTTAGACTTAGAACCAAATTGAACATTGCCTGAAAATAAATTAATTTTTTTAGATTGTTCATACGCAGAATTTTTAATAAAAGCTATCGCTTTCTTTTGTTCAGGTGTAAATCCTTTAAATCCATCCTGATAGTCTTTAATAAATTTGGTAAAATTATTTTTATATTCAGACCAAAATAAAATGTTTAAATCATATGATTCAGGAATTTGTAGTCTATAACAATCAAAATCATCTGCTAGGGCTACAAGTGTCTTTTGAGCCGTAGTACGAGCCGGATATCCATTTGCCGTGGAATACTTTTTAGCCATTAACAAAGCATTAGAGGTAGTGTTCTCGTAAATTATTTTTGCTTTTTTAAATTGATTTAAAAGAGGTTCTGACGACTCGTGATGATCAATAAAAGTGATATGTTCTAGGTCTAAATTCTCTACAAATTCCTTTCTCAAAGAAAGATCTAAAATAAATGTAGGACACGGTGAATTAACCTCATCTAGGTCTGATTTAATGCTATCAATTTCTAGATTGTTATATGCTTTCCATCTAATATGATCATTGGGTAAAGCCCACAAAAGGGTCAGCAAACTAACTGCTCCGTCTAAATCTTTGTGGGTGTATACTTGATAGCAAACCATATTTTATTTAAAGTAAATGGTATAAATAGCACTTAGTCTTCTAAATCACCCAAAGACTCTATAATACTGAGAGTGTTGGTAATACTGTTGTCTTTACCTATACCGGGTATATTTTTTGTTTGAACTGCTAGAGTTCTAGAAATTCCATCTGGATCTTTGAGGGTAAGTGTTGGGTAATCAATGTTCAAAATAGTATGACATTCTCGCGGCCCAAAGCGATTTTTAGTTATACCAAGATGAATAATACCCAATTCAAAGTCTTCTTCTTCTGTCCAAATAGAAAACTGAGCATCAGCTGTATGAGACAATCCCATTGACTCGCTAGTTGTTTCTAATCCAGGATTCTTTTGATCATAAGCTGTGCGATTGGCTTGAGTTGCTGTGATTACTGGGCAAGAAAAGAAATAAGACAAAGCTCGTACTTGTTCTGCAATTTGTTTAATTGCTTCGTATGAGTTCATGCCTCTATCTGGAGGTGCTAACAAATTTAAATAATCTAATACTATGGCATCAGGTTTAATGCCTTTACGTACTAATTTTTCTAGATAAGCTTTAATATGAGTTGGAGAGACTGACTTGGGTGGAAACTCTTTAACTATTAATTTAGCGCCTTTGTGTTTGTTTTTATAACTAATAATTTTGTCCTTGAGAGGTCCTACATGAATAGACAAATCATTCATAGCAATTTGTGATAGCTGGGAGCTAATACGTTTGCTGTAGATTTGCTCAGACATTTCTAAAGATATCAAAACAACTGTCTTGTCTTGGTCTAGAATATTTGTAGCAATGTTACCTAAAAATATAGATTTACCAACGTTAGTTACTCCATAAAACACATACATTGCTTTACCATCTGCTTGGAAACCACCTCCAATTTTTTCATCCAACCAAGACCATTTTGATGGAATAGTTTTAAATACTTTTTGAAGTTCTTCGCAGTGTTTGTCTATATTTTCTAGATAATCAAATCCTAAACTTTCTACCAAGTTAATGTTACATGCTGCTTCTACATCTTGTAACATTTTATGAGTGTTTATTTCACCTGATTGAACTTCTACAGAAATTTTTAATATGGTATCTTTAACAGCTTTCTCTCTAAAAAATCTTTCTGAATTGACTAATAAAGTATCTTTGTCATATGTCTTGTCTATGTCTTGAAAAGACAATACAACTTGCTTTAATGCATTGCGTTTTTCTGGATCTACAAGATGTAATTTTAATTCTGTAATGTTGGGTATTTTTTTATGATGAGAAAAATATTCTGCCAAACTTTCAAATATACTTCGTATGTTTTTGTCTTCAAAATATTTTGGTTTAGCATGCTCTATAATAGATTCTAAATAACTAGAATCCATGATAGCATTATATATGATTAATTTTTCTAGAAGATTTAAATCTAACGGTAGATGAGACTTCACAATTCTATTATAAAAGGCTATTGAACTTAATCAATAGCCTTTTACTTTTTTTATGGGTTAGAGGTTTTAGTAGATAGATCTTTCTTCTCTATATACTGCTGAGTTTCTTTCATGTTCCCAAACCTCTACCTGAGTGACCCAACAACGACCATACGTGATTTCTTGAATATGTTCTTGAGCTCTCTTGAAGCACCACTCTGCGGTTTTTTCAATACCAACTCCGTCCATAATTCTCAAATCACAACCACCTTCATCATGTAATTGTTTAAAAGAAGGCAACAAGGGATCGTCTTTAGCAATACAAAGAGTATGATCAAATTGATTCTTTAAAATCTTTTCTAACTCTTTTAAACTGCCAAAGTCTACTACCCAATTACGTTCATCTAATTCCTTAGCTTCAAACCAAAATTTGGCTTTAAGCTGGTAACCATGAATAAATCGACAATGAGAAAAAGAAGCTGTCCATTGTCGAAATGCACAGCTACCTAACTCTATCATCTTGGTAGATTGAAATGTTGTAATATTACTCTTCATCGTCGTCATCTTCTTCAGGTTCTTTAGCTGCTGGAGAATTTTCTTTTTTGTATTGCAGCTCTGTTTGAAGTTTAATTTCTAATTGTGGTAGAATTTTATTCCAAACTTCTTCGTCTTGTCTCCAGCTTTTATAATAGCCCAATTTAGTACCGTCAGCAAGAGCAAACGTAGCTCCACTTTGAATTACTACTCCATAACCAACAGCCATATCAAGTAAGCCAGAATATTTTGCTAAACCCGATTTAAAGTTGAGATACATTTCAGTTTCCATGTATGGAGGTACTACTCGATTTTTTGTAGTTAAAGCTCGAAGAGTAACTCCATTAATGTCTTTAGACAAAGGAGTTGTATCTTCTACTGCATCTCTACTACCAGTGTTACCGCCTGAGGTCTTTTCATTCTTTACTGCCATCTGTACTAAAACAGAAGACATATAAAGGGGGCCAGAACCTCCAGATTGTTGTTTAACCAAACTTGGAAACATAGCAGCCGGGTTATCATATACGTGATTGGAGAACAGAATAGGAACATCAGCTTTTGCAGCTTTATGAGTCAAAACTCGAAGCATACTCTTGAGCCCTTTGGCTCTAGATCCCATATCAGCAGCTTCTTTGCCTTGAGCCACATCATTCATTTCTTTTGTAGAAACTAAATTACCTAAAGAATCAATAGAAATAATAAATTGACTTTTAAGCTTTTTTTCTATAACAGAATCTAAGAATTGGCTGATTTGATTACGACATTGTTCTACAGTTTCTACTGGACAATACTTTACTTTAGTAGTATCCATACCCATGTTGGTAGCGCCTCGATCATCAACTGCATTTTCTGTATCAAAGATAACAACATAACGCCCTTCTTTTTGAGCATTAGCTAAAATTCTGTTAATGATATAAGTCTTACCACAGGAAGTAGGACCACTGAATCCAGTAATCCTACCACTTGGAATGCCTTTGTGCAAAGAACCACTAATGATGGCGTTAAGAGCCATACAACCAGTGTCTATAAAAGAACTAATGTTAGACAGAGCACTTTCATTTAAAAAGGTGGCATCTGGATTTAGATCTTCTAAAACTTTAAAAGCAGCTAAAACATCTGCTGGATGATTTTTTTTAGAAGCCATTAATTTTATTCTTCAAAAAGGTTTACAACTTTACTACCGTCTTGGCTAGGAGTTGCTTGATCACCTTGAACAGTACCAGCTGGAACAAAAACATTATTTTTGTTAAAAAGCTGAGCATACTGCCCCGCTAGACGAAAATCAATAGCTTCAATAGAGGTTAGAGTGATCAAAGATCTGCTGTATTCAAAAACAACATCTTCTGCTTTGTCGCCTAAAAATTCTCGAAAAAACAAAGGAAACAACTGAACAGACATTCTGCCTCCTTCAGCTGCAGCTACGTTAAGAACTACTGGATTTTTAACTTTATAGACAGAAGAAGATTCTTGATCTGCCAATGGTTCACCTAGAATAGTACGACCAATGGCGTCTAGAAAAACTACTAAGTTGGGTTTAGGATTTGTTGTTGTGTTACTCATATGTATATATTAGGTTAAATTTAAGATTAATCAATATTCTTTTCAGTTGATTCTAAAGTTTGAGGTTCTTTGGAAGGCTCTTCTTGATCCGGCAACGGAGTAGATTGCCAACCCAAAGCTTCGCTAATTGAAGGAAAAATTTCTATAAAACTTTGTTTAATATTATCTGCTATTAGACGATGTTCTAGTTGAGTGTCTTCTTTGCATCTAATACTCAGATAATGAATCCATGATCTCACTGAACCAGTCATGTAGATTGTTGTTTCAGCGCACAGAGGTAAAACTTTACGAGCACTTTCTCGAGCTGCTCCCCTTTCTATAAGGGTTTTATAAAGTTCCATGCTGCTTGTAATGTGATTTGTAATCAATTTGACTTCTTCTTCAGACAAATCTAACAATTCTACACTAGATTGACGATTTTTATCAGCTTGTTTTCGAATGTTAAACGGTTCTAAAGAGACTACTTCACTGTATCGTTGGCTAAATTCTTGAAAAGAAAAGCTTCGATGCCTGATAATTTGGGCAGATATGTCCCTACTGGTGACTATTTCGGCTGTCATAGACACTTGTTCAAAGATAGACCAGTGCTCGTGCTCAATACAATACTTCAACAACTTAGAAGAAGTGGCAGTGTTGAGTTGATTGGTAGGATTAGAGACTCGAGCACAATATACAATAAACTCTTCTGGATCCAAGAAACGAGTGTTGTCTCGGGTTCTAATTAAAGGTTGGGTGAGGGCTATGATTTGTGTTTTCATTTATACAGCTAATTTTTTGAACTCTTCTATGTTAAATTTGATCTTTTCCCACTGATCTTCCGACACATTTTCATAAAAAACATCTACCATTTTACTGTGTAGTTTGCTCCACATGTATTTGTAGTCACCGTAGGAAGCTCCATAATACCCTGTCATAACTGGGTGGGAAGTGTCTATACTTTCTATAAAAAAGTATTTAAGTTTGTCGTAATCACCAAATTCAATAGGTATTCCACACCCCAAAAGATGATGTGGTTTCTCAGTATTGATCAAATTATTCTTCATTAAATGGTTAATAAGAGCCATTCGCCCCTCAGCTTGAGCTGCTGGTTTAGCATATTTTTTGATAAAATTCAAAGTTACTGTTTCTACTGCCCTGAAAGCTAGTGAATGTACATCTGCTACTTTACAAAATTCTTCTAAAATCCAAGGTAAATGCAGCAATTTCTTGTAAGTGTCTGAAAATAACTCCCAATAAAGGTCATAACCAAAGCTAATTGCAATTTTATCAGCAAAGGATGACATAAAAACATAGCATTCTTCCATTTCTTCCAAGGTTTTGCCTTGAACTACTCCAATTTTCTTGCCTTTTAGCTTGTCTAAATCAAAAGAATACTTAAAATTTGAGAAAGCTTTAGTATTTGCTTCGCAATCTTGCCATACATCTGGTACAATATACTCATCTGGTTGGATTTCTAACAGCCAATCATAGTATTTTTGTGCATCAAATGCTTTACCCAACTCAAAAAGGCTGCAGTCCATCATTATCTTTCTGCCTTTTTGCTTAGCATCTTTAAAAAATTTAAGATATTCTGGACTTTCTTCCAAGAGATGAACTAAACAATAGTCATAATCAGTAATTTCTTGGACTTTGTCCATGATACATAGTGGTGCTTCGTGTGCTATTAACATAATTTAAGAAATATTATACTCAGACCCCAAATAAATCAAACAAATCTGTCTGAACTTCTTTACCAACCTGTGGTGTGCGCCATCCGATGCAGTCGTAAAACCTCTCCAGAGGGGGTTGAACTGTCTTATCAAACATGGTTTGGTAATCTGCTGCAACAATTTCTTTTAATTCTGGTGGATAGGTGTCTATAAATGCCATGCTCTTATATGCAAATGGGTTTTTAGATGCATAAAAGTACTTGATCTTGATTCCACTTGTGATGGTTTCGTATTTGTTGTCAAGTTTATACTTTTTAAGCAGATTATTATAATGAATAGCACTCTTCCCGTGCAGAGTTGCTCCCTTACCTATTCTTCCATACTCATCTACCTTTGATTCTTGCTTCTCGTAATCTGAAATTTTGCTTCTCAAAGAGATTTCTTCAATAGGCATATTACAAAATTCTTCATAAGCCTGTCTAAAATGAGAGTCTGCCTTCTTTTTATCTTGAGACAACATAGCCAATTCAATAACTTTCTTGATTAAAGACTTGACTGGTACTGAAATAGATGATCTGGCAACCTCTACACCGACATATTTAAAAGGTTTTTTGGGTTTTTTGCCTTCTTGATCTATGACATGTAGGATGTATCTCTTCTTACCTTGTAAAGAAGCCACATCACATATAGTTTCTCGCTTGAAAACAAAGCGAGCATCTATTGATTTCAATTCTTTCTTAGCCCATTCTACAATTTCTCTATTTAAATATACGTCAATTTCTTTAATGATCTGATGTGCCCCCGAGGTAATCTCATTATTTTCCAATAGCTGCATGTTTTGATGCCTCAAAATTGGTTCTATAGAGAAGTATGCACTGTCTGTATCACCATATTTGTATATATCAGCCTTTTCACATTGAACTCCTTTACCCAAGGCATACTGATAAACCAATTCTGACGCTTGTTTTGCTACTGCCTGACCCGTTAGTGTAATGCTAGCCGAATGATCAATGTCAAATAGTGGAGAATATTTCTGAGCAAATACTCCATATATAGAGTTGAGTACCAATTTAATAACATTTTGCTGAGTGTCTAGATTTAATATCTCTGCTTCTATAATTTTTTTCTCATTTTCATCTGTTACCTTTGAAGAAATGTCTATCAACTCAGATATTTTTGATTTAATCTGAACTCGCTCATTGTAAACTCTATCAATAAGGTTGGGTACTACGCCTTTAAACTTTTGAGTATACAAAACATTATACTTTGACACTGATAATTTTTCTTTTTCTACTAGCTTGGAAAATTTATCTGCGGTAAGTGTGACTGTTTTGTTGTTGGACAAGCGGATTGTGTATTCTTCTTCTGTATTTTCTAGGATTTTGCCTATCTTAGTCTCTGGTGATATGTTTAAAGTAATGATTGTGTTTGGGTATAGACTGTTTGCATCGTAGCTTACTACTGAATTACACAATTTCTTTTCTGGTTCATGAACATAACCACCAACATACTCGTCTCTTAGACCATCATTTTTAAACGTAGGTATCCTGTAACCTTGTAATATGGCCTGATGTGCTACTGCACCAGTGATCATAGACACTTTACCTAAAGATTGCTCAAATGGAATAAAGCCTTTGTAAGACAAAGCTCTAATAAGTTTAAGATATTTGAGTGTATTTTCTAATTTTACCAAGAGTCTAACATCTTGAATGTTATAATCTACAAACAAGTCCCAGTCTTCATCAGCTACTGTAGATAAATTCCATCCTTGAAGATCTGTTTTGCCTTCACCCAATTCATACTCTGCAATAAAATTTAGAGAATAAGACTCTCTATCACCGCGTGCAAATGTAGCATACACTTCCATGTAGTCGATATTTGAAACACCACGAATATACCAGCGATTGATCATCTTACCAAACTTGTTCATTGCGACGTTTTCTCTGTAATAGATTGCTCTCACTGGAGAAAGCCTTGATCTTTCTTCTTCTCCCAACAATTTATTAAGCCTATTCATCAAATAAGGAATATCAAACCCTTCTGTATTCCAACCAACAATCATATCTGGTGGGTCTGACTCCCAAAAACTTAAAAAAGATCCTAGCAATTCTGTTTCTCTTTTACAATGAAAGTAAACTACGTCTTTATTTTTATTGTTGTAAGGTTTTAGACCCCATGTGTAGTATTTTTCTGACAAAGAATCATAAACTGTAATCAGGTTAATAGTATCTTTAGCCTGAGCCGGGTCTGGAAACTCTCCTGGGCTATATGTTTCAATATCCCAAAAGAATATTTTTAAAGGATTAGCTACTGCCTCTGGTTTTTGAATATCATCTTTAAATGAAGACAATAAAAATTCTTGCTCACAACTTAAATTGTGAAACAATCTTTTTATTGGAGTTTCATTTACAAATTTATTTCTCTCAAATTGATTTTTAAATTTAATTTTTTTGAGAGGAGTATTAAAAATACTCAAAGCATCTGTGCCGTGAACAGATTCTACAAAAAGATAAGGCTCATAGCTAGACTCTAGCTTAATTCTTCTGCCAGCTTCATCCCAAGTCCATAAATGTATACATTGTTTAGCAGAATCATAAAAGACATTTCGATACATGCCTATATTTTCTGGTCTAAATTAAGGGAAATCAAGCCCGGACTTTTTAAATTTCGTTCTTTAGATCCCCATTTAGTAAAATACACTGCTTCGTACTCATTTAAATGATCTTCTAACCACAAGCCGTTTGTGAATTTATGAATATTGTCTGAATACTTCATATAGGTATCTATATCTGAAGTAATATGTTCTAGTTGAGCAATGAGTTCTGATCCGTTACCAAATTTTAAATCAGCTCCCTCATATGTGCAGAGATCTTGGAAGGTTCCTGGATAGCCAAAAGCTCCAGCCTCTACCATTTTAATATTGCTTTTAGATTTGTTAAATACATTGTCTTGCAAAGGAGCATATACCGCATTGCAATTTGAGTCGTATACAGATTGCGGAAGGTCGTATAGTGGAGACCAGTCTATATATTCCATTTCTCCGTTATCAATAAATGGTTTAATTTCTAACGGATAGGTACCTTTCCAAATAAATTTAAATTTTTTTCTAGCTGCAATAATTTCTTTTACAACATGAGCAAAATCATCTTTTAAATTTGTTTTATTTGCAACATCAATATGTGTTCCTGATCCAGCATATAAAATGCGCGGCTTCTTTTTATACTTTTCAAAGTTGTCTATTAGACGTTGACGGTTATAAAAACGTCCTAACCAATATTTTGGCGGATAATTTGGAATAATAGTGACTCTTTTGTTACCAGTCTTTTCTTGGTAGTATTGTTTCATGTACGGACAAGTAACTGTAATCTCATCCATTAAAGACATAATTTCTAAAATAGTTTTTTCAGTTTCTTCTGATGCAAAAGACTCCTTACATCTATTGTAGTCTGGAATATCATTACGGAATACAATGTCATCTATTTCATAAATTAATTGATACCCCAAAGAATCTTTGTGTTTATGTAATTCTTTGATAAACATTGCTTGTACCGGGGTAGCTTGGCGTTGCATGCGTATGCTTTTAAGGTTTTGATAAAACCTTAAATCTAAAACCATACTAGTTAATCCAGAAATACAACCTTTTTGATAGGAATTTACAGCAGTCTCTGGCCAGACCATACGCCAAAATCCACAACCACCATAATCAGCGTAATAATTTAAAGCTCGCGGTAAAGATGTTTCTTGCATTTCAACTGGTGGAGGTGCTGGTGCTTTAACCACTGTTGAAGCAATATAAGAATAGGTTGGTCTGCCTAATGTGGGGGCTCCAACTGGAGGATGAGGTATAGTTGCTTGAACTGGTTTATATTCATAAACTACCTTGTTGTTTAAATCTATTGTAGAATTAGATTCAGATTTTGATTTAAGTTTTAGAGCCATTTGATTAATAAATACAAAAATAAATTTAAAAGCAATTATACCTTTAATGCTTTATCCCAAACCATTAAATGCAAACGAGGAGACATTTTAAATCCATATAACTTACACAACTCTGCCACTGCTTCTGCATTTGCTACATGTTCTGCTCTTGAACCCGCCATCACCATTAACCATATGCGATGTTTGGGTATTCTAATACCTTCATTGTTGATATATTCTACAAACAATTCTTGAACTTCTTCTTCTCCTCTAACTACAAATTTAAAACAAGAGTTTTGAGCTACGTGCCATTTTAATACATAAGGAATATAGCGTCTTTCTTTAGGATCTCCATTGCTAGACATCTTGGGTGATACAGTAAATGTAGCTTGATACTTTTTAACCCATTTTTCATCTGGCATAATAGTTCCGTTGGTTTCAAAATCTATACGTGGAATAAAACCATATCTTTTATCAAATTCTTCTACAAATTTAAGAAGAGGTGCTTGTCTTAACATGGGTTCTCCGCCTGTAATCTTCCAGATGTCTCCTCTTTTAAGTTTAAGATGTAATTCATTTTCTTCATAAAACTTAAACATTTCGTCAAATGTATATTTGTTTTTCTTAGACCATGAAATATAAGAATCACATCCCCATGGAGAGTCTGGAGAAGCCCAACCTTTACAGGTTAAATTACAACCAAACAAGCGCATAAATACACTTGGATGGCCAATATACTCTCCCTCTCCCTCTACTGTATGAAATCCCGGACCATCATCACTTATTAATAGATAATTTTCTTCTGACATAAAAACATTTTACTGTAAAATTGTTGTTTTTCCATTTAACTTTTGGAGTAAAATAACTTGGTCTATATTAGACTTAATGGCTGCTTTGTTGTGAGAGATGATGTAAATGTTTTCACCATATTTTTTAACTCTTTCTGCTAGCACTGTTAATATTTTGTCTACACCCTTTTCATCTAGAGCAGAATCAAATAGTTCATCATATATACTCAAAGAAAAAGAAGTTCCAGATTGATTCCTCAATAGATCTTGAAACATAAACAAGATAGCCAAATCTATACGTTTGCGTTCACCACCACTAAAATTAAAATAAGAACATTCTTTATTGTTTTTATTATAAATGGTTTCTTCAAACATTTCATTAAACATACACTTACACGGTGCATCCATTGCTTGAAGGTAAAAATTAAGCCTACTGTTAAGAACGTTTAACATTTTCTTGACAATAAAAGTTTTAACACCCTCTTCTGAAACTATATATTTGGCTGATTCTAAAATGTTAATTTTTTTATTGAGCTTATTTATTTCCTCTTCTATTAAAGTTATTTCTTTATTAGTTTGTTCTATAAGAGGTGTAAAATCATTATCTATAGCAGAAATATCTTGTATTTCTTTTTCTATTTCTAAATTTCTATTTTTAAGTTGAGTAATTTCTTGAGAAATTAAAGCCAAAGATTGTTTTTTCTGAATGTCTTGTTTAATTTCTTTTTCTACTTTAGACTTAGTATCTGAAATTTTAGAACAACTTTTACTTTGATCAGACAAATCTTTTTCTATTTTTTTAAATAATTTTTTTAAATCCTTTTCAGTTTGCTTAGTTTTTTCTGTGACACATTCTATGTGAGATTTGTTATAATCTTCATAATCTCTTTTGCAAAGAGGACAAAAGGCTTGTGAACTTTCTAAAGATTTAATTTCTTTTTGAACCTGAGAAATTTGTATTTCTAATTCTTGCTTTTCTTTCCAAAAAGACATTGATTTAGATTCACAATCTTTTAAGAGTTCTTCTAATTTTTTTATAGCCTTTTCTTTTTTAAAAATTTCTTCATCTAAATTCTTAATATTATCTTCTACATTAGAATAATTTGATATTTCTTCTATGCGAGAAAAATTGCCTTTAATTTTATCTTGTAATTGTTGTATTTTTGTCTTTTTAGAAAGTTCTGTCTTTTCGTACTGTTGCTGAAATACAGACAAATTTTTTTGTTTTTCAGAAAATTGAGAAAGAGTCAAATCATATGCTTTTTTGTTTTCATTATAATCTGATCTAATTTGTAAAAGCATTTCACCAAAAATGCCCAAACGCAAAATACCTTCTACAAATTTACGTTTGTCTACCTTTTTTTGAGCCATGAAAGGCAGAGTATTATTAGCAGACATAATAACTGCATTTTGAAATACCTCTTCCGTAGCACCTATAATTTCTTTAATAAGATCATCAGTCTTGGGCATGGATGATCGCGTAATATCTACTTCATTACATGTAAGAGACACTTTATTAGGATTAATAAATCGTGATAAAACATAACTGTCCGTTTTATCTGAAGATATTACATCAAATTCTAATACCACATTACTACTACCATCACATTGATCGTGTACAATTTGATCTCTTTTAATTTCACGCATGGTGTTACCAAATAAACACCAATATAAAGATTCTACAACTGTGCTTTTACCAACTCCATTCCTCCCACCCTCATCGCGGTTTTCTCCGGTAATTAAAGATATTCCAGACCTGAAATCTAAAATTAAAGGAGTTTCTCCTACAGAAAGAAAATTGGTTACAGAAATTCTTTTAAAGAAAACTTTTTTCACTTAATAAGATTAACATTTTATATTAAAAAATCAAATGTTAAAATAATTGTCTACAATGTTGTAGTTGTAACCGTGTACAAAATCTGTACCATTAAATGGTCTAGAAAACTCTTCATTTACCTGAGAAACCCAATCACGGTCATGACAGTGCCCCCAGTTTTTAACTTTACGAAGCATGTCTTCCTTAGATCTTACCCAAGAATAGTGATGTACCATAGATTTACCATCTAAACCAAAAATTAATTGCCTCTCTCCGTGGATAAAATTAGGCAAATGATGCATTTGGTCCCTTTCTTCTCTAACATTTATCTGCCAATTACAATATTTTTTCTTAAGAAGAAGTCCTTGAGCTTCTGTTTTAGTTGCTTGGTATATAGGTTCTCTAAAATACCAATAAGAAGTCAATTGAAACCCGTAGTCTGTATTTTTTATTTTTTCAAACCACGGGATAAAATTATCATCCGTTATTTCATCGCCGTCTACAAAATATAACCATTCATTTTGAGATAAGTCGGTGCCTAATTTTCTGCTGACATTGTGATAATACCCTTTATTATTTTTAATACCTTCCCATTCAAAAACTTTAACCCGGGCTAATGGATATTTTTTAATAATTTCTTTACTTTTTACCAATAAATTAAAATCTTCTTCTTCACCATTAAAAAGATGAGTACAAATAGGTATAATAATTTCATTACTAAATTTAGACAATTGTTTTAAATTGGCATCTAAAAATCTAAAGTCTATAGTACTATATTGTAGAATAGTGGATATCATAGTGGTATAAATTTTTAATATAATTTTTTACAGAAGATGGAGAATAATTTTGTTTCCAAGAATTATAAGAATTTAGAGAAGATTGCAATAATAAATCTGAATCATTTAATAAATTAGATATTAAATCTACAATTTCTTTTGGATTATTCCAGTCTACTTTGTAATAATCATTGTTAGAATATAACCAATTGTTAGGTAGGTTTTTACTTGCTAGGTTAACACAACCAAAATAAGTTGATTCAAAAAATCTAAAAGTCTCAGGTGTAATTTGTCCATCTAAAATTAAAGATATTTTTGTGTCATTTAAATTTTCTGAATATTTTAAGCTATTAGTAGAATTAGCTATTAAAACATTATAGGCTCTATCAGTGTTTCGATTGTTTAATTCCTGAATAATATGATTCAATATGTGAGGTCTAGATGTGTGCAAATTACCCTGAAATCCTATATCAAATTTTCTTTCAGATATTTTTTTAACAGGCAGAGGCACTATACCGTAACTGTATCCCATGGGTATTGGATACACTTTAAATTTTTCTTGCTCTGGTAATACGTAGTTTTTAAAAATTAAAACATTACCATCTGCATAGAGAGGCAGTGTATATCTTTCATCTGAAATAACAAAAATGATAGATTTTTCTTTATTAAAATTTTCTGGTAAAGATTCTAAATTATCAGTGAATAAAATATTGATACCATTAAAAAAAGAATCATCACTCATTTCTCTAAAAATAGAAGCAAAATAATGCCATTCTAAGATAGACTCTTGTTGAATTAATTTTCTTTTATCTAAAATAAGATTCATTGTAATAAATTTAAATAATTTTTTAAATGGTCTAATTTTCCGTGAAATCCAAAAGATTTAATAAAAAGAGAATCACTATTTATTAAATGTTCTATTGAAAATTGTTGACCCACTTGAAATGGTGAATATTTTAAATTTTTATTTTTTAATTCTCTTCTTTTGTATACAGACACAAAACAGTCTTCTTCTATAGAAGTATCATTATAATCTAAAAGAGAACATTCTTTTAAAAATTTTTTACTTCTCAAAGAAAATCCACCATTACCTACTATATTTAAATTAGAGGTTGCTGGAACTAAATTGCATTTATTTATTATATCTAATGTTAAAAAATCTGGCCACGGTGCACCGATATAATCATATTCTAAAAAAGAATCAGACCAAGAAAGGGGATTAACTACATAACCATCTGGCTGAACTGTTAAACAGTAATCAGTTTGTATAAAATTTGTTAATTCCTTTACACAAAAATAACTGTAACTATCAGAAGAATTTAAACCATTTACTATTTTTGTTTCTATACCCGGAAAAGAAACATTTCTATTGGTAATAAGTAACTTTGCTCCAAAATTAATTTCTCTACAGCTAAAATTTATAGCCTTTGCAGAATTCTCTGGGTCTCTACCATTAATGCTAACTATGGTGACATTGTTTAAATTTAACATATTTTATCAGCATATACTCCAGAAGGTATCCACTTTAAAAAATGATTTACCTCGCATGGAAATTTAGTTTGTTTTTGCATATCAACCCACTGATTGTATGCATTGGTATAGTTATAAAAATTTTCTTTAAAAATTAATTGCTCAGGAGTGGTGTAAGCATAGTGATCAAACATCCAACCTCTTTTAGATGTTGTTTTCTTTTCTACAATTCTATTTTCTTTTTTAAAAATTCTAGGTGGTTCATGACTTACAAAGTGAGTCGGTTCGTATATGGTCCACAAACGAACCCATTCTTCCGGATAATCTCCATAAGAATTTTCTGTAATTATTTTTAAATTATCACCTACAAAGTAATTACATTTAAATTTCATTGAATCAAAATCATAAAATTTAGATTTACAATTATATAATAAATCTTTTAGAACCGTTTCATCCCATATTTCATCAACATCAAATTCCATTAAAATAGAATTTGATACCTGTGGCATAAAGGCATTACACATTTCTATTTTACCATTCCAAGGATTATTTTTTCTTAAGATTGTAATGTTGGGATTGTTAATAGAATTTAAAAATTCATAGGTACCATCTGTACTACAAAAATTTGAATTATACCATTTTTTATCTGGTAAACTACACCAGCTAGTACAATTAACTGGTAAACTAACTCCTTCTACTATAAACCAATGATCAAAAACTTTAGGAATAATTTCCATTTGTCTTTTTATAAATGGCATACCATTTAAAACTATTGTAAAGGCTATGTTTTTTATAGTATTGTCCATTTGTTACGCAGTGTGGGTGTTGCTTTGGGAGGAGATCTTTTGATAAAGAATTTTTTATTAGATAAATTAAGTTGTTCTATTAAATTTGCTACACAACTATCATACATTATAAGATAATCTGCTTTTTCTAAAGCTAATGTCCAATCAAAAATAGATGTAGTTATTGGTTGAACGTGGTATATTGGTAAATTCTTAGGATTGTTAAAAGAAATATCTGCCCGACTATCTGAGCCCTCTAAATGAGCTAAAGAAAAATTGCCTTTTGTGTTTAAAAAGTTTAAAATGTTTTGTTCTCTTTCTGGAATACGATTAAAAGTTAATTTCCATTTTTCTGAAAAATCTACTTGAGCTAATTCATACCTAAATTCATCAAATGGTTTAGATTGAGACTGAAATTTTTTTGTATTTTCATTGTGCCAACAGTCTTGATTGGTAAAAGATAAATCTAAAGCTTTCCAATTATTTTCTTTAGCAAGATTTAAGCTTTCTGTTACACCTTTGTTAAAACTTACTGGTATAAATTTTACATAGTCTATATGATCTGTAAAATTTTGAATTAAAAAATCCCAGACTGGCCATATAACCTCATAACCCAAATCTGCATAATATTTGGCTATAGGTAAACATATAACTATATCACCTATTTTACCGGGTAAAATTATACAAAGGGAAGGTTTCACAAAATAAATTCTTTTAATTTAGAATTGTTTTTAGCCTCTGCAACATAATGTTTAATAATGTCTTTTTCATTGGGCTTAAAATTTAAAAATTGTCCAAAATCTGATCTATCTAGATAGGTACTATTGCATATATAGCCCCACCAATCAAAAAGAGGTTTAAGTTTATTATTTTTTTGATCTACATTAAAATGATAACATTCATCTCTTTCAAATGAAACTATTTCGTGCATGTAGTGGTAGGTAAGATATTCTGTACTTTCGTGTACATTGATGGAATTTAAATCCATAATAGCTGTATAAGCTACATCAAACTCTGGCCTACCTAATAACATGTCAGGAAAAAGATGTCTATGTTTAAACCACCAAGATTTATTAACTATCCAAGTATCAAATCCGGCTGGTTCCATACGAATAATTTGACTAGGTTGAGACAAATTATCTACTTCTAGTATATCTATACGAGATACTCCCAAAGCTTCTATTTCATTATTGTTAATATAATCTATTAATTTTTGAGAAAGAGTAATATCACTGTTACTAAAAACAAAAATCTCTTCAGATGCTTCTGCAGAAGCATCAAATAAATCTTTGATATAAGGGAGGGACTTTTTAGTTCCTAAGGTAGTATGAGAACCCCTGTCCAGAACATCTAAAATCTTTAATTTGTTGTAAGGAACTTTCTCATTTTTGTATTGTATTAAAGCACATTCTACATTTTGGTTTTTATTCTTTAATAAAGACATTTTTTCTATAGACAAATCTTGTCTTTTATAAGAAGAGAATGTATTAGTTGTTAATAAAATCTTTTTCATTTTATTTGATATGTAGATTTAAGATATTTTAAGGAATTTTTTAAATCTTCTATGGAGGGTTCTTGAATTTGATTAGTAAAAATGCCCCACTTTTTTATAAAATATTCAGCTCCATTTTTGACATTTTCATTGTAACCTGGTTTATTGGTGATAGAAGAATTGTTTAAGCTGTTGGGAATTTCTAAAACATAGTAGTTACTGTTTAACACATCCGGAAAATACCAAAAGGGAGGTGCTACTTTATTTTTAACTAAATTATAGGTAAAATCTACATGTTCAAAGGCATTAAAATAATTTTCATCAAACAATCCGTATTTGTTTACTAAATCAGCATGAATATATGTAAATCCAGCCTCTGCATTATGAAAAAAATCTAAACCATATTCAGAATTTGGATCTTTATAACTAGCTTTGAGGGTGTTTTCTGTACGAGTCAATCTTTCGTAAGCCAAATGATGTACGCCGTAATAATTTGCAGTGTTAATATAAACATCAAATACATCTGGATGAATAACAAGGTTGTCATCTTCAATTAAAAAAAGATGAGTACAACCTTTTTTTAAAAGATCTTTTAATATAAGATTTTTACTAAAAGAAACTCCGGCTTGTTTTTTAGTTAAAATTACAGTTTCTGCATCATCTGTTGAAGCATATTCAAAAGTACCATCATTAACTACAGTCAAATGATCTATTTTCTGTTTGGGTATAGAAAATAAAACTCTTTTATAATAATCTGGCCTATTATAGGTTAATAAACCTACTCCTATTTTAGCTTTCATTTTTAACTTTATTTTTTAAGAAAGTTATTACTTCTTGTTCTGGTACTTGAGGTACCTCTAGCATATGAACCCCATGAAGTTCTTTGAAAATGTTGCAAGCTTCATAAAAATTTTTCATCATGTCTTCTTGGTTTCTTACTACACTGTCAGATCCCATATTAGAAAGATTTTCTATCATGTCCCAGCTGCCGTAGATGTCTGCAAACCACCAAAAAGGTGTAGTAAATCCGTGTTTCCAAGCCCTGTATGTTAATTCTGGATGATCACCGTGTCCTTTATTAAATTTAAAATGATGTAATCCAATAGTTTGCAATGCTTGACGGGTATAAAAAGTTAAAGCCCCTAAAACATTAGGAGTCAATACAATAGAACAATTTTTATATTTGACTATTTTTCTATAAACTGGTTTTAAATCTGGTGTAAGATTTTCTTTTTGAGAAAAACCAAAATTAAAATGTTCTAATCCAGTTTCTAGACTAGCATTTATATAATGATTAAAAGTTTCTGGGTCTTTAATCATTATATCATCTTCTAATGTAAAAATATAATCACATCCTCTATTTAAGAGATGAGACATAGCTAAATTTTTACATTTTCCTACTTGTTTGCCTGTGGGGTTTTGTATTAAAGAACCTCGAATTTCTATTTCCTTAGATAAAACTTTACCGTCATTAACTATGACTAATTCATCTATATATTCAGGAATAGAACCTAGACATTTTTTTAAAAAGTCTTCTCTATTACATGTAATAATTCCTACACCGATTTTATTGCGCGCGTCTGGCATATTTTTCTTGTAATTTTTCTAAAGCTGCAAACATATCTTCTTTGCTAACTGGTTTAGGATCTGAATGTCCAGGAATATATCCGTGTAAATGTTGAAATAGTCCAAAAGATAAAGATATACCCTTTTCTAAATTTCTTGCTGGTATTTTTTGAACTTTAGATTCTGATTTATATAAACCAAAATTAACTATAGGATTATAAAAATGAGGCAAATACAATCCATTGTTTCTCATTCGTATAATGTAATCTAAAACATCTAAAATGTCTGTTTCATAAAACTGTTCGTTAAAATAACCACAATTTTTAATAATTCCAAAATGAATAAACAAAAAATTAGTATTCAATTCTGGTGAAACTTGAAGGGTTAATTTATGATCTTCATCTTCTACCTCTAGAACATTGCCACATGGCCCGGTCATGAACCATGTTCCAAAATTACTAGCCAAATTAATAGTATGATTAAAAATATTAACATCTGTTACAGCTAAATTAGAATTGATAAGAAAATAATACTTTAGGTCGGGGTTGGCTCTAAATTGAGATAGAGCATAATTCCTCATTGCAGCATAAGAGGTTTCTCGAGTAAATTTAAAATTTTTACCTTTAAGTTTGTTGTTAGTGCTAGAAACTGTGAAAATAGAATCTCTTAACGCTTCGGGTATAGAATTATAACAATTGTCATAATCTAATTGGGAGTGGTTATCTAAAATACCTATTGCGATACTCATATAGCTAATTTATGATAAAGCTCATTTAAGTAAAGGCACGTTTCATTTTTGTGTAAAATATCCAAAGCTTCTACAAAATCATTAATATTTTGAGGTATATCTATAGAATCATATTGACTGGTACCACTTGTAGATAAATTTAAAGTTTGATCAGTGTTTTGATAGTCTGTTCTAAAAAATTTCGGATTCAATTTTTGAATTTTAGCCGATAATAAAGATAATTTAGACGGTTCTAAATTAGAATCGATTACCAAACTAACCATATTATTAGGAATAATACTTTTAAGGGTAGTTGTAGACACCTCACCATTTAACAAAGAACTTAAAAGTATTTTTTGATGGGTAGGAGAAATGTTGTTTTCTATAAATTCTGTTTCATCATTTAGTAGATTTAAAATATACACTCCTCTAGTATCACCTGCATCACCAAAGTTTTGTTGATAGGGACTTCCAAGGTATAATATTTTTCCTTTACTATAATTCCTAAGACAAGGAGTGTGGAAGTGTCCGGTAATAATGAAAGGTGATTTGCTTAAGATGTCTGTAGATTCCCAACCATGATCGCACACTTTAAAAGAATTCATTTTAAAAGATGTTATTTCAAAATGTCCTACACAAATGTCTGATTGAGGAATGTTCGGTATATCTACACCCCACGGAATCATGGATAAAGTCTTATCTGAGTTAAAAATAGAAAAGACTTGAGGCTGTTTATCTACTAATACTATGTTATCCCAACCACCCAACATAGAAATAGAATTTATGTCTGTGCGGTCCTTGTAGTAACAATCGTGATTACCAGTAGAAATGTAAAGTTTAAATCCTTCAAATTTTTTAAAAAAACTTTGAGCTACACTTAAAGTGTTAACTGATATTTCATTACGATTGTGAAATATATCACCGGGTATTAAAATTTCTGAAATACCTCTTTTTTCATAAAAATCTACAACCCAGTCTGCAAATTCTAATATATTTTTGTGCCATATAGAGCTGTCTTGACCTAGACCTATATGAATGTCAGAAAATAAACCTACTTTAGGACCTTTAATTTGAATTTTATTCATTAATAAAAAGAATTGGGATTAACAGAAATGCGCTGTTGGTTGTTTTTGGTAATAGTGTTATAATTTTCTGAAAACATCATAAGTTCATTTTGATACTTTTCGTGAGTTTCTCTCATGTGTTTTTCTTTTTTAATTCTATTACGAAAAGCATTAAAAGCAATGCGAGTAAAATATGAGAAAGGACCTGCAGAAGCTGATGCTCCTTTTTGGTGATCATACTTTTTAGTTGTTAAAGCTTTAAACATTCTAATAATTCCATCTCCCACCATTTCTTCTCTAAACGTATAGTTAATAAAATTGGGAGCATAACTTAATTTGTTGGCTATATTGCTGATCATGGTTGCAAGATTGTCAGACATGTGTCCAGATTCATAATAATCTCCAATTTCTTTATCAAACTCTAAGGGATTAACATAATATCGATCTTTATCAGCCTTCTTTTTATTTTTAATTTTCTTTTTCTTTTTAATAGAATTTTCATACTCCTCATCTTCATAATCTTCGCCCTCTTCTGTTTCTTCTAAAATTTCTGCATCATCTAATTCCTCTTCCATTTCCTCTAATTCTGTTTCAGTGAATTCTTCACCCGCTAATTCCTCTAAATCACCTATCTCTTCTTCAAACTCAATTTCTTCAAAATCATCTTCTGGATCTTGAGATTTAAAATTAGTGGTGTTACGCGTGGATTTCTTTTTCGATGTATTCATATTTTTCTAAATTGTACATTTTTTTACGTTCTAAAACATGTTTAGATCCGTATTTGGTATTGTCTGCTATATCAAATATAGTAGCTTCAGTTTTAGTGTGATGCAACCTTAAGGCTCTTCCTATAGATTGCATAATTTTTATTTTAGCTTTACCTATAGTTGCAAAAATAATGTTGTGTAAATTAGGTATATTGATACCGGTACTAAAAATTTTAGAAATAGCTACCACAATTACATCACGACGTGCGTCCATTAAAGCTCTTATCTTTTCTCTATCTTCAACCTCTGTAGCTCCTTGAATAAAATAAACTGGTCTGTCTTTTAAATTAGCTGAGTTAGATAATTGTTCGTAAATTAAATTACCATGTTCTATTCTGTCTACCATTATTAGAGAATTTTCTTTTAGTTTTAATGTTAGATTAACTATGATTTCATTTCTTCTAGCATTATTTGTTAAAAATTCTAATTCCTGCTGATAAGCAAGAGCTGGCTGAGAAAAATCTACATCAAAATTTACAGCATTGTTATGTATAACATTTAAAATTATAATTTTAAATTTAGACACATAACTTTGTTCTTTGAGGGTGTGAGTTTTTTGTTCGTATGTTACGGGTCCTATTTTACCTATAATATTCCACTGATCTATTTTTTGAGAAGGCATTGTGCCTGTAAATCCAAATTTATGAATAGTAGGTACTAGTTTTAATACTTCATTAATACGATTACCTCTTTTGAGAGAGTGTACTTCATCTACTAAAAGTAATTCTACGTCTGCTAAAATAGAAAGATCAGTTTTGTCTGACATTAAAATTTGTGTGCCAGCTACAATTATATCAGAATCATAATTTAATTCGTTGGAACCAGACCATTTAGAAACATTTTTTAGACCATATTCTTCAAAATCAGATGCAGTTTGTTCAACAAGCTGTAGAGAAGGTACTAATACTAAAATTTTACCAGTTATTTGCTTCAAAGAACAAATTGTTTTTATAACACCAGCCATAATAAGAGTCTTTCCCCCGGCAGTGGGAATAATAGTAACTCCCCTTCCCTGACGTATAGCTGCTATAATACTTTGTTCTTGATAATCTCTATAATTTTTAGAGAGATTTGAAATAGAAAAATCTTTATTTAACGAAATAGTAGGATTAAAAATTTTCTTCAGGTCTTCGGGGACTTGAAAAGGTATATTAGACAATTGCAAGAACTCTAAAATTTCCCTTAGAAGACCTATTTCAAATTTACCTTGTGGGGTAATACTATAAAGCCTGGCGGGAATAAATCTTCCCGAATTTCTTCTATAAGATGGATTGGCTGTAGAGAAATTTTCCCTCACAACGTCAAGCTCTTCTGGTGGAGCTGATATTTGAGCTTGTTTATTTTTATTTATTAAGCTAAATGTCACCATTATGTCGTCTCCAGACGATTAATATCTATAATATTTTTAATATCATAGGTCATAGAACGAAAAATTTGTTCTACTTTTTCTAGATACTCAATTATAGTTTGAGTATCTTCAATTTCTTGATCTATTTTTTGTATAGTATCTGAGGCATCAATTTTCTTTTCTAAAGAAGCTTTAGGAATGCCAGGTGGAATATCATTTAAAGAAGATAATACAGCTGCTTTAGCTACTTTCTTCTTTCTTATTAAAGAATTTAAATGTCTCTTTTCAGTAATTAAACGAGCAACCCATTTATGTTTAATACCAGGCAACATTAATTGTTTTTGAAGAAGATTTAATTCATCTATTCTGGTATCCTCTTTTAATTCTTCACTTAAACGATTTAAGTCCAACATAAATATTTTAATAATAATCCTATATGTCTAACTTTTTTCAACTTTTAATAGAGCAAGTATTAGAAAATATGAACACCGCCGGAGCTGGTGGAGTATTTGGTGTAGCTAATGTATATGGCAACCCGGAAGCTTTTGGGCAAGAAAGTACCTATAAAACTATGGCTATAGCTGGTAAAGATGTGGTTAAGAAAGGAAAGAAAAAGGTGAAAAAGAAAAAAACACCCATAATTAGGAGAACATTCCCTGAAACAATATGGAAACCGGCCACTGGCAACTCAAAGAAGGAGTAGTATTAACTGAAGATACCTTTGGGTTTATATATGAAATACATAACATTAAGGAAAACAAATATTATATAGGCAAAAAACAATGTTTTTCTAAAGTTAAACGCAAACCTTTAAAAGGTAAAAAACGCAACAGGATAGACTTCAAAGAATCTGATTGGAAATTTTATACTAGTTCTTCTGATAAAGTCAACGAAGACATTTTACGGCTGGGTAAAGAACATTTTACTTTTACCATTATTAAAACTTGTGGTAGTAAATGGGAATTAGCTTATTTTGAAATAAAAGAACAAATTTTAAGGGATGTTTTATTCAAGCTGGAATATTACAATGGTATAATCAACGTAAGAATTGGTAGACCCCCTAAAAATTTTACCGTTGACAATTTTTAAAACTGACAGATTCTCTAAATATAATGAGAATTAAAGAAAGTTTAGTGGTTTACTTAGAACAAAGAATTATAGTTCTACCACTACACCTATATCTAGATACTCTATTAACTCGAGTAATAGATAGATTATCTGATTGGAATCTTTTAAACAAAAAGATCACCGGAAAAGAAAAATTTTTTAAATTTTTTGTTGAAAAAGAAATTCTAGACATTATTTTAGAAATTAAAATTGTATATAAAGAATTAAATTTAAAAATTCTTACAGTATATAAAGATTTTTCAGAATTTAAAAAACTTTCAGAATATTTTGAAGAAAATAATTTTGTATCAGAAGTAATTTCTAAAATTTGTAAAAAATTATTTAAAAATTATTTTAAAAAATTAAATTCAAATAATTTAAATTTTAAACCTTCTAACAAAATTTATAAAGGTTTAAATTGCGGAGATCCTACAGGTGAAGAAATAGAATTTTTAACTAAATTAAAGTAAACATGGACAAATACGTTATCTTTCATATAGATGGTGGAGCTGGTAAAAGTGTCATGGCTACGGCTATGTGTGAATCTATCAAAGCAGCCTACCCAAAACATAAACTAGTAGTCGTATCAGCTTGGGCTGAACCCTTTCTGCATAATCCACTAGTTCATAGAGTTTATAAAATGGGTAACTTTGCTTATTTTTATGATGATTACGTAAAAAACAAGGATTCTATCATTTTACGCACAGAACCCTACCATCACGGTGATTTTATTAATAATAAAAAACATTTAGTAGAGGTTTGGTGTGAACTTTTTAATATTCCATGTGTTACTACTAAACCAAAATTGCACCTCACACAAAGAGAACTTTTTCATGCTGCAAAAACTATTAATAAACAAGGTAAAATGTTAATTATGCAGCCATTTGGAGGAGCCCAAGGGCAAGAAACACAATATTCTTGGGCTAGAGATCTTCCACCTGCTTTTGCTCAGCTTTTGGTAGATGAATGTAAGGGTAAATTTGAAAAGATTTTACATTTTAGAAGAGACGATCAGCCAGCTCTTCAAAATACCATTCAAGTTACAGACAATTTAAGAAATTTATTTTGTTATGTGTACTTAGCAGACAAATTAATCTTGATAGATTCTTTAGTTCAACACATTGCAGCAGCTTTAGACAGACCGGCAGCTGTTGGTTGGATTTACAATTCTCCAAAAGTGTTTGGTCATAATTTACATACTAACATTTTGCCTTCACAACAAAAAGCTTTCAGACACAACATTGATAGTTATCTAGAAGAAGGAGATTGGGTGGGTAGAAGGATGTATGAATGTCCATATGATGATATAGATAACATTTTTGACAAAAAACCCTTCTTAGATTACATCAATCAAGAAGAAATTAATTTTGATAAACCGATTTAATATGTCAGATTTACTAAACCAACCAGAATATATAAATTTAAAAAGTTCTTTATTTGTAGATACCGTTAATCTTTTGATTAAAAAACATTCTCTAATAGAGATCATTGAAACCGGAGCCTTTAATGGCTTGGGTTCTACTAAGGTTTTTGCAGAAACTGGTTTAAATGTAATTTCTTTAGAAAGTTGTAAATCACATTATCAAGTAGCATCAAATAATTTAAAAAATTATTCTAATGTAAAGGTATTACATGCTTCGTCTTTGCCTATAAATGAAATGCGTAAATTTATAGAAGAAGATTCTGTTTATAAGTCTGAATTAGTTTTTACCAAGAAAATAAATGTTGACGGCGGGGAAAATGCCAAATCTTTTTATTTACAAGAGATTTGCGGTTTTGATGATGGATTACCTCCAGAAGAAAATAAACTGTGGGACTTAATAAACAATCATACTCGACAGTTAATATTTTTAGATTCTGCTGGGGGTGTAGGATATTTAGAGTTTCTACAGTTTATGAAATTAGATCCAGAAAAACTTAAAACAAAAGTTTTGTTAATGGATGATATTTTTCATGTTAAACATTATAGGTCTATAGTTAAATTAAAAAATGATTATTTTTATCCGGTGATTTCATCAGACAGAAGGTTTGCTTATTGTGAATTTATACCTTTAGATGACAACACCAACCATATTCTTTAATTCTTCTCTTCCACGATCTGGAAGTACTTTGTTGCAAAATATTTTAGGTCAAAATCCTAATTTTTATGTAACACCTACTAGTGGAGTTTTAGAATTATTGTACGGTGCTCAACTTAATTTTTCTAAGTCTATAGAATTTAAAGCCCAAGATTTTAATACAGTCTCTACAGCATTTAAAAATTTCTGCAAAGCTGGTCTAGAAGGTTATTTTAGAGCCATTACAAATAAAAAATATGTAATAGATAAAAGTAGAGGCTGGGCTATAAATTACAATTTTTTAAATTCATTTTATCCCAATCCGAAGATAATTTGTTTGGTAAGAGATTTAAGAAGCATACTAGCTTCTATGGAAAAAATAGAAAGAGAAAATTCTATTCTTAATCCAGATAACAAAAATTACTTAGAATTAAAAGGTACTACTACAATAAAAAGAGTAGAGCAAAACCTTTCTAAACCTCCTATTGGATTGTCTATTAATCGAATATTTGACATAATAAATCAACCCTTTAGAGATAAAATTTTGTTTATTAAATTTGAGGATTTAACATCTAATCCTAAAAATACATTAAAAAATATCTATAATTTTTTAAAGATAGAAAATTTTGAGCACAATTTTTCTTTAGTAGATCAAATTACGTTTGAAGATGATGAAGTTTTTGGTATAAGAAATTTACACACTATAAAAAAAGAAGTTTTACCAATTGCTAATTATTACAATGAAATTTTAGGTGAATCTTTGTCTAATACTATCTATAATAATTTTAAGTGGTATTTTGATTTTTTTAATTATGAGCAATGAAAAAGATTTAGACGCAGAAAGTCTAAAAATAGTTGGTAAATTAGGTTTGATTAAAATGCAAGACGGAGAAGTCTGGTTACCTTGTTTTAGAGATGTAGAAAATCACGAATTTGACGCAACCACAGTAGCAGCTATGATGTATCTAGTATATGAAAGATACACTTCTCATGTTCCAGACAATGCTCAAATAGAATTTACCAAGGATGTAATGAAATATTTTAAAAATATGTTAGAAGTAGGTTCTAATTATTTGCTACAAGTAAACGATAAATAACTATATGAACAGACGAGACTTCATTTACAGTGGGCTTGTAGGTGGTTTAGGTTTAACCATGGGTGAATACTTCAAACTTCAAGCTCAATCCCCCCAAAATTTGTCTGCAAAGGCTCAATCGGTAATTCATATCTTTTTACCCGGCGGTGCTGCAGCCCAAGAAACCTGGGACCCCCATCCCAATGCTCCTATTGAGTATAGGGGTCCACTTGGAACGGTTAAAACTGCTATTCCTGGAGTACATTTTTCCGAGTATTTTAAACATACAGCCAAGATTGCAGACAAATTAACCGTTGTTCGCTCCATGACTCATGGTGAAGCTGCACACGAAAGAGGTACTATATCTATGTTTACAGGATACCGTCCTTCACCAGCTTTGGAGTATCCTTCGTTTGGTTCAGTTGTAGCTCATGAACTTAAAGATAGAAATAGTTTGCCGGCTTATGTTTGTGTGCCACAAAAACTTTCAGATCCAGCAGACACTGGATATCTCAGCAAAGCTTACGGACCTTTTAGTTTAGGATCTGATCCAGCATCTGAAAAATTCAAGGTAAGAGATTTAAATTTACCAGAAGGAATAGATACAGCTCGCTTTGAAAAAAGAAGAAGTATTCTAGATACAGTAGATAGCCACTTTAAGTACATGGAAGCTAATGATAATGTAGCTGCTATGGATGAATTTTATCAAAAAGCTTATGCTATGATTTCTTCACCCCATGCTAGAGAAGCTTTTGATTTGCAAAAAGAATCCGATAAAATGAAAAATTCTTACGGCTTGAACCAAGCTGGTCAACGTTTACTCATGGCCCGCAGATTAGTAGAAGCCGGAGTACGATTTGTGTCCGTAACTTATGGAGGTTGGGATATGCATACTAATATCGCTGGCGGAATTAGTAAACAACTTCCATTTTTTGATCAAGCATATGCAGCTTTGATTACAGACTTAGAGCAAAGAGGAATGTTAGATTCTACTCTTGTAATGGTTAGCTCTGAGTTTGGCAGGACACCTAAGATTAACAAAGATGCAGGCCGCGATCACTGGCCCAGAGTGTTCTCTGTAGCATTTGCAGGTGGAGGATTTAAGAAAGGATTGATTTACGGTTCTTCAGATGCTACCGGAGCAGATGTAGAAGAGAATCCAGTTTCTGTAGAAAACCTTGCAGCAACTATGTATACCCAATTAGGCATAGATCCAGATAAACATTTGATGGCTCCTGGTGGGCGTCCCTCTGCTATAGTTAAAGACGGAAAGGTTATAACAGATCTTTTGGCTTAATTTAACTCAAATCATGAATAGAATAACTATTATTCAAGACCTTATAAATAAATACAAATATACTAGTTATTTAGAAATAGGAATATTTAACAAAGATTGCTTTAATGCTGTAAATTGTACTGAAAAAACTGGAGTAGATCCAGGAGTCAGCTCTTGTTCTTATAACCCACCAGATAAAGGATATCAACTAACCTCAGATGAGTTTTTTTCTTCTTTAAGTTCTGATGTTAAATATGATATTATTTTTATAGATGGCCTTCATACAGAAGAACAAGTAGATAGAGATTTGGCTAATTGTATTAAACATTTATCTGAAAACGGAACAATAGTTTTACACGATTGCAGCCCAGACACCGAAGCATTAGAAGATCCACATTGGTGTGGTACAGTGTGGAAAAGTGTGTACAAATTTCGCAAAAATCAAAAAGATTATGAAGGATTTGTAGTAAATGTTGATCACGGATGTGGAGTAATTCAAAAAAAGAAATCCACCTTTTCTTGTAATCTAGAAGACAGTGTTTTGTCGTATAGTTTTCTGAACAATAATAGAAAAGAAGTATTAAACCTTAAAACACCTGAAGAGTTTGAAGCTTTGATCTTAGATTGATTCAATGATTCCAGTGTCGAATAATTCCTGCCACAATAAAAAAGTTTGTTATTACATAAACCAAAACAATAGCAGTTCTTATAATAGCAACTTTATCTGAAACACTGTCACTATTACTTGCCTTTTCACCTAAAGCTTTAGACCAAATGTACCAAAAATTCTTCATTGAATTATTATACAAATTTAATTATAAATAACAACATATTATGAAAGATTGTGGATACCACCCCTCTGAACCAACAACTCGAAGAGAATTTTTAACTAGCTTTGGAAGCGGTATAGGAGGATTAGCATTGGCCTCTCTGTATGGAATAAATCCCCATACAGCAGAAGCTATTTCTCCTACCCTTCCCAAACAGTCTCATTTTCCAGTTAAAGCTAAGTCTATCATTCATCTATTTGCAGGTGGAGCACCTTCTAGTGTTGATACGTTTGACTATAAACCAGAACTTCAGAAAAATAATGGCAAGAAAATGGAACACGGGGAACTACTAGCATCTCCATTTCAATTTAATAAAAGTGGTAAATCAGGAATAGAAATCTCAGAAGTGTGGTCTGAATTAAGCAAACATGCAGATCATATGGCAATTATTAATTCTATGTTTGCAGAAATTCCTGATCACGGCATTGCTGCTAAAGTAATGCACACGGGAAGTGCTCAATTGCCTAAACCTAGCTTAGGTAGTTGGATTGTGTATGGTCTGGGAACCGTAAATCAAAACATGCCTGGTTTTATTAGCTTAAATGGCTCCTCGGTATCGAGACAAAGTGCATTTTTACCAGGCATGTTCCAAGGCAGCAATGTAGATTATCGCCCAGGAGCCACGGCTGATCAATTAATTAACAATATTAGAAGCCAATTTTCCGGCTTAGACCGTCAACGTCGTCAATTAGACTTTTCTAAGACCATAAACGAAATTCACATGCAAAATGTTCAGCGTGATGCTCAATTTGAGGCACGCATAGAAGCGTTTGAAACTGCATTTAAAATGCAAACAGAAGCAACAGATGTTTTTGATTTAACCAAAGAACCGGAAAACATTAAAGAAATGTACGGCGTCAATCCAAACGGAGCACGTTTGTTAATTGCTAGACGGTTAGTAGAGCGAGGAGTGCGCTTTGTTCAGGTAAACATTGGTGGTTATGATCACCACGAAAATATTAAAGAAGCAATGCCCAGGACTACTAAGACCCATGATCAAGCCATTGCGGCTCTTATTACAGATCTCAAGCAAAGAGGCTTGTTAGACTCTACGTTAATTGTTTGGGGTGGAGAATTTGGTCGTACGGTTACAGCAGGAGGTTCAGCAGGTGCTCCGGGAAGAGACCACAATGGCAAAGCATTTAGTGTCTGGATGGCTGGTGGTGGAGTTAAAGGTGGTCAAAGATATGGTGAAACAGATGAAACTGGTGGCAAGGCTGAAAAAGATAAGGTACATGTTCATGATTTACATGCTACCATTCTCCAATTAATGGGATTTGATCACACTAAGCTCACATATTCATACAACGGCAGACCCTTTCGCCTCACAGATGTTTATGGAAACGTAATTAAAGAAATTACAGGTTAATTTATACAAATATTTCAGTTAAAAAATTTAACCATTTTTCATAATGGTGAGCCAAATCTTCTAAATTATTTGTTTCAAACAATCTTTTGGAATATTGTTTGTAAAAATCTGGATGTGGACCCCCCTTTTTCCACCTTTTTTCCATAGCTGGGTAGAAAAAAGCTAAAGACACAAAGGTTTTCTCTGCTAGTTCTAAACCCCTATCATCTAAAATATAAGGTAGAGGATTGGGTTCTACTATTCTTCGATGAATTATTACAGCTACATTTTGAGATTCATGTAGGTTAGAGGCAAATTTGGCAGTGGCACATATTAACATTAATATGTCTAAAGGTTTTTGAGACAAAAATTCTGATTGTTTTTCTAAAATTTTATTCCCAAATGCTTCATAGAAAGATTCTCTAGCATTAGGATCTTCTTTGTATAGATCTCTTATTAAAGATACAGCCTTAGGTGTATATAATTGCTCTATTAGACTTTTCATACACGTAAATATAATTACTCAGTATGAAACCCTCTTCTTTTAATTCTATTTTAGAAAAATATAACAAAATTTACAGCAAAGAATTTCCGTATACAACAAAATTTGATACAGTTTTGTCAGATTTCTTATTAGAACAAGAGGCTCCTCAGGTTCCAGCTCCGGCACCTTCTGGACCACCCCAGCAGTCTTTAGAGCCAAATCTAGCTCCTCCTCCTCCTCCTTCTCCAACTCCAGATTCTTCATCCAGTGCGAATAAAAAAACAGAATTACCAAAAGAAGATTTAATAACTAATGTTAAATTAATAAAAATATCTGTAGCTTGTCTTTACACAGATATAGATAGTATTTTAGAAAAATATCCCGAAGCTCGGAAAATGCGTAACCGATTACAAATGTTGAATCCAAATTCTTCTTCTGATAATGCAGAAATATTAAAGCTCATATATGCCCTCATAAGAAAGAGTAACCCACCCAAAAACATTAAGGATGAAGAAGAATTTACTACAGACGAAATCAAAGATTACGGAAGTGTAGCATTATTAAATTTGGCCTACAAAGCAATATTGACTCCAAAAAAAGATTTAGATACTACAGTTTCTGATATGATAGCTGATGTCACAACAGATTATAAAAAAATCGAAACTCTTTTACAAAGTGGTGCTGCAGATTTAATGGAAATAGAAAAAATGTCTGAAGATATTACTAATAAAATTCAGGAAATAGTTTCTCAAACAGAGTTGACAGATGCCTCTTTATAGGTAAAATCCTTAAATGGAAAAAGAATACACGATTAAATTATCTAAAAAAGATATACAAGTTATTTTAGAAGGATTATTATTTTCTTCTAGTGAAGATGTTTGTTTACACTCCTACAAGGAAGATATAGACTATATTAGTAATTTGGCTATAAAATTAAGACAACAATTTCAAAATGTGCCAGTTACAAATGCCTATACCATATCAAATGACAATTTGTGGTCTACAAGTAATTTATCTAAAAAATATACCGAGTATTTTCCAGAATTGCTATTAAATTAATATTATGAAAATAGCAGTTGTAGGTACACAGTGTATTGGTAAGAGCACATATGTAAAAGACTTTCTCCAGAAATGGAGCATGTATTCTACTCCAGAAAAGACTTATAGAGACTTAATTAAAGAAAAAAATATTCCTATTAATCGATTAGGATCAGAAGAATCACAACAAATTATTTTAGACTTTTTAGTAGATCAAGCCACACAATATTCAAAATCAGATAATATTATTTTTGATAGATGTGTATTAGACAATTTAGTGTATTCTTCTTGGCTTCATCTTCACGATAAAGTGTCTGAAAAATTTTTAGATAACTGTCGTTTAATTGTTAAAGAATCTTTAAAACTTTTTGATATCATTTTCTTTTTACCAATCACTAAAGCCTCTCCGGTTAATCTAGTAGAAGATGGTGTAAGAGATACGGATCCTATTTACAGAGAAGAAATAGACAACATTTTTAAAGCCTTTATGCAATCTTATGTTCACGGAGATGGTAGAATCTTTCCTAAAGTAGATTCACCTGCTTTTATAGAGATTTTTGGAACACCAGAACAACGTATAGCTTTAACAAATTTATATATTACAGATTTAGGACACGCTTATGGAGAGAAAGAAAGTTTACTTTCTGACATATGGACTCCATAAATAAAATATATGAGTTTATTTGACAATATTTGCGAAAGTACTTTAGAAGAAATGGCTGCTCCTAAACGAGGTGGAGTAGGTATTCCCGGTGAAGTTTTAAAATCTCCAGCATTTGCTAGTAAAGAAAAGTTTGGTGGACAAGCTGGAAAATATACAGGAGCACAAATGCTTCAATATCTAGGAGAATTTTTAAAAGACAGAGCCAATTCTGAAATAGATTATCAGGAATTAAAAGATTCTATTAGAACTTTTCTTAGAAATAGAGGATTTGGAGGTACTGCAGCAGAATATTGGACTAGAACCCTTAGCCAGACTATCTTTGATTTCGGATTTAAACCAGAAAAACCTTCAGAAGTAAATGATGGTCAAGGTGAACCAGAAGAATTTGAAGATTCAGAAGTTCCAGAAATTACAGATTCACCAGAATCTAGTACAGAAGAAGCTCCAGAAGCCTCCGAAGAGCCAGAATCAAAAGAATCAGAACCAGAACCAAAGGCTTCCGGAGAATTTTCTGATACAGAAGGAGCCGAATTAGACCTTACTGATTTGCAGCAAACTTTATTAGATCTTATTGAAGCAGAAGGTCCATTAGAAAACAATGAATTAGTGTCTAAAATAGATAGATCTTTAATCCCCTCTCAGCATTCTGAATCTGATGCTTCTATTAAATCTTATTTAAGAAGTATCGCAGCAGAATTGGGCAGAAAAGGATTAGTTAAGAGAACAGATGAAGGGTGGATAGCAGTTCCACGTTCTGCCTCTGGTTCTACTTTAGATGAATTAGGTGATGAAGAGGATGCAGCAGCAGATTTAGACCGTGCTCAACAAGCTGAATTATCAAGGTTACAAAGAATGTCTATGGGTGGTATGACAGCTAGATCTCCTTTAGAAGATAGTGTAGATTTTAAAAACATTTATTCAAATATTTTTAAATCTAAGAGCTTGATTCAAGAATAAAATTACTATATACTGCTTTTATGAGGCAGTTACCAGGTCAGTATGTATTAAGCAAATTTTATACATATGCCGGAGAACCGGTTTTTCGTAAATTTGACGGTACATATAATGCTTCTTGCAACATTTGCAGAGAAGGTAGAAGTTGGTTGAAAAAGAAAAGACTCTTTTTTTATCCATCTACTAATACTTTTTATTGTTTTAATTGTTCTAAATCATGGAATGCTTTGAGTTGGATTCAAGCTTCCAGTGGTTTAACTAGACAAGAAATAGAATTAGAGATTCAAAACAAGGAGAGTGGTTTTGATCTGTCTAGACAAATGAATTCTTTTGGCAAGAATAACAAAAAAGAGAAGCCGCTCCTTCCTTACGATTCAATAAATCTTCTAGATAATCAACAATATCAGCATTACAAGAATAACCCTTATTACATCCAAGCTTTAGATTATCTAAAAGAAAGAAAATTAGACACAGCAATTAATAGAAGTTCTTCTTATTATATTAGTTTAACAGATCACTTTCATAAAAACCGTTTATGTATACCTTATTTGAGCAGAGATCGTAAAATTTTATTCTATCAAACCAGAGCATTAGATGGTTCAGAACCTCGTTATCTTAATAAAATTGGATATGACAAGACTTGTTTTGGTTTAGAAAGAATAGATACCAATTTAGATTATATTTTTATATTTGAAGGCCCGATAGACGCGATGTTTGTAAAAAACGGTGTATGCTTAGCTGGACTAACTATGAATGATACTCAGAAAAAACAATTATCAGAGTTCACCTTTCATGAAAAGATATGGGTTTTAGACAATCCACAGAAAGATCAAGCTTCTAAAGATAAAATTTTAGAGTTAATACAGGCAAAACAAAAGGTATTCCGTTGGCCGACTAACAGTCCATATAAAGATTTCAATGAATGGGCTGTTAAAGAAGGAACAAACGAAATACCTTATGATTTTATATTAAAATCTTTATATGTTTAGACTATCCAGCAGCACCAGTAGCCACTAAAGCTTCTGTATCTCTTTGTTTCTTGGGAGCCAAATTAATAAATCCATCTAAAGTTTGCTTCAATTTAGCAATTTCTCCAGCTACACGAGTAATACCATCAGAAGTTTTTCTTGTAATACCTTTAACTAAAGAACCGGGTCTGTCAAAGTCTGCTAACAGTTTATGTAAAGATTGAGATTTAGGGTCATTTAAGAAATGGACAAACTGATCTAGCTTAGTTGACCATTCTTGAACAGAAGAAATAGCATCTGCCAGTGCTTGTGGGTCTACACCTTGAATATCAAACTCACCTTCTGGAGTACTCGGCTCCATAGCCCCTTCAAAATCCTCTTTATTTTTTTCTGGTGTAAAATCTTCCGGTGCTTGAGGGGGTAATTCATCTGCCTCTTTTACCAAACATTTAAGAAAACTTTTAATAAAAGGTGTTGAAGCCTCTTCTTGAACATTACTTTGCATGTTTTTCAGTAAACGAGACACCTCATTTAATGAATCAATATTTTTTTTAGATGATTTAGCTAGAGTTTTCATTAGAATATACTATATTTACCGTATGAATGTGGAAAATTCTCCGAAGTCTTGTCTAGTGTTATACAGTGGAGGTATGGATAGTACCGTAGTTTTACATCATGCCTTGAAAAAATATGAGTTAGTTCAGGCAATTTCTTTTGATTACAACCAAAGACACGGTAGAGAATTAAGATTAGCACAGCAGTATGCTTTGAATTTTAACAAACAAGCAGGTTCAGAAAGAATTAAACATACATTTATAGATTTAACGTCAATCGGAGCAGCTCTAGTAGACAGTTCTTTGACCAATTTAGACCTAGATGTTCCAAAAATGAGAGATGTTATAGGAGATCCTCAAACATCAGCATATGTACCCAATCGTAATATGATGTTTTTATCAATAGCAGCATCTTTAGCAGAGAGTGCAAAAGCAGATACGATCTTTTATGGTGCAGCAAAAGCAGATGATACTTCGGGTTATTGGGATTGTACTCAAGAATTTAGAAGCTTATTAAACCAAATCCTAAGCCTCAATCGTAGAAATTTAATTCAAATAGAAGCACCTCTTATAGACTTAGATAAAAAGCAAATCATAGAATATGGGTTAGAATTAGGTGTAGATTTTTCAAAAACACACACTTGTTACAATAGTTATGGTACAGATTTAGCATGTGGAGAATGCCCTTCTTGTTCAGCCCGCATAGCTGGATGGATTCAAGCAGGTAAAATAGATCCAATCAAATACTCCAGAGAAATAGATTGGCAAAAATATAATTGTGAATTAATATAATTGTATGTGTGGAATTGCAGGCAGTTCAGATTTAGAGAAGGCATATACTCTTTACAAATTAAATTTAAAAAGAGGGTCTCACTCATCTGGGTTTATGGCTTTATCCTTTCAAGAAGATAAAGAATGTATTAGTTTAGTAGAAAAAGCTAAAGGAATTTTTAATTTAAATCTTTTAAAACAAAGAATTAAAGATTTAGATAATGTTTGTAATTTTTCTTACTTTGCATTTCATTCAAGAGCACCTACCAATTCTACAGAAACTATCTGGAAAGAATCTCACACACATCCATTTAACAATGATTCGTATTATGTAGCTCATAATGGTATTATTTCTAACTTTAAATCTTTTCCAGAACACTCTTCATTTGAAGTAGATTCATCTATTATTCCTTATCTTTTAACAAAAAACCATAATATATCTCAAACATATTCCAAGCTGCAAGGATTGCTTACTAGTTGGGTTTTTACTGGTAAGAAATTTTATGTAGTTAAAGCTGGAAGCTCTTTGTGGGTAGAAAAAGACAGCTTTAGCTCTTCAGAATTTGAAAATGCAGAAAGAATAAAAGAAGACGGAGTAATTTTAGAATTAAAAGATAATTTCTTGACAGTCAAAGACTCTTTTAAATACACAAATCCTTATTTTATATGAAATATCAAAAAGACCAAAAAAAAGCTTTAGTTTTAGGAGCCGGTGGTTTTATCGGTTCTCATTTAGTTAACCGTTTAAAACAAGAAGGTTATTGGGTTAGAGCAGCAGATTTAAAACATCCAGAATTTTGTGATTCATCTGCAGATGAATTTGTAATTTGTGATTTACGTGATCGAGAAAAGACTTCTCTTTTGTTTTTAGCACCAGAACAACATTCTTTATCAGAAAAAGAAAATGCTTTTGATGAAGTATATCAGTTAGCAGCAGATATGGGAGGAGCTGGATATATTTTTACTGGTGAAAACGATGCAGACTTAATGACTAATTCTGCTACTATTAATTTAAATGTAGCAGAATTGAGTGTCAAATTCAATGTTAAGAAGGTATTTTATTCTAGCAGTGCTTGCATGTATCCAGCATACAATCAAGAAGATCCATCTAATCCTAATTGCAAAGAATCTTCTGCATATCCTGCAGCACCAGACAGTGAGTATGGCTGGGAAAAATTATTTAGTGAACGTTTATATCTAAGTTATGCACGTAATAAAGGATTAAATGTTAGAATAGCAAGATTTCATAACATCTTTGGACCGTTTGGCACTTGGAAAGGCGGCAAAGAAAAAGCACCGGCTGCTATTTGCCGTAAAGTATTAAGTGCACCTACTTCTTCTGAAATTGAAATTTGGGGTGATGGAAAACAAACTAGATCTTTTTTATACATTGATGAATGTATTGAAGGGGTGAGAAGGTTAATGGAATCGGATTTCTCTGAACCAGTTAACATAGGTTCAGATGAAATGGTTTCAATTAATGAATTAGTAGATCTGGCGTGTAATTTTGAAGGCAAAAAATTAACCAAGAAACATATAGCCGGACCAACCGGTGTAAGGGGTAGAAATTCTGATAATACGCTTATTTTTGAAAAATTAAATTGGAAACCTACACAACCTTTAGTAGAAGGTTTAGCAGTCACTTATCAATGGATTAAAAGTCAATTAGCTTCTGTATGAAACAAGTAGTAATAGTATCAGCAACTCAATCTAAAACTTTAGAAGAATTTTATAATTGTCCTCTTTATAAAAGTCTTTACAAATTAGACTTATTGTATAGTGATGGGCAAAAATTATTTGATTTTAAAATAACTAAAGACAATAAAACTGGTTTGTCCAAAGTTTATAATTCTTATTTAAATAATCTGGAACACAAAAATAAAATTCTTTTATTTGTTCATGATGATGTAGAGATAAATGATTTTTATTTAGTAGAAAAATTAAATGAATCTCCTTATGTTGTGACTGGATTAGCCGGTGCTAAGAAAATAGACCTCAACAAACCAACAGCATGGCATTTAATGAGTAACAGAGAAGATTGGGTAGGAGAAGTATCTCACATAGCTGATGGAAATGAATGGACTTCAGTTTTTGGACCTACTAAAAGCAGAGCTTTGGTAATAGATGGTCTTTTTATAGCTGTAGATGTAGACAAAGCTTTTGAGAAGGGTTTAAATTTTGACGAAGACTTTGATTTTCATCATTATGATTTGTCTTTTTGTTTACGCTGCAATGAAAAGAAAGCATCTGTGGGAGTATTACCTATTAAAGTAACACATCATGGTTTAGGTGATAGCATGAATACCCCAGAATGGCATTCTAGTGCCATAAAATTTAGAGAAAAATTCAACAAATAATTTATTATAAACATATGAGTTACGTAAAAGAAGATTATGACGGTTCTTTAATACATCAAAGATTTGCCTATAAATTAGTACACAAAGATATAGGCAATTCTCCTTTAGGATTTTTATATATTACTAGAGGTGTAATGAATGTGACAGACAATCTGATAGATCTAGAAGATAAAATTAATAATGATTTTATCTATTCAGATGATGCATTAAATTTTTGTTGGGAAATTCCTAACATGAACCCAATCGGAGCAGTATTTTTTCAAAGACTTTTTGTTCAGGAAATAGCAAATTTGCTACGAAAAAAGACATACGGCCTTTATGATGTAGAGGTAAGAGGTGATGATTTAATGTTAAAAAAGAGTGGTATGGAAACCTTTGGTAAAGCTAGTGTTAGTATTACCAAAGTCTCAGAAAATGTAGCTTTGGGTCATTTAGGAATTAATATTTCAGCAGGTCCTAAAGCACCTTCCTTTGCATTTTCTTTATTTTTATCAGAAGCAGATACAAAATCATTCGCAGAAGACGTTAAAGCTATCTTTGAAAACATTTTAAAAGATTGTTTCATAGCTACCACAAAAGTAATTTAATGACTAAAAAACCTAAAGACGATTTGTTTCCATACCTTAATTGGTTAATTAAAAAAAATAATATTCAACCATCATCTAATGTGCCATCTAGCTTTATTGTGAATAGGTGGCTTTCTATGTTAGATGATAGTTATGCTCAAATTATTAATGTCACTGTAAACAGATGGCTCAAGCACACTTGTTTAAACAAATATCCAGAATGTGTTGGATATTTTTACAGAACAATATTGCCCAAAGTAAATAAAAAATTTTCTTACATCAAAAAACAAAGCAAAGAAAATTTAGAACAAGAAGAATTAACAAATTACGCATCTAGTATGGAGATTTCACAAAAAGAATTATTGGTTTATAATCAACTCCTTGAAGATTTCAACATTAAAATTAAATAACATAGTATGATAGATAGGCCTACAAATTTAGAAGACAGAATTGGTGGAAAAATCCAAGTAGAACATTATCAAGGAAATGCCTTTGAATTAGAAGATTGGCAATTAGAAAAAGTCCTAGACAATATCTTAATGGTCCAGTACGTAGATATTAACGAAGAAGGTACAGAAGTAAAAAGAGGTAGTATTTGGGTGCCATTGGGAGCTGTACAACATACTTGGAGAATTGGTAGAGTAGTTTTAAGTGGACCTGACTGTAAGACTGTAAAACAAGGAGATTTTATTGTATTTCCCAATGATAGAGGATTACAAGTATCTAATTTAAATGGTCTTAAAAACATTGTCTTCTTAAATGAAGATAGAATTTTTGGAGTTTGTTCTCCTAAAACAACCAAGTGAGCTTATCAGTTAATGGGTTAAAACAACTATTGTCTAAAAATGTAGTAGAGTTAAGATTTACTCGACGTATGCAACGAGCAAACAGACCTACTACTAGACGTATGCTGTGTTCTTTAAATTTAGAAATTTTAAATTCTCCAATGGGATTAAAATTTTTAAATTTTAGATTACCCACTAACTCACCTGCTTACAATTTTGAATCTTATAATCTTTTAGCTGTGTATGATATTTTCATGCAAGACTGGAGGGCCGTACCAGCGGGCAATGCTAGTGTGGTTCAGGTTTTAGCCAGTACACCAGAAGAATTTTGGAAATATTTTTCTGAAATTTTAATTAAAATGTCAGCACAAGAAAAAGCTCAATTTATGGATAAATGAATATTAATGGATCTACCTTAGAAGAAGCATGTAAATTTTTGCTTCAAAAAAATGTAACGTTGGAATTTAACAACAAAACCTATAAACAAGGTAGACTTATTCTTTTTTATCAAAAGAATTTTTATATTTCATTTATTATTAATTCATCTAAAAGAGACAAAGATAAAATAGAAATACCTATTCCTTATGATATTGAATTTTATCCAGATGAAGGATTAGTTTATTTTGATTATAGGATTAAAACCTTAGCAAAATTGGCACCGGAAATAGAACATTATTTAAAAGTTTACGCAACCAAGGTAGCTAATAACAAATTTTGGGATAGTATATTAACTATTAATTGCCATGAGTAAAACTATTTTATTTTTTAGTGCGTTTTCGGGTATATTTTACCATTTACCAGAATCTGATGTTAAATTAATGGGGCTTGGACAATTACCCCTTAAAAAACAACCCAAAAATAATTGCAAGAAATGTAGTGCAAGAGGCTTTACAGGCAGAGATACTAATACTCTATTCTACCTTACCTGTACCTGTGTACAAAAAGAACTTAACCTAGAACTTCTCAAAGAAATTGAAGACAAACACATTCCTAAGCAACTTCCCGGGCAACAACCCCTGGCCTCAACAAATTGAGGCTTTACAAAAAGCAGAACATTACTTTAATTTAGGAAAAAAATATGTAATCCTTAGATTACCTACAGGATCTGGCAAGTCTCACATAGCAACTTCTATTGCTAGGTCTTCAGACAGTATTAATTCAGAGCTTTCAACTTTGTTAAATACGTACGAGGCATTTAAAAAAGACAATTCTGGAAATTGGATGCATTCTTCAAAATTTGAAGCAGCATCTCCCTTCGGTGCAGCTATCCTTACAGTTACAAGGTCTTTGCAAAATCAATATATAGAATTGTTTCCAGAACAAATAGCAGCTAAAGGCAAAAACAATTACAATTGTGACATAGATAAAAACGTTACAGTAGATTTTGCACCTTGTTTATTTACACCTGGTTTAAAACAAGAATGCTTTGATGCTAATAGATGTCCGTATTTTAAATCTCGCAAAGATGCATTAACATCCAAAGATCCAGTCTTAAATTATAAAGCATTTTTTAATCTTCCTAATTTTCTTCAGAAAAGACAATATCTCATTTTTGATGAAGCTGACAAATTGGAAAGTGAGCTTGTAGGACAATACAGCATAGTTATTAACTATTCTCAGCTTGCATCAGAAGAAATACCATTCACCAAATTAACTTCAGATTCGTCAATAGAAGCAGGTCTTTGGTTAAGTGAATTATTTTTACACATTAAAGAAAGAGTAGCAGAGCTTAAACATAAAGTGTCTTTAATGGTAGGTAAAAATTACAAATCAAACGGCATTCTTTTTAAGCAAATGCAGAGACTCGGAAAGTTGAACAACTTGTACAACTCAATGATGGATGTAGTATTAAACTGGAGAGATTGTCAGTATCTAGTAGAGAACCGCACAGCCAAAGAAGTAACCTTAGTACCATATGACATTAAACCTTTAGCAAAGCAACTCTTTGAAAGGAGTAAAAGAATATTGCTGATGTCAGCTACAATTAGTAACCCAGAACAATATGCTAAAAGTTTAGGTATTAAAGATAAAGAATATACGTTTATAGATGTTAAATCAACATTTGACCCTCAAAAGTCGCCTATATATTGTTCAACAATGTATAGTCTGTCTCATAAAAACCTAGAATCAAGTCTTCCTAAGATTATTAATATTATAAAAGAGATATGTGATAAACATAAAGGTGAAAAAGGATTAATTCACACTCATACTAACTCAATTACAGAAAATATTAAAAAGGTTTTAGGTAGAAATAGTAGATTTTTGTTTAGAGAAGTAGGTATTTCTAATGAAGACATTGTATTAGAACACAAATCCCGTACCAAAGATGACACAGTTTTAGTTAGTCCTTCGTTAGATACAGGAGTTAGCTTAGATGATGATTTAGGTAGATTTCAAATTATAGTCAAAGCACCATTTTTGCCATTGGGTTCTAAAAGAATTAAAAAAATCTTTGACAAAAATCCAAATTATTACAGCATGAAGATGCTAGATACTTTGATACAAATGTGTGGTAGATGCACACGATCTAAAAAAGACTATTCAGTCACTTATATTTTGGATGGCACTATAGTCAAAGCAATTGTTAACAATAAAAACAACCTACCTAAATATTTTTTAGATAGATTTATGTAGCTATAAATAATCTATATGAAAAAATACACATATCATTTTGAGGTAATGACTTTAATAGAGCAATTTATTGAGGCTCTCAATGATATTGTGGTCAAGGGTTATGACAAAGATTTAAATTTAATACCAGATTCAGAGGCCAATGTTAGGTTTGTATACGCACCTAAACAAAGAGTAGTTCAACAACTCACAACACCTGGTCCAGGTGGTATTACTTTGCCAGTAGTTGCAGTTACTTTAGGGGGTTTAACTAGAGACAACAACAGAGTTGTTAATAAAAATGATGGATTTTACATTCCTTACTCAGACCCGTTAGACCCAAGTGTAGTTTCCAAAAAAATTCCACAACCTCAACCCATTAATATTACAGTTAACCTATCTATCATGGCTAGGTATCAAGAACATTTAGACCAAATTTTATCTAATTTTATTCCATATTGTAATCCTTATATTATTATTTCTTGGAAATTTCCAGTTAAAGACCCCACTAACAATTATCAAGAATTAAGAACAGAAATTTTATGGAACGGTACAGCAAATATAACATATCCATCAGAATTAGCCGGTAATGCAGCTTATAGAGTATCTGCAGATACTCAATTTACAATTAAAGGTTGGCTCTTTAAAAGTACAGATGAAATTATTAAAAAAATATATGTTATTAATGAAGAATTTTTTAGTACCAGACAAGGTTCATTTAAACCTACAATCTTAGAAAAATTAAATTCAGAAACAGTTACGGTTTCTGGTCGGCCGTATGTTCTTAATGCCTTTCCGAGATATTTTAATTTTATATCTACCAACCCAATTGAACAGGGTCTAGATATTAATTTACTAGGAAAATATTTTATTAAACCAGAAAATGTTTATTTAAGTGCGTCTAGCCCTACAATGTTGTCTGGGGTTCATTTAGTTGCTCCATTTTCAGCAGTTGCTAAGTTGTCTGCGGTTTATCCGCCTTTTTATGGCATAAAAATAGATTCATTTAATTATAATGGTGAATCACTTATAGATTTTTCATTACCCCAAGTACCTACTGAAACTGGTTATCTAGATGTTATAGTTCAGAATGAGGCTGGTTACGGTAAAATTACAGAAGGTCATTTTGTGAAATCTGGAGTAAGTACTATCCTATCAGGAATCAGTGGAATAAAATTTAACCTTTATTAAAATTTAAACAATTTATGGCAGATATTTTAGCAAGTTCAAATCGTCAACAAAGTACTAATCGTAACTTTGTGTCTAGCATTCTGCAGAGACTGCCTTATGTGACAGCTCCGATTGAAATGGACACAAATAATCCAAAATATGAATTATTTGACAGGCTGGCAAAGAAGACTCAATTAAAACTTTTAAAACAATCCATCATTACAGGCCCTTCTATGACAAAGGCCGATATGGATGCAAACAGCAAAGGGTCCATAACCTCTCACAGTCCATATCACAATTATGTATATGCCAACCTAGATACAGATAAAACAAGAAGATTGGCAGAATATAGGAGAATGGCTTCTTTTGCAGAGGTTTCTGATTGTATTGATGAAATTTGTGATGAATTCATTGTAAAAGACGAAAACAATAAAGTTATACATTTAAAATATTCTTCTTTTGCAGAACTTGGTCCAGAAGAAAAAACAGAACTGCAAAAGGAATTTGAAAAATTCATTAATATTTTTGATTTAGAACACAAAGGATGGGCTTATTGCCGTCAATTGTTAATTGAAGGTGAAGTGTTTTTTGAAAACATTACATACAAAGATCGCCCAGATTTTGGAGTTATAGGTTGTTTAAATATACCGTCTGAGCTTATAAGTCCGGTTTATGATAACGTACAAAATAGTGTTATTGAAAACTTTACCTTTCAAAAACCTATTAATTTAAATGACAATAAGGCTAATCCATTGTCTCAGCAACAATCAAACATTAGTCCAGTCAATGCCCTGCAACAGCAAATTATTACCTTTCAAGGTAATCAGGTCACCTATGTTAATTCAGGTTTATGGAATGAAGATTATTCTATAAGAATACCTTTCTTAGAAAATTGTCGCAGAGCTTATAAATTGCTTTCTTTATGTGAAGATGCAATTATTATATATCGCCTAGTCAGAGCTCCCGAACGTTTAAAATTTGTTATTGACGTAGGTAACATGCCGCCAGCTAAGGCTGAATCTTATCTACGCCAGTTGATGCATCAATATAATGCTAAACAAGTTTATACAGGTGATTCTAGTAATTCTCCTGTAGGAAACGTTTATAACCCTCAGTCCATGTTGGATAGTTATTGGTTTTCACGCAGAAATGGAGAAGTAGGATCTGACGTTTCTGTGCTACAGGGCGGTGAAAACTTAGGTAAATTAGACGACTTAAATTATTTTGTAGCTAAACTTTACAAGAGTTTAAAAGTACCAATCTCTAGATTAAATCCTAATGAATCTTTCAAAGATGGTGCAGAGATTTTAAGAGAAGAATTAAAATTTGCAAAGTTTATAATGAGATTGCAGAATCAATTTGCTGAGGGCCTTAAACAATCCTTTATAACTCATTTAAAATTGAGAGGTTGGTGGGAAGAATACAAATTACATGAATCATTTGTACAATTAGAATTTAATCCACCCTCTAATTATTTTGCAATTCGTCAACAACAAATACTTGAACTCAAACACAAGAATTTCGGTGACATGTGTAATAATGAAAGTATATCAAATATTTTTGCTCAGCGCCATTATCTTGGATACAATGATCAAAGAATTAGTGAAAATATGGAATGGATGCGCAAAGAGGCTGCATTTAAATGGGAATTAGCTCAAATAGCCAATGGAGGTCCAAATTGGAGAGAACAATTAGAAGCCGCTCAAGAGGCTGCTGATGCGGCATCTGCTGGTGGTGGTGAAGGTCCTGGATTTGGAGGTGGTGGTGGCACAAGTCCATCAGCTATTCCAGAATTTGGAGGCGGTGGCGGAGGTGGAGCCGCACCTGGCGGAGAAACTTTACCACCACCAGCACCTGGAGGAGGAGCAACTACCCCCTCAGCAGCAGAACCAGCAGCTGCTCCTCCAACACCTCCAGAAGGGTAATATTTTTATATGAAAATTTATAACATTCCTCCTCATACTACTGGAGATACTTGGAAAGGAATTAATAATATTACATTCAAGTATAACAACCAACCTGTAGACTTGACTGGAGCAGTTGTTGAAATGGTTGTAAAAAGTTACAATAACAACTCTAGTCCAGAATTTTTAAAACTTACATCAGGTTCAGGCGCTATTTACATAGCATTGCCCACTTTAGGTGTAATAACAATTCCACCACGCGTTGTAGATTTGCCTATAGGTAATTATTCCTACAATTTAAGAATAACCTTTCCTGATGGTAAGCGTAAAACTTATATGCAAGGATTGTGGAGAATAGAAAATGACATACCCAGCATGAATAAGACAGTAATAATTCAATCAGAAGATGATCCAGATGCTATTATAATCAGTGAAGAGGGTCCACCAGTTCATATTCTTACCAATTTCATGAATTATTTGTGTGCGTCTTTAAATAATTTTAAAATATATTTTGAATCTAATTTGGCAAATTTAATAGACTCTTCCACCAATATTCGTACTAATTCTGCTTTATATTTAAATCCATTAGAAACTGCTAAATTGTCTATTTTACAATCAGCTTCTGCTGCGTGGCAACAATCTTATAGCAATTTATCTAGTTTGTCTTCTTCTTATTTAAATCCTTTTGAAAAAAGTGCAGTTACCAATTTGCTTTCTTTGTCTAGCAATTGGCAAGAATCTTATTTAAATATTAATTCTTTGTCTTCTTCATATTTAAATCCCTTTGAAAAGGATAATGTTTCTAATTTATTAGCTCTCACAGGAAATTGGCAATCTTCTTATCAGAATTTAATATCCAATTCTTCTGTTTATATTAATGCTGAGGATTCTACAGTTTTAAGATCTTTATCTTCAAATTGGCAAAACAATGTATCGACAGTTTTGGCAAATTCTAATTTATGGACAGCAGCTTATACAAATTTAACTTTGCTTTCTTCTTCGTATCTCAATTCTTCAGAATCTAGTGTATTAAGGTCTAATTCAGCTACCTGGATAGAGGCTGCTTCTAATTTAATTTCCAACTCTGGAACTTATCTTAACACTCAAGATTCTGCTATATTGGCTGATTTAACTTCTAGCTGGTCTAATGTTTCAGCCACTTTAGTAGAAGCTTCTACTAACTTGGCAGCAAATTCATCAATTTATCTTAATATTGAAGAAAGTAGCTTAATACAATCTAATTCTGCTACTTGGATAGATGTATCTACCAACGTAATTTCTAATTCTGCTGCTTATTTAGGATAGGTATACAAATTATATCGGCCATATTTGTAAGTATTAATATATGGCTTTACCTGTAATACCTAATTCTTATCACGGTAGTACTACTTTTAATTCTAAGATTAAGAGTTATGATCTATTGGCTCAACGCATACGGAGAGCCTTGGGTGAACCATTAATACAAATAGAAATTAGTTCTGCTCAAATATACGAAGCCATAGATTTAGCTATAGAGTTTTTTACTAAATTCAGTGGTACCACAGAAGAATTTTTAATTTTTAAATCAGATCTTTATATACCCAAAGTGGGTCTGCCTATAGGTAGATTAATTAACATTACTCCAGACCTACAAAGCTCGGCTAATCCAGACTCTCAAGCCTTTCCAGCTTCTTACAAGGCTCGCAATGCTACAGACGTTAGTGAATATGTGACTAATATAGGCAACAATGTAGATTCTGAATATGTTGTACAACACAATTTAGATACTCAAAATGTTATTGTACAAATATATGACAATGTTACTAATGAACAGGTCTATACTACAACTATAAATGATTCACGCAATACTACTATATTAAGATTTAACCAACCTATACCTTTAAATTCTTTAAGAGTAATTGTATTAACTGGTTCTTCTACTTTAAGACACGTTTCAGTTATAGGTAACGGCAGCAGCAATGAATTTACTGTATTTCATAATTTAAATAACAAAGATGTTGTAGTTCAGGTTTTTAACCAAGAAAATGGAGAATTAAGTTATCCTAACATTTTAAATGCTTCCGAGTCTCACGTAGTAATTAAATTTGAAGCACCAATACCACCCAATTCTCATAAAGTGGTAGTGGTTAACGGTCAAGACGTCAATCCAGTCTACAATTTAACGCATTCTGCTGGATGGGATATGGATTTAAATAACTATCGTCGAGTAATAGATGTTTATTCCTTTGCTGAAGGCAATAATTCCGGAGTTAATACACTGTTTACCATTGAACATACTATAGCTCAACAAGCTTATTTCGGTCACTTGTTGGGTAATGTGGGTTATGACTTAATTACTTGGCAATTTTTAAAGGGTTGGTTAGAGACTCGAGAAAAGGTTTTAGCAACCACACCATATTTAAGATTTTATCCAGAAGATCAAATACTTAAATTAGTACCAGAACCCAGTGTTTATAACACCTATTATGGTGTAGTAGGTTGTAGGTTACAAAAACCTTTAAAAGATCTCATTAATCAGCTTTGGGTTTATCGTTATAGTTTAGCTTTAACTAAAATAGCGGTAGCACACGTAAGAGGAAAATACGGTGGTTCAAACCTGTTTGGTGGTCAAAGTGTTTCTTATCAAGATTTAATGAATCAAGGCGTCAATGAAAGAGATGCCTTAGAAAAAGAAATTACTCAAGATCAAATAGACAGAGATCCTATAAGATTTTTTATAGGATAATCATGAAAAGATTAAACAAAAACGGTAATTTTAATCAAGGCAATTATACGCCTCAATTCAGAAACAAATACAAAGGTTCTTGGCCTATTTTATATCGTTCTAGTCTAGAATTAAAGGTGTTTCGACACTTAGATTTAAACTCTCATGTAATAAGTTGGGGCTCAGAGTCTGTTGTTATACCTTACAGATCTCCTTTAGACTTAACTGGAAAATTGCATCGTTACTTTGTAGATGTAGTGGCTCACTTACAAAGAAAGGATGGTTCTATAACAAAATTATTAATAGAAATTAAACCAGAAAAATATACATTACCACCCACTATAACTCCTAACAAAAGTAAAAAAACTTTATTATACGAACACACTCAATATGCTATAAACATGGCTAAATGGGAAGCAGCGCGTAAGTGGTGTGAGAGAAACGGTTATACTTTCTTTATTTTAACTGAGAAAAAAATTAATCAATTGCTCAACTTTTAAAATAAATACTTGATACAACCCCCTTCTGGTATAAATATTTTGTATAATTGTTAATATGAGTGATAATGTCTATCGTTTACTAGTAGAAGAGCCCACATACGAGGTAAAATATTTGGTAGAAGAAAAAAATCGTAATACTCCTTCTAATATGTTCATTCAAGGACCATTTTTAATGGCGAATGAAACTAATAAAAACAAAAGAATTTATCCATTAGAGGAAATGGTAAAAGAGGTAGATCGTTATCGCACAGAAATGATTACCCAGAACCGAGCAACTGGTGAATTAAATCACCCACAAACTCCAGATATTAATTTGGAAAGAGTTTGTCATCTTATTACAGACATTAAACAAAATGGAAATATTTTTGAAGGCAAATCTAAAATATTATCCAATGCAATGGGTCAATTAGTTCGATCCTTAATTTTAGATGGAGTCAAATTAGGAGTGTCTAGCAGATCTTTAGGTAGATTAGTACCAGACAAAAGTGGAGTTAATAAAGTAGCAGACTTTAGAATTGTAGCAGTAGACGTAGTAGCAGACCCCTCTGTACCTACAGCTTTTGTAAATGGTATTTTAGAATCCAAACAATGGGTATTAGACGACAAAGGAGAATTTTTGCCTGTTTATGAAAAATTTGAAAAGTCTATTAAAACCTTACCAAAAAAGAATTTAGACTTTTATTTAAAAGAACAAATTATTTCTTTTATTAATGCATTAAAAAATGCAGAGTAGCCCTACACCAAGATAAATATTCTTAATATACACATGAACAGCCATCAATTGATTTCAAAATTTATAGCTCAAATTTGTGAAAAACAGTATGCGTTTGCTCACAATACTCTTTCTACAATCATCGAAGCAAAGATGAAAGAAAAAATTAAAAAAATAGCAGCCAAGTCTGCCAAAAAGAATCCCAAAAAAGATGCTAAAAAAGATGACAAAAAGAAATCATCTAAAATGGCTCCTAAGAAGAATAAATAATATATATTTTGTATGAAAATAGCCGAAATTATCAATTCACTCGATAAAAGTGTAATTAGTGAAGAAACTGCCTCAGCCATAGCTTCGGCGTTTGATTCAGCTGTTAATGAAAAAGTAACTGCTCAAGCTAACCTTTTAGTTGAGAAGGCACTTAAAGAACAGGACGAAGATCACGCTGCCAAATTAAAACAATTGATTGAGCAAATAGACAAAGACCACACTGGTAAATTAAAAGATGTGGTCAGGGCTATTAATGAAAATCATACCCAAAAATTGTTAAAACTGGTTTCTTACTATCGTAAAGCCATTAACGAGAAAGCTGAAAAGTTCAGTGATCGTATTGTTGAGGAAATGAGCAATTATTTGGACCTCTATTTAGACAAGATTGTTCCTCGTGAACAATTGGCAGAAGCAGTTGCCAATGTTCAAGCTAAAACTCAATTGATCCAAATTCGTAAAATTGTTGGTTTAGATGGTAATACCCTAAGCAATCCTGTTAAGAATGCCATTGTAGAAGGTAAACAAGCTTTGGATTCTCTCAGAAATGAAGTTAGAACCCTTACTTTAGAAAAGAAATCATTAGCAGCTGAGGCTCAAAAAGCCAAAGCATCCTTGTTGATTGAACAAAAAACTAAAGGCATGCCATCTTCTAAGAAAGAATTTGTTGGTAAAATTTTGAGTGATAAATCTCCCGAATATATTCTTGAAAATTTCAACTATGTCGTTGAAATGTTTGAAAAAGACGAAGTAGCAGCAACCACTTCCTTGGCATCTACTGCCAGACAAACTGCTGTAACTAAGGACGCTAAAGTAGTTAAATCACAAGTACTTAGTGAATCTACACAAAAGGTTGTAAATAATCCATATTTACAAGTCCTTCAGTCTATTCGGTAATTTTTAAGTTGGAGAATTCATTGACGGGTTCTCGAAAATATATCCACAGTAATAAAAACTATGAGTAACAATATTAGTCCTTCTCCAGGATACATCAACCAAGCTCGTGCGTCCCAATTGCTCGAAAAGTGGGCACCCATTTTGGACTTTTCGTCCAATAAGGTTAACCCTATTGAGAGCGAACACGGTCGTTTAGCTACGGCGATTTTGATGGAGAACCAAGAACAATGGTGTTTGAACGAGGCTCAAAACTCGGTCGGTGGTGGTGGTATATTCGGTTCTGCAGGTACAGGCGCTAACGCCGGTGCTTTGTATGCTTCCGACACATACGCTTCTAACGATCATCGTTTGCCTAAAGTTTTAATCCCCATGGTTCGCAGGACCTTCCCTGAATTGATCACCAACGAAATCGTTGGCGTTCAACCAATGAGTGGTCCAGTTGGATTAGCATTTGCTTTGCGTTATAAATACGAGCCCACTTCATTGGGAGCTAACGGTCTTGATGGTTATGCCAACGGCAGTACCACAACCGGAGCCTTCAATAGAGCAGGCATCACTGGCGAATTAGGTTATCAAAGCCTCGACACTCGCTTTACTGGAACAAGTTCAGGCCAACTCACTGGGTTGTCTACACACTTCGACTTCGTAAACGAGGATAAAGGTATTGCTGCCCTCTTGAGCCAATTTGAGTTGACTGGTAACATTCCTCAAATCACTGTTGAATTCAGCAAAACCGCAGTTGAAGCCGGCACCCGCCGTTTAGCAGCTCGCTGGTCAGTTGAATTAGAGCAAGATTTGAAGAACATGAACGGTCTCGATATCGATTCTGAATTAACAAATGCGATGAGCTATGAAATTCAGGCCGAAATCGACCGTGAAATGATCATCAGAATGCTTCAAATTTGTATTAATGCGCAACAAGGTACTGGGTATAGTTTCTGGTATGCAGCTTCAGCTGATGCCCGTTGGTTAGGAGAGCGTAATCGCGACTTCTATTCCAAGGTAATCGTTGAAGCAAACCGCATCGCTATCCGTAACCGCAGAGGTTCCGCCAACTTTATCGTTGCTACACCTCGCGTCTGCGCGATTCTTGAGATGTTGCCAGAGTTTCAATGGATGCCTGTAAACGGCAACGTTAACACACAACCAACCGGCATTGCCAAAGTTGGTTCAGTTGGCGGACGTTTCACAGTCTACCGTGACACTCGTACAGAAGCTCAAACCATGGCCGGCACACGCTCTTCTCAATTGGAGTATGCCTTATTGGGTTACAAGGGAACAGAGTACTATGATACTGGTATCGTATACTGCCCATACATTCCTGTGATGATTCAACGTACAATCGGACCTAACGACTTCTCGCCACGTGTTGGCTTGATGACCCGTTACGGAGTCGTAGATTACATCTTCGGCGCTTCCCTTTACTACCACTTAATCATCGTCAAGGGGTTAGGAACAGATAACGTCAATTCCAGTGGCAAGCTCTACCTGTAAACCACTGTACTAGGCCTTCTAAAAACACCCATCTTTCGAGGTGGGTGTTTTTTTTTGCTTTGATTTCCTTGTTTTATGTCTTAATATAAGGTATGAATTTGAAAAGATATGCTTTTTGTGGAGCACATGGAGTGGGTAAGTCTACTATCTTACAGACAATCAAGACATATTTCGAGGAATGGAATCTAAAACTAGTAGATAATAGCAGCAATGCTAAACAATTAAAAGAAATGGGATATGCTATTAATGATAATGGCAAAGAATTTGTGCAATATGTAGTTACAGCCAGTCACGTAAGCAATTTTGCTCGTCCGTATAACTGGTTTGCAGACAGATGTGTAGTAGATGGATGCGCTTATATGATGGAATCTGGTGTAGACGCAAGCTGTTGGCATTCAATTACGACACAAACACATTATTTTAAGCACTTATATGACCAAATTTTTTATATTCCTATTGAATTTGATATGCCTAAAGATGGTTATCGCAAGGTAGATGAGGAATACAGACATAACGTAGACAAAAACATGCAAGAAATGCTAAAAGATTGCACCAAAGTAACTAGAGTGCACGGAAGTGTAGAAGAAAGAGTTGCTATTATTAAGCAATATTTTGATAATCTATAATATGAATCTGTTCATTTTAGACTTAGATCCTAAGATAGCTGCTCAGTACTACCAAGATCTTCATATCAACAAGATTATTATTGAAGGTACTCAGTTGTTAGCAGCTGCATATCCTCTTGATAGACTAGCACAACCTGATTGTCCGCGTACTCAAAAAGGCACACCGCGTAAACATGGACATTATAATCATCCAATGACTAAGTGGGTAAGGACAAACACGGCTAATTTTGAGTGGACTCTTAATCATTTAGATGGTTTATATCAAGAAAGATTGTATAGATTTGAAAAAGAACATTTTAGCAAAGATTTTATAGATTGGTCTCGAAATAATCTTCCAGATTTACCGCTCGGAGAGATGACAGAACATCCTCAATGCTTTGCAGTGTCATTTCCACAATGCATTGTGCCAGGTAATCCAGTAAAGGGGTATCAAAATTATTACAATGCAGGCAAAAGAGAATTTAAATTTGGGTCTAAGATTGTAAAAGCTAAATGGACAAAAAGAGACGTTCCTTATTTCTTTGAAGTAAATATTTAATATTATGAATTTTCAAAACTTTTTTACAGAAGCTGTTAATAAATTTAACACAGACTGGCAGGTTACAAGAGAAGAAGCTAAAAAAATTAAAGACGTAAATGCCAAGATAAATCATGTCAAAAAGTTTTTAAATAGTAATCCATCCAAAGCAAATTTAGGTAGAGTTTTAAATTGGACTCGAATGACAAAATTGGGTTATAAAAAATCTTCTCCTGAATTAGCACAGAAATTTGAAGATTATCTAGATTATCTAGAAGCTAATGCAGACAAATACACAGGTGAGGACACAGACACAGATTTAGAAAAATTATCTCCAGAAAAATTTGTAGCAGTTTACAAAGATTTAGTTCATAGAAAGAATGATTTCCAACACGGAGGAAAAAGACCAGAATCTATGAAAAGTTATTTGGCTAAAATGAAAAAGGTAGCCAAAGACAGAAACATATCTTTACCTAAAGACCCTCAAGACTAATCTTCTAGCAATTCTATACGATCTCTTTTAGGTTTGTCTAACATCTTTGTAATAACCTCATCTCGTGTGGCTATTAAAATATTGTTAGAAGGCGGTAATTTAGACATAATTTCCTTTTTACCAGCTATATCTAATTTCTTAAGTTCTACAGCATTCTTAGCTTGTTTTTGCTGTAGATTAATATTATTCATAGAATCTATAGCCTTGGTAACCGCATTCATTAATTGGGCCATGGCAGCTATTTCTTTAGGGTCTGCTCCCATTGCAAAGGTATTTTTTAAATTATTCATAGCTTCTAAGCCAGATTGAATAACTTCTGCAGTCTTTTGATAAACAAAATCATTTACATTTTCATCACTTACAGCTGGTGTGGGTTCTTGAACAGCGGGTACATTGTGAGTTGATGGAATGGCGTCTGCTTTGAGTTCATTAATAATATTGTCTATTTCGTCAGAGGAATCCATGTTGAATTATATAGTTTTGATTATAATATTTACAAGTATGACAACAAAAGTATCTATAGATGGTTACGGAACCTTTTTTATTGCTTCTGAAAAGGTTGGAGATTTAATTAAATGGCTTCAAGCTAACTGGAAATCACCGTCTACCTTAGGAGAAGTCAATAACAATACATCAAATCAAACTACAATTCCTCCTCAACTTATTAACGAATAAAAAATATGAATATTAAATTTATTAAAACACATCCAGATGCAGTTTTACCTAATAGAAAAAGAGATTCAGATACAGGTTATGATTTAACAGCAGTAGAAGATGCTACAATACCAGCCAAAAACTCAGGCATTGTTAATACAGGACTAAAAGTAGCTGATATAGCAGAAGGAGTTTGGTATTTAATTCTTCCTCGTTCTGGTATGGGCTTCTTGCATGGTATTCAACCACATCTAGGTGTAATAGACAACCCATATAGAGGAGATCTTGGAGTCAAATTATACAACTTTTCAGATGTAGATTATGAAGTTAAGAAGGGTGATCGAGTGGCTCAAATTGCTTACTTTCCTCTTTTAAGTCTCAAACCAGAATGGTCAGAAACAGCAACTGAAACTGATAGAGGATCATCAGGTTTTGGTCAATCGGGTCGTTAATATATATGAGTGGACACTATTCTAAATTATGGGTAGAGAAATACAGACCACAATCATTAGAAGAAATTAGTTTACCAGAAGACTTTAAAGAACATTTCAATTCTTTAAATAATGATACGCCTCATATTTTATTTTATGGGTCTCCGGGTACAGGTAAAAGTACTTTAGCTAAGATCATAGTTAAATCTTTGCTCAAATGTCAATACCTTTACATCAATGCTTCAGATGAAAATGGTGTAGACACTATTCGTAACAAAGTTATTAGCTTTGCTCAAACCCGATCATTAGATGATAAAAAGAAAGTTATCATTCTAGAAGAAGCAGATGGATTGACTGGAGAAAGTTTGCGTATTCTTCGTAATGTAATGGAAGAATATGAGGCTACAACTCGATTTATATTAACAGCAAATTATTTTAACAAGATAATTGAACCCATTCGTTCTAGATGTTTACTCTTTAAGATGACTCCACCTCTTAAAGACGTCATTCAGCGATGTGTTTTTATTTTAAAAGCAGAAGAAATTTCTGTGCCAAAAGAAGTAAAGCCGGCTTTACTAAATTATATAGAAAAAAATCATCCAGATATTAGACGCATCATTAATGATTTACAAAGATTTTCTTTGTCAGGTACTTTGGTGATAGAAGAATCTAATCAAATAACAGAATTATCTAAATGGGTTATAGATTCTTTGCTAAACAAAATTAATAGTTTAGACATTCGCAAAAAGATTATTGAAAGTGAAAAAACCTTCAACGGAGATTATCAATTCCTTCTCAAAGAAATGTTTAATCTTGTTTACAATCTTAACATTAAAGAAGACCTTAAGAAAGGTTTGATGTTAGAGATAGGAGAATATATGTATCGAGATACTAGTATACTAGATCACGAAATAGGATTCTTTTGTTGTATTTTAGCTTTAGAAAAGATTCTTAATTCTTAAGCTTTTTAGGCGGTTTAATTTTAGGTGTTTGTGGATCACTGGCAAAATCCAACTTAACATTCTTAATGGGCAATTCATCATCTGTAGAACGATTATTTACAGATGATTCCATTTTAAAAACCTGTACATCTTGTCCAAACGGGCGCTCATAACGATTAGGAACACCATCTAATGGTGGCAAATTAATACCATAATCCTTAACAGCCAATACTTCATAAGAGCCGGGCACAGTAAATTCAGCAAATTCTGTAGGCCACTCTACTTTACGCGGGTCTGTACGCAAAACCAAATAGACATCACCTGCGCCTTCATTACTATTTGCATCTTTACTATTTTGCATAGTACCATGTGCAACTACACGTTTAACAAAAAAGAGCACTTCATTGTCTATCAATTGTTTTAAAAAATTCATGAAAGGTTCATGTCCACTGTAATGATCTTTGCAATAGGGATGTTTAAGAAAAGAAGGTTTTAAAGTCAAAGCAGAACCTTCTCGAAATCCCCCGTTAGAAAAGTGAGAAAAGGCTGTTTCAAACAAATTTTGAAATTGATTATATTTTTGATTCATACATTACAGAGTTTTGAACATAAATATTTACCATAATATGGCAGCTATTTACATGGATAATATAGTCAAGCCTCGCTTGGCTACTAATACCGTTGTAGACTTGTCTAAAGACACTTCTACAAAAATACCTTATATTTATACAGATTTACACCTAGATCTTCAACCCGCAACGATTTCTGGGTCTTCAGATTCTATAGTAAAAACAGCGGACATAGCAGTAGACCATGATGAAATGGCTATTCGCAACGCTATATACAACATCTTTACCACCCGTCCGGGGCAAAAAATATTAAATCCCAAATTTGGTAGCAATTTAGATCAATTTTTGTTTAGTCCAATTACAGATTTTAGGGCTCAAATGATTGGTGAAAAAATATTATCAGACTTGGAACAAGAACCACGCATAACTGTTTTAAACATAGCGGTAACTCCTCAATATGACTTTAATCAATATGATATTTTATTAATTTATAAATTAACCAATGACAATTTGACTCGTAACATTAAGTTTAATATTAACAATAGTTACCAAAACAATACTATAATTAGCTTTTAAATATGGCAAATTCTATAATTCCCAACCCTTTTCTAACCTTTGACGCCACTGAATTAAAATCTAAAATAATTCAGAAATTAAATGATAGTCAAGTATTCACAGACCAAAATTATGAGGGGTCTAATTTGTCTAGTCTTATAGATATTATAAGTTACAGCTTCGGTACTTTATTGTTTTATTTAAACCGCACTTCTTCGGAGAGCATGTTTTCAGAAGCTCAAATATATGAAAACATGAATCGTATAGTTAAATTGTTAAACTATAATCCCATTGGCAAAACTTCTCAAACTGTTCCTTTTTATATAACCGCCACCGGGTCTCTGGCTCAAAATGTATATGTTATACCCAGATTTAGTTTTTTACAAATTAATAACTTAACATTTTCTCTAACTCAAGATTTAACTTTTTATAAATCTACAAGTGGTTTAGAAACCCTTTCCCAAACAGACAATAGTTATTTGTTACACGAAGGTACTTTTGAAGAATATCCACTATACAAAGCAATAGGAATAGAAGATGAAACTTTATTTATATCACCCGGAGCAGACATATACATAGATCATTTCAATATTCATGTGTATGTTCGCCCTAAAGGTGCTCGTTGGGAGAGGTGGGAAAGGGTAGAAGATCGCTCTGCTTATAGTGCTAAAGATCGAATATATGAAGCCAGATTAAATCCAAATAAAAACTATGAAATTATTTTTGGAGATGGTATAAATGGTACTAAACTTAATAGAGATGATGAGGTTGTGGTGTATTACTTAAGAACAACCCCTAATTCACCCACTTTAGCCTCGGGCTTATTAGACACTTCTTCTTTAATTCCGTTTAATACAGTTCAATATGAAACTATTTTAAGAGATACTAAAAATTTATATGGCTCATATTTAACAAATGAACAATATGATTATGTAAAATTATTTAATCCGTATCCTTCTACAAATTATTCACCAGAAGAATCTGTAGATTCTATAAGAAAAAACGCTCCCAAAATTTTTAGATCTCAAAAACGTTTAGTTACCTTACTAGACTATGAAGCATTTGCCAATGCAAGTTTTAAAAATATTATAGCAAATGCCAAGGTGTTTAATAATGAACAGTTTTTAAGTAATCATATAAAATATTTGTATAATATAGGATTGTCCCAACCACATTTAGATAATCAGGTTTTGTACAATCAAGTTAAATTTGGAAGTAGTTGTAATTTTAACAACATTTACGTTTATACTATTCCATCTCAAAATTCAAAGTATTTGTTACCTTCTCAAAAAGAATATGTACTGTCTGAATTTAACAAATACAAAAACATTACATCTCAAGTGGTTTTAATGGATCCGGAATATTTAAATTTTGATTTTTATGTACAAGTACCCGGAGAAACCCCCTCTATTGAAAAATTAAACCTCAGCAAACTTCGTATTTTTAAAGATTTAAACAATAAAAGATCCAATGCTAGTATTAAATTTGATGTTATCAATGTTATAAAATCAAATTTCTCCAAAGATATTTTAATGTTGGGTAAAGACATCAATATCTTACAATTAACAACAGAAATTTTAGCAGTAGACGGGGTAAAAAACGTACAAACATACAGGTCAGACGCCGGTTTAAGTCTTAATGAAATATCATTTTTAGTATGGAATCCCAAATATCCATTAAATGATGTTGGAGTTTTTACACAAACAGTTTTTTTAGAGGATTTTATGGCTGCTTCTCTATATAGTCTCAACAATTTAAGTGATCGTATAGAAATTGTTGATGTTGGATATGGAGTCAATCTACCAGAATTTTAATTATGATTGTATCTTTTTTAAAAGATAAAAATGTTGGTTATAGTAATATAACTACTTTTAAATTTACACCAGTTATTAGCCCCTCATACACCAATGTTAAGAGGGTTTATTGGCAATTTGGTGACGGCACTACTAGTAAAATTTATTCTCCTTCTCACCTTTACAAAACCCCAGGTACCTATGAAGTTACATTAACAGTTTATAGCTCAGAAGGTGAAATTGTATCCTATTCTTCAACTGTAGTTGTTAAATTATTTTTAAGTGAATCTATTTACTTTCACTTTATACCACCGCCCGTATATGCCGGGCATATAAATCGTTATCCCTTTCGTTTGCATATTTCTTCAGCAAATACTAAAGAGCACTATATAGATCTGGGAGTTCAGTTCTCAAAGTCTTATCAGCCTCTTGATGTTCCTAATAAATGGTCTTTTTTAAGACCACAATGGAATTTTTATGATTTAGATGGTAATCCAGTTCAAAGACTCAAAACTATAGACACCATCATTAAAGCAAATAGTGCTGGAGAATTAGATTCCAACGGATCTATAGTTGTAGGAGTTACGGGTTACGCAGATTTTTATTTTACAGATGATATTTACAATTTTGATTTAGCCTTTGAAGGTGCTCCGTACACAACTATTATAGCCACTTTAGACACATCTGAGGCTCAAGATTTTTCTGTTAAATCTGGATCTAGTTATTTGCCTAGTTTTGCTAATAGTTTAGCTCAAGTAGCTATACCCTATGTAAGTTTATGGAGAACTCCAGATTATCTTAAAATAACTGAAAACGGAAGTTCTTTACACTCCAATCCACGCTGGTCTACAGCAGATATTCCATTAATAATAAATGCCGGGTATTACGAGCATACTGTTAAAGAAGATTATGTAGATGGAAATAATGTTAAATTGTTGTCTTATAATAGTTTTTCACACAATTTTCCACTAACCTCCACACAAACTGTTCAAATATCTACGGGTTTAGTATCTGTAAGCACAGTATATTTTCAAGGAGTTTCGGCTTATAATGAATTTGATGAGCTTACTAGTGTATATTATCCACCAGACTTATTGATAGGATTATCTTCTTTAAGTGCTGTATTTGCACCTACCCCAGAAATTGTATATCTAGATTCTAACCATTTAAAAGTTCCGGGTTATTATAAAGGAACTTTCAACATTCCTGATATTAATACTTTTGGTTATCATGTTACTGCTGCTTTAGCTGTTCCTGTTCCACCATTGTCTGGCAATTATTATAATCCATATCTTTGGATTTCTAACCCGGCAATGGGTCAAGTAGCTAATGTTCAATACTTTTACCAATCTAATTTATCAGCAGCTTTTGGAAAAAATTTAAACAATACACACATTTATTCTTTTGATGTTCCTATAGTTACTACAGGTTTAAGTGGTTTTCATGGAATTTATAGTATAGCAGCTGGCCAAGCTCCTTCTTATCATACATGGTTATTAGACACAGATTTACAATTTTTGTATAAAGTTTCTACTCACGGTCAAATTTTATGTGCAGTTGACATTAATCAGCTTTGTATAAACAATGAAATGCCTTATTTAATAGAAGATAGAGTTTCTCCAGCTACTATGGCTGTAGACAGTAAAAATGATTTATGGATTACTTTAATAGACTCTCATTACACTATCAAAGTTAGCAATCAAGGATCTTTCATGTTGGCTGTTAATCCTTTAATAGATTCTATATCACCTATATTAACCGGATTACCAATTCCATCTAATCTATCTTTAAGTGCCTTTTTATCCTCTGTTTATGACCAAGAATCTAGATTTCCGTCAAATTCTTTAGAAGATGATGTTAATCTTTTTGTGCCTACTTGTGTAGACACGGACATACACGATAATGCTTATATCACATATTCCAATCCATATAGTGCTATGATAGCAAAATATGATCAATACGGGACTTTATTATACACTATAAGCCAAAATAATTTAATAGGTTCACCTCAAGAAATTTTGTGTGATAATAATGATAATTTTTGGGTGTCTCTAATAGGTGATAATGACAGAGAAGCTTCAGATTATATACAAAAAAAGAACCAGTATGGCACCACCTTAGCATCTTACGGACCCTTTAAATATATAAATCATTTAGCAATAGACCCAGAACAAAATTTGTGGTTTACTTATGATTATAATAAGGTAGGTAAAATTACAAATGAAATTTTAGAAGTTGAAACATTAACTTTAACCAGCCAAGATTTTTTAACAAACTCTGAATCTACAGCTTTAGATGGTTTGGCTTGCGATATTAAAGGTAAAGTTTATGTAATAAACTCTATAGAAAACAGAATTTATGTAATAAATTCTAAAACAAATATTTTAGAAAATTCTTTTGTAATTAATCCTCAAGGTTTTGTATTTGAATTACAAAATGACAAACTTTTAACTTTTTATAATAAATACAACAAGTCTGCCCAGGCCCAGGGTGACTGGACTGGGTTTAGATGGCTTAACAAATATGGTAATATAGCCTTACCCAATTTTAACGACACATCAAGAACTGCACAAATTACTGGCATTTCTCGTAAATTAGATTTTTATGTAGACAACTCTGCTGCTTACAATTTATTTAAAATAAATGAAAATTTTAATTTAAGCAAATATTTTAAATCTTTAGCTTTTATACCAGCTTTAGCTGAAAGTAGTTTTTTGTTTGATACATTTTTAAATAATATTTTTAATTTTGATGAAAATTCTGCTTTGGAATGGGGCACCAGACTGTATGAAAATATAAGTAATTTTGTTTTAAATCATACTGACATAGATTTATGTAATATAGATCAAATGTATGATTTATCAGAAATGGTAGACATACCCAATAAAGACTATCAGCTATTTTATCCTGATTCTATTAAAAGACTCATGGATTTAGCCAGTATTAACCCTTCTCGTTTAAGAGGCTCGAAAGAAACCGGTGGCCAATCTTTTTATTCTACAAACAACAATAACGGAGGTTATAATAGGGGCTCTAAAATATCTAGTTCTTATACAGTGGTGGCGGGCACTCCGTTAATTTTACAAGATTTATCTTTAAAATCTTCTTATAAACTAGTATATACTGGGCGTATCAATAAAAATAGAAGATATACTTTAGATACTCTAGTACAATTTTTAAAACTTAAACAGCCATGGCAAAATTATTATAGCTTTTTTGAATATGTCCCTTCTTCAGATGACAAACAAATAGAAGGTGTAATAGATTGGAATAATCCTTTAACTACAATTAGTTATCCAGTTTCTGCTTTTAAAGTTTGGTTAGATCATGAAGGCACTTTAGAAACAATGTTAATTTATGAACTTTATAAAGGATTAAAATTGTTGAAGTAATTTATTTTTTATCTAAATATAAAATACAATGGCATCTTTATCTTCTAGTAATATTTTATTTGTAGGTGAAAGTAGTACGTGGCCCACAGAAACCTACACTACATATCTTTGTTCTCGAGCCATTTCTCCTTCAATTCCTTTTTATCAATCTGAAAATTATTATAGTTTCTTAAAGAATAATTTTACAAATTCTAAACAAATTAATAGTTTATCTTACAACAAAACTTCAGCTTCTTTTTTTAAAGAATACAACCAATGGGGATTAAATGTTTCTTCTAATAATGCTTATTTTACTTGGGATTTAGCCAACACTCGCAAAACCTTAGACATTGGGCCACAGTTTAATTATTTTTACATAAATTATACTCCAGAAACAGACATTTCTTATGCTCGTTATGCTGCATATTTGTTATATCCAACTCGACTCTTTCTTTTACCAGTTAGTTTAACAAAACAAAATGATGGTTGGACTTTAAGCACTTCCTCAGTTTTAGTTAAATCTCAAAAATATTATTTTGACACTTCAAATCCAGAAAAAGATGCTTATTCTCAACACTTATTAGTCAAAAAAACTATACCTACCTTTTTACCACTGCCAGCCGACACTTCTACTAATATAGTATATAATTTAAGTGCCAACCGTTTAAGGGTTAATAGTCCACTTTTAACCTATGAAGAAGCATTGCCCGGAGATTTACTTTCTAAAACTCCAACTCCATCTATTAAAAGTAGAATATTAGAGGATCCTACCACCTTTATTCGCCCAGATTCTACATTTTTTTCATACAATTTTGGATATGATACACCAAATCCAGAATTAAACCCCTTCCCTATTAGCCAAACATTTCCAGGAGAAGACACAATTGCCTTTGAAAGATTTAAACCTTCTTACACAGTTAATTTAAATCAACTATCAGCAAATTCACAAACTTTTTATTTAGTTGAAGATATTTTTAAAAACAATTCTGACCCCTCAAATTACTTTAACTCTGCCAATTCTTTGCTAAATGTTTCTGTAAATTTAAGTTCTTCTTTCCTACAAATATCTAGCAAATATTTTGTGGCTCAGGATGGAATTTATACAGCAGTTTCTGGAATTCCGTATTCATTTTTAGGTTTTACATATCAGGGTGAAAGTTTTTACTTTTTTAACGGCGAAACTTGGTCTAAAAACTTTTCTTTCTTTAAAATTAATGGATCAGATTATCAATTAAACACCCAAATAGCGTCTACTTTAATATCACCCACTACAGCTGGATGGAAAACTACCTATCCACCTCATTATTATACATATAAATCCTCTGTTTTAGCTCCGTCGTTAAATTTAAATTCAAGAACAGATTCCAATTACTTAAATTTTGAATTAAAATTGTCATCTTTTAAAATAAATTCCAGTGCAATTTTAATATGTCCTTATTTTGGATCTGAATATGACTATTTAACCTATAGTTTGTCTTCCAACTGTTTAAGTAGTGAATATTTTGCCCTTAAGTCAATAGACCCTGGCAAGTGGACGTATCCTAAAATATTAGATTTAGAAGTTTTAGAATGTTTTTATGGTCCGGATTTAGATATTCCATATAATTTAAAGGAAGAACAATTTATACCAGCAATTTCAGCTTCTAAAATTTTAATTTCATACCCACGCACACCTTACGGTGAAATTAATTTAACATTAAAAGCTTCTTTAACCTCTGACATCGGAGTTATAGATACTCCAGAATACACTATTGTAAATTTAGCTTCTGGTTCTAAACAAAGTTCTTCTGGCACTCCTATATTTTTAGAAAAAATAAAAGACGAACAAGGAATTTTTATAGTTTCATGTTCCCATCTTACAGCGGATCCAGGATTTCCTACAAGAGACTTAACAAATACCTTTATTAATTGGTCTTTTGAGCCAGAGTTTATTCAAGCTAGAATGCATACCTTAGATTTAAGTGGTAATGAACTGCTTGAAATAGACCCAACTGCAGTTTTAAACTTTGCAGAAGATTCTCATACTGTTAAATTTTCTAATTTAGGACTTAATACAATTGTTGCTAGACTTTCATCTGCAAAATATAATGAAATAGCATATTTGCCTAGTGCCCCGTCAGTTTTTAATCCGTTTAAAGATCGTAAGTTTAACATAGACATATTAAAACCTCTAGACAATTTTAATAGAACTCGGACTTTAGCCTTATCTGCTGGAGTTTTATTTGATGGAACAGTTTATAATGTGCCTTCTGGTACTAAAATTTGTTGGAAATGGAAATTTAACAACAATTACGACCCAGCCACCACTCCTATTAAGGCTTATTATGAAGAAAGTAATGTAAAAATTCCATATGAATATGGAAATGGATTAGATGCTACCTTGTTAAGTTCTATTTATTTAGAAATTACTCCCGGAGAATCTAATATTTTTACATATATTCCAGTAGATGTTTTTGTAGAGAATTTGTCTTTAGATCCATTAGTACGCACATCTTATTCATTTTCTTTAGATGCCTTTCCGGGTCGTAAAATGTTAAACTCAGATTTTGCCATTACATATGCAAATTACGCTTCTGCCAACTATGCCATAGGTAATCCGGGAACAATTTGCAATACTGGAGAAAATATTTTCTCTGTAGTAAGGGCGGCTAGCTCTAGTAATGTTTTTTATTTAGAAAAATCTACTCAATTAGGCGGAATGTCCGTAGATAATAGCTCTACAACATATGTATGGGCCATTTCAGATAATGCAGGCAATTATACATCTGTAAGCAGCACTTCTGCAGTTTACGGATTAAACATAAATGCAACCATTACAACAATTACCTTAAGCTCACTCAATGCTTTAGCACCCTCTTGGGGGTTAACTGAAGACTTTTTAAGCAAATTTCCTATCAATTATAGACACAATTTAGCTACTACAGTTACATTCTATACTCCCCCAGCTTCAGAATTTAATAATCCTCTAGATTTTAATTTATTTCCCAAGTTCTCGTGGTATATTGATTCTAATAAAGTAAAAATATTAAGTGCAGACAATTTTTCTTTAAGTCAAGGTAATTCTGCATATGACAATCGTTTATCTAACACCCAATCTTACTGGATTAGTGCAAATAAAATATTTCCATTGTATAATGTTTTTTATGGTTCTACTAAAACATTTTTATCATCTGTAAGTTCTTCAGTTTTTGAATTAGAAATACCAGTAAATTCTGATTTTAAAAATGTTTCCGGGTTACAAATTCATTTACAAGGATTTAACGACATAATATATCCCAACTATTCTCTTAATTATGTAGTACCCGAAAATGGAAATTTAGTAACTAAGGTCCTTCAAACAACTGCTGCTACATTTTCATCTTTAATATCCTCTGATGTTTTTAAAAATAATCCTACAATTGTACCATATTCTGGATTACCAACTTTAACATTTTCTCTTTGTACTCTATCAGCAGCTTTAGATTATAATAGAGATATTTTAATTGAGCAATCATTTTCTACGACACTTTCAGGTTCTCCGGTTGTACCTATAGACAACACCGGCACCGTCACCTACAAATTGTCTTCTAAATTCTGGCAAACATTTATAGAAGTTCCGGCAGTTTCTGGAATTAGTAAGCTAATTACTTTGTCTATTGGTGACGCTTATGAACCCGGATATGTTAGCCCCAATTCAGTTTCTTTAATAAATGTTACACCCACAGAAATGTCAGTCAAAATGGGCATTACCCCAGACACTTTCTCAAATTATTCCAGTTCTGAGTATTCAGGTGAAAGAAACCTTTGGAATAGTCTATCTTTTTACAACACAGTAACTGGATATTCTCCACAAACATTCTTTGCTTACACAACAGCTATAACACCACAACTTTATATATCAGATTATATTACAACAGTAAATTCTAGTTTTTATATTGTTTATGACACTGCCGGAGAAACTCCAGACAATCAAATTGTTTTATACAAAACTTATTTTGACAATTCTGGAAAATATGTAGTATCTTACAAAAATGAAGCAGTTTATTATAACTTTACTACACCGGGAGTTTATTTTATAAGGTATGAAATTTTTTATAGTAATGGCCAGGTAGTAACTGGAACTTTTCCAGAACCAGTTACAGTTTTAGAAGAGTGGCCTCAATATTATCAAGAAGACATTAGAACTCTTAATGAAGATGTTTTGGTTCTGCCATATTCTTTAGATCAAATAAACATACAACCCAATGAATGGGGTGAGGCGGACATTTTTAACACAAGTATAACTAGATTGTATGAATGTTTATCTTATCTACAAGGCAACAGCCAATCAATTAACACAAAATTTCCAACATCTGTAGATGGATGGTTAGGAGCAAACAAAAATCATAAAGACCGAGGCATAGCCTGGTATACCAAACATTTTACCGGTCAAGAACATCTATACCCGTATGAAGCAACTACAAATGGACAAGGATTAGCCGTTAGTGAGGGAATTTCTTTCTTTACAAATATAACAGACTTAACTTCTTTTGAAAAATATTTGTTTGTATTAGATGATGGAAATTTAAAAATATTACTCAATGAATATTACATTCCTCGAGAAATAATTTTTGACAATTCTGCTGAGTTTAAAAATGAATTTATATCAGCCAATTCTATTTGTGCAGGCGAAAACATAAACACTTTATATGTATGTGACACCCCTCGCAATAAAATTGTAAGAGTTGATTTAGATTATGACAATTTGTTGTTTAATTTTTCATTAAATGTGGGATCTTTTGGTTCTTTAAAAGAGCCAAATAAATTTAATTCTCCTACATTAGTAAGTTACGCCAATAATAGTGTTTATGTTTTAGATTACAATAACCGATGTGTCAAAGAATTTTCTTCAGATTTAAACTGGATACACACTTATTACAATTCTAACTTTGAAACGGAAAGACCATTGACATTTGCAGTTCACTCCGCAGATCATTTAAAGGATTTAGTTTATATTTTAACTTCTGAATTAAATTTTTATGTTTTAGACAAAGCTTCTTTAGCTCCAGTTTCTGTTATACCACTTCCAGAATTAAAAACATTTTTATCAATAATATATGGTGAATATAATTCTGAAGAAATTATCGAGCAAATAATTTTTGAAGAAGGGGGTAATTTTATCTATATAAAAACTAAAGATTATATATTTAAATATACTTTAACTGGATTTTATATTGGTAGCTTAAAATTAGACTATACTATTAAATCTATCAAATCCTATTTTAATAAAAATATTCTAGCAATTACCAATAAATCTATAGTTAAAATGCAAGATGTTACAAGCTTATTTAAAATAGGCGAGGGGTTGCCAACAAATTATTGGTCTTTAGATCAAATTTTATTAAAAAGAGACGATTTTGCAGATGACAAGAGTTACAATCTTAGTTTATTAAAAATGAATCAAAACATTAAAATGTTTAGAAACATTTTAAATTCTCAATTTCAAAAATTTATAGATCCATACAGCAAAACTATATATTTTGGTTTAGTGCCTATATCTAAATTAGACCAACCTACTTTGCATCCAGATGTAGAAAATGACAACATTAAAATAGCAGTCAACGAATTACATATACCCCAAGTTTTAAATCGTGAATTTTCTAAAATGTATAAATCTTTAGCTAAAATAGCAGATTTTTTAACTATTAAAGAAGCAGCCAACACACGCACTGAGGGTTCTGGTGCTTATGTAGAATGTCCGGAGCCGTTTTGTTGGTCCTGGAAATCTACCTCAAGTGGTAATTTAAACATACCAACTGTTAAAATTTGTGGAATTAACCCCATAACATATACAGAGTTAGATCCAAACTTTCCACTGAATTATGCCCCGGGTAAAAAATGGTCTGAAGCAGTGTCTCCATGCTGCAACGGAATTAAAGTAAATAAACTGGAATAAATATTAAAAAAATATGAGCAATCGCTTTCATTCTAAATATCACCGTCATAACCACCACACCAACACAAGTGGTATTAATCCAGATGCTGGACATGATCCAATAGCCAGCCCAGAGTCTCCGTTTTTGGGTGATTTTATTTTGAAGGGAGCCCTTAGTGCTCATAATAATGCAAATACATACGGAGCTTGTTTTTATGGAAGTGATACCGGATTGGTTACCCGCGGAGAACACTCCCTCAAAGGATACGGAAATGCTTGTATTGTAGGAGATTTATTAGTAACTGGATCTATTAATAGTAATTTTGTTCAAACTTCAGCAGGAGCTTTAGTATTGCCCCCTACATATTGTTTTGGAACAGGCTTAACAGAATCAGTAGGATCACAATTTAATACAGTAAACTTAAATATAGACAATAATACATTAGTTTTAGACAACAGCCAACGTATATCTGTGGCTTATAAGACTTTTTATGATTCTTTATGCTCTTTAGCAGCTCTGAGCAATACTAGTGGCATACAAGTTAGTGTATACGGCAATGTTAATTACTATGAATTTGATCGTGGTTTACAGGCAGTTTTAAAATGTTCCGTCGGAAGTACTTCCACATACACAGTATCTGCTAAAGTAGACAATTCTACTATTGTGTATAATGAACAAGGAGCTTTATCTTTGGCTTCAACATATGCTTTTGGAGCAGGACTCTCTTCTAATACATTCAACAATACAGTTAACGCTTATGTAGACAATTGTACGATAAAACTAAACAATTCTGGTCAAATAGCTGGAAATTATTGTTTTAACGGCTTAAATAGTGGATTAACACTAGGCTCTACCACCAATTCAGTCAGTGCTAATGTAGACGGTTCTTCAGTTTTAATAAAAGACGGCAAAATTGTCTCTGGTTACACTATAGCAAGCAATAGTGGTTTAATATGTTCTGCTGGCACCACATCTTCCTTACCCAACCTGGCTGTTAAAGTAGATAATTCCACAGTTCGGATCAATGAATCAACTGGTCAATTAGAAACATTTGGTTTATTAAAAACAAATTTACCGTCTTCTCAGACTCAATTAGTAGGAGGAAATGTTTCTTTTACAGGGGTGGTTTCGGCTCAAAATATTACCTTTAAAGACGGGACAATTCTAGAAACCTCCTTTAATTCTAGACCCACAATTACAAATTTAGCTACTCACTTAGGCAATCTTCAAACTGGTGTAGTAACTACATCAGATAACAGGGTATTGGCTTGGGGAGCTAATTCTCACCTTGCCCCTGGAACTAATAGAACTCGGGTATGGCCACCCATCAGTCTGCCCTTTAATGGAAATTATTTATTAAAAAATTTACAAAACAATATTAAGATTAAAGAAATTGTTCACACCGCTCATGTTACAGTGGCATTATTAACGGATGGAACCCTGTGGGCGATGGGTTATAATACAGCTGGTATGTTAGGGGTAAACCAAACTTACCCAGACCCTAAAACCGGGCTTCCGGTTCATTATAGTCGATTATTTCAATTTTATAAAGTACCTATACCCGACAATCTTTTTATAGAAAAAATTGTAGTGGCAAGTTCTTATAATGAAAATTTAAAAAGAGTAGAAGCGGCCTTTGGAGCTATAACCAATAATGGCCGAGCGTTTGTGTGGGGATTTAATTATCGCAATATGTTTGGAGCACCGGATTATTCCGGTGCACTTTACGGTCAAGTAGTCACTACTCCAGTAACACCCCAAGGAGTGTCTGGACCATTCATGTCTGGGGTAAAGAAAATATATTTTTCATTTGAAGCAGATCCAACCAGAACTATATACACATCTTATAATGCTTCTTCTAATACTTTACCATTTTGGAAAGGCAGTTGTCATATTTTAAAAGATAATGGAACAGTTTATGCTTCTGGGCTTAATAGATATTATCAATTAGGAGTAGGGGTAAATGCTCAAGACACAGATTGGAGAAAAGAAATTAGAGGATTTGTTCAATGTTTAAACGGAGACCCAAATAGTGGTAACGCTCCCTTAACAGATATTATAGACATAGTAAACGGTAATCATTATCACTGGCAATCTACCTTCCTTTTAACATCTGCTAAACAAATAAGAGTTGCAGGCCTCAACGGGCCACATTGGGCTTTGGGAAGTCTTTCTGCTCAAAACGTCTCAGTTAATCAACCAGCTTTAGACAAAGATTCTGTATATAATTCTTTTGTAACCATCCCAAATTTAAATAATGTTTTAGAATTTAAAGTAAGTGGTGGTGGTGGAGAAGTGAATAATACCATATCATGTGCTACATTTGCAGCTATAACAACAGACGGGTTTTACGGCTGGGGAAGTAACAATGCAGGACAACTTACCGGTGACTATGCAGTAGCTGGAGTTTTAGGAGCACCTAACAATGTAATTAAGGTACCTACTAAAATTACTTCTTTTGGATCTGGTGCAGATCAATTAGGAGTACCCACTAAAATTGTTCCTTCGCGGGTTGTTAATAATAGTACTGGTTTACATTTATTGGGAGTTATAACTTCTAATGGATATTTACATTTAGCAGGATATAAAAACCCAGTTCAATATTCTGATTTTGTAAACTTTATAAGACCAAGCTCTTTTAGAACAGTTCCTATAGCAAATGTAGTTAGAGCAGAATTTTGTGCAGATGCAACTGGTTCAATTATTAATGGTATTTTAATACAAGACATTTATTCTCGAGTATTTTTATATTGCTTAGAAACCAATAGTGCATTTTCAGGAGGTTCTACAGATTTTGTATACCCACCCACAGACTTTTCTACTTATTTAGCTTAATTTTTTTATGAATTCTTCACGATTCTCCGGCACCTTGACTCTTAATCCCAGTCAAAGTGCTTATGATGTTAATATATCTAATAAATTAGCTCCTTATGAATTAACTATCAATACACGATACTCTATACCAGTTAATTCACGGGTATATCGCATAGAATATAATTTCGATGACGGTTCTGAACCTTTAATTCAAAAATTAAGACCAGTATTTGCCCAAACAGACAGAAACCTAGCCATTTCTCAACAAATAGGTGATCCTAGAAATTATCCAGTAACTAAAAAATTTTACCTACAAGAAGAATTATCAAAAACTTTCAACATTACTGTCAAAGTATTTTGGGTTCAGTCTAAAAATTTACAAAATTTAAATTATATAACTTATAAAATTAATTTAAACCTTTCTGCTCCTTCTTTAGATTCTGAAACTGTTAATAATTATTTTTCAGATTTACAGCTAGCATCTACTCGAATGTTTGGTTTAGATAATTCTATTTTATACAATTTTGAAAGCTCTGATCCAGATTGCTTATTGCCAGTTTTGGTAAAATGGAAAAAAACTAAACCAACAATTCCGAGTGTTTTTACTCAAAACGTACCAACATTTAGACCCTATAAAATATTACCACCGTTTTTAAATATTAACCCAGAATAATGAACACTTATAATCAAAATTTAACAACTGGAGAGCTGTGGTTAAGAACTTTAGATGGTACTAAACAACCAGCCAGTGTTAGTTTATCTGGAATTTACTTAAAATATGCGTCTGTTTATCCTACCTTTTATAATGAACTAACTTCTAATCAAATTCGAAGATTTGATACGTTTGAGGATTGTATTTTTATAGAAACCCAGTCTGGTTATATTTTTGAAAAGGTATCTTTAGAAGATAATTCTTATAAACCATTTAATACTACTAATTTATATACACCCATTTATTATAAACAAACTGGATCTTTGGTTTACGGGACATCTACCGATTATTGGTATGATGCAAATTCTAAAAAGGTATATTATGCTTATATTTTATCCTTAGATGAAAATAAAAACTTTTCAGATAGATTTAGTTTTGTATTAATAGTTAATCTCTTTGATTGCAAAACTGGTTCTTTGCAAACAGTTTTATTTCACCGTATTTCTTTAGCTTTTAGCTCTGCTCGCAATTGGTCTCCGTTTAATGCTTACATAGAATCACCCAAAATTACTCGCAACTCAGACACTGGAAGATATAATATTTCCTTTTTACTTAAAAATGAAACAAAAGAATTTGGTTTAATAAGCATTAATTTGGCAGAAAGTCATTCTGTGTATTATGATAAATATAAAGTAGAAGAAATTAATTCTTATCTTCCTTATTTAGCTATAGACGAAAATCGATTAGAAGAAGGGGCTTATGATCCAAATATAGTTCAGCCTTATAGAGTGTTAACTGTATCTTCTTTTCTCAACAAACAAGATCCGGCATATCGTTTAAGGTTTATACGAGTTTTTCCAGAAATTTCTGTATACGATTCTCTCAACCTAGAAAACTACGAAGAAATTACGTATTTGGCTATAGAGTAATTGTTTTTAGGATAAATATTACCAAATGGCAGACGTAAGAATTACAGATTTAACCAGGTCACGCGCCCTATCAGGAAATGAGTTATTTGTAGCAGCTTCCTGTTTAGCTTCTTCTCCTACTACTCAAGGTGTATCTGCTTGCGTAATTTTAAATTACGTATTAGCTAATAGTCCATATACTTTTGGAACTAATTTGTCTTGTGTGGGTTGGGATGACCTCTTGCTTCAACCTTGTTTTGTAGCTACAACTAAACCCCACTACAACATTATTCCACCCAACACTCCGTTTGATGATGATAACACCACTCAAAGTGCTTATTATTCTAACATCAACGGCGGTATTGGTAATATAGTGTGGGGAAGTCAATCCAGCGTATTGGGTGGGTTGTGTAACGTTGTAGGCAACGATAATAGTGTAGTTGTTGGGGGTAAATGTAACCAAATTGGAGTAGCTGGTGGTGTTGCCATTTCTAATTTATCATTCATTGGTGGTGGAGCTTATAACTGTGTAAACGGCGGTGGGTCTGTCGTGGTGGGCGGAGTTTGTAACTACACTAGAGGTTGCTATTCATCCATCTTAGGTGGATTAAACAATCAAACTTCTTCAAGCAGTACAAAATACACCAGCATAGCAGCTGGTCGAAACAACACAGCTAGTGGTTGTTATAATATCATAGCCGGAGGCGCTTATAATAAACTTTGTGACAGTGCAGCCTATTCCACCATAGTAGCTGGGTGCAGTGGAGTAGTTGCTTCTTCTTATTCTGGTGTATTAGCGGGTAAACAAAATGTAGTAAACGGAGAATGTAGTGGAATTGTGGCCGGCCAATCTAATACCAATTGGGGCACTGCTTCTGTTATTGGTGGAGGATTTGGAAACATAACATGTGCTCAATACAGTGCTGTAGTAACTGGTTTAGCTAATCAGGCTTTGAAAGATTACAGTGCCATTGTTTCTGGTTCTGGAAACTGTGTAGACAGCAACTCTTCTGTTATAGCCGGGGGTGCAAACAACTGTGTAGTAAATGGATTTAGATCTATTATAGGAGCGGGCAACAGTAATAAAACTAATGCTGATTATTCTGCTATTTTAGGCGGAAATCAAAACATCATCACCTCTTCTGGGATCAACGGAACCATTTTAAATGGTTCTTCAAACTGTGTTGCCGGGTCTTTTGGATTAGTGGGCAGTGGATCTGGTAATGTAGCCGGGGCATGTGCTGTTGTGGGGTCTGGAGTTCAAAACTGTGCAGATGTTGGTTCTTTTATCGGATCCGGCACCTTAAACGTAGCAACTGGCTCTAATTCATCTATAGTCGGAGGTTGCTGTAATAATGTTTCTGGTAACCGTTCTTCTGTTTTAGGTGGCAGTAGCAACACTGTCTCTGGAGACAATACATTTGTTTTAGGTTGCAACATAAATGCTACAGCTTCTAATTACACCTATGTTAATAATTTAAGTTCTAGATGCAATTTACAAACAGATTTTCTTTGTGGTAGAATAGTATGTGCAACAGATTCTGTCAATGCCGCTAATATAGTTAATACACCAACAGTATGTGCTACTACAATAGTAAGATCACCTTTAATTTGTGGAACTTTAAATGTATTTGCCCCGACAATATGTGGTACGACTTGTACAGATACACCATGTTCTAAATATCAAATAGCAGTTGGCACTATTTGTACTAGCTCACCGATAATCTGTGGCACTTCTTGTGTACAAACTGGATACCTTAATTCTTCCGGCAATATATGTGCTACAAGTTTAATCAGTGGCAATATTACTGAAGGTAGAACCTGCTCAACCGCACCGATAGTATGTGCTTCTAGTTGTGTTCAAACTGTATGTATAAAATCCTCAGATGGTATTTGTGCTACTAATACATCTAGTGGCAACGTAATAGAGGGCAGAACTTGTGTAATTACACCAGTAATAAGTGCCACATCTAGCATAGGAGCATTAAATCTTGTAGCAACCTCTAGCATTACTTCTCCTATAATAAATGCTACAGCATGTTCTATAACACCGTTAGCCAGCAGTGTCTGCACAATAGTAACTAATGTAACCTTAGACACTCTTTACATCAATAAATGTGTATGTTCCAGCGGAACTATCTTAATGTGTAATAAAGACATTATCATTCCCTTTGGTACAACGGGTCGTATATTGAGTGGTGGGATAGATATTGCAGATCGTTTTTTCGGTGGTGGGTCTAATCCGGCAGTTATTTCTATTAATAGTAAACAAGGAGTTATATCCAAACTAGCTATAGACGACACTTGCAACCTTTCAAGTTGTTTAAATGCTTTAAGTGCGGGTTTGCAAGGAGTACAAAGTACAGGGGTAGCTTCTATTAATGGAAAAATTGGAGTTATATCTAAACTAGCTATAGACGACACTTGTAATCTCTCTTCATGCCTTGGAACTATATGTTCATTGGCAAAATGTGTAGATGCCACTAATTTTGTTACAGTTACAGTTCCAGTCACCGCGAGTGGTGAGTTTATCAGAGTCAAAGTTAATGGCACAGATCGTTTAATCCGACTTTGGAACGGGGCTTAATGTGTAAGTATTGAAAGTTAATTTAATATGCCTAATCAATTTCTATCAGAGCCGCAAATTCTTACTAACAGTGCCGCCGTATCTGGCAATTTTACAGTAGGTGGAATTTTATCTGCTAGTCGTGTTTGCTCTTTGAATTATACAGGCAACGTCGTTCGTTCAGTTGCTGGAAAAACTGGAGATGTAACATTGACTCTAGCCGACGTGCCTGGGGCACCTACACCCGGTAACTCTTCACCATCATCTTTAGGTTCTGCGTCTCCTGGCGCTTTATCTACCTATGCCAGAGCAGATCACGTTCACCCGGCTAGCTTGACTAGTACACCGGCGTTAGAAGATAATTCTAGAAACATAGCATCTACAGAATTTGTTAAATCCCAAGCCCACACTGGAAATATGTGCAGTAGTACACCAGGCGGTAACAGTGGTACAGGTTCTTACAATTCAGCTGGCAATTATAGATTTGCTTTAGGTTTACACTCTCACCCACCAGATTCTACAAAAATTGATGTGACCGGTGGCACTTTCACCGGAGCTATTACCGGCACTCAAGCAACATTTTCTTATGTTAGTGGAAGCTGCATTCAAGGTGACGGTTCTTTATTAAGAAATGTTTTTGGCACAGACACAACCAAGATGCCCCTTGCTGGTGGTACCTTTACCGGTCCTGTAGTTGGAACCAATGCATGTTTTAATACTTTAAGTGGCGGATTAGTTCGTGGTGACGGTTCTCTATTAACAAATGTTTTTGGAACAGATGTGACCAAAATGCCTCTTGCCGGTGGTACATTTACAGGCCCGATTATAGGCACCCAAGCCTGTTTTAACACTTTAAGCGCAGCCGTATTACAGGGTGACGGTGGGCAATTGCGTAATGTTTTAGGCCCAGCTGCTATATTACAATTAGCAACTTATGACGTCTCAAATTGTGCCTCAGCGGCTCAACAAATTGGTCACGTTTTAGGACCTAAAAACAATGAGTCCTTAGTGATTGGATATTATTCTTGTAGTAATGGTCCTAGCTCCGTAACCTTAGGAAATTCTGCTATAGGAAATGTAGACGCTGTAACAGTTGGCATAGCAGCATGTGCGGGGTTAGACTCTGTGGCAATGGGTTATAACGCAAAGGCTGCTGTTTCAGCTATAGCCATAGGTCAACTTACTAATGCGAGAAATAATAGTACAGTAATAGGATCTGCAGCCGGTGCGTGCTTAGATAGTATTTCTATAGGTTTAAGAGCTCAAAGTTCAAACTGTGGTTTATCGATCGGTAACTTTACAAATTCTGGTGGATGTGGTGTGGCAGTCGGTCTTTATGCAGATGGTTGTGTCGCTGGTACTGCTTTAGGTGCGTTCGCGGACGGTAGTAATCAAGGCGTCGGTGTTGGTGTAGGAGCTTGTGGGGAGCAGTGTGGGGTGTCAGTTGGAGCTTGTTCTTGTGCTACAGATGGTGGTGTTGCAGTTGGTCATAACGCAAAAAGTAATTTTGCTGGTGTTGCTATAGGAAGAGATTCCTTTTCTGCACAATGTGGCACTGCCTTAGGACATGAAAGCTGTGCTAATGATTGTTTCTCCGTGGCGGTCGGATATTGTTCCATAGCAAAGGAGTCAGACACCGTAATAGGTACATGTGCTCTTGGAGCTGTTTCTTCAGTTGCTATTGGTGAAGCCGCCATCTCTTCTCATGCTGCTATTTCTATAGGATATCAAGCTAAAGCGGCCACACATGCAGTTGCTATTGGATCTTTATCAGAAGCAATTTGTGAAGGATCTGTTGTGGTGGGAGATGGAATTAAAGCAACAGCTAATAACCAAATTTTAATAGGTTGCGGCGTCGAATCTACTTCTAATAATTCTACTATTATCGGCTTTAAGGCTAAAGGAACTGCTCACGGTGGTACCTCTGTAGGAACTGAAACTATAGCTGGATGTGAAAGTGCTACAGTAGGATCAAATTCTTGTTCAGATGGCTATTCTGTAGCTATGGGCAATTTAGCCAGATCTAGTAACTATTCTGTAGCTCTTGGTTACAACTCTTCAGCAGCTAACGAGTCTATTGCTATTGGTTCTCGTAGTAGTGCTTCTGTCTGTTCCTTAGCAATTGGTATTTGTATTAATGCCAATACCAATTCAATGAGTATTGGTCAAAATGTTAATACCACCTCATCTAGTACAGCTATAGGAAGATGTTCTACAGCATGTCAGTATGGAACTGCCTTTGCGGAAGGCAGCTATGCTCAAAAGTGTAGTTCTGCTTATGGATATAATAGCTTGGCTTGTACTGGATCAACCTCTATTGGTTGTGGTGCTTGGGCCCGTTGTTATGGGACAGTGTTAGGATCTAATTCTGGTGCAACTACTTGGGGCTCTATAGCAATTGGTCCAGACGCGAAAATAAGAGGTCTTTGTGTAAATGATGTTAATGACACTGTAAAAGCTGGATTCAGTATTCCTTCTATTCCTTTAGATCCAAGCAGCTCTCCTTTATTCAATAATACAGCTAACAGCATATTTTTAGATTATTGTTCTTTTATTCATCACGCAGCTGTAGCCAAAACTATAAATGGTTCAGAAGTCATATGTGACATTGGTTTAGGTTATAATATAGACGTTTCTTTATTTGCACCAAAAACTAATGTATGTGGTTGCGGTATTCCAACAGACACTGTTATTACAAGTGTATATAAAGATGAAGCATGTTTAGGAAGTCCCATTCCGGGTCAAAACAATGTCAACAGAGCATGGCATTGCGACGGGAGATATCGTATAGTTTTGTCTAAAGTGGCTAATGCTTCCATAGATAATACGTTACTTAAATTTACCCATCCTTTCATTTGTTATAATGATGCAGCAATAGATGGCGGATCTAGTATTTTGTCTATTTGTTCTACAAGTCAAGAACCTTTAGTAGGAACTTACACCCAATCAAAAAATTTATCAATTGGCGCCTTTGGGTGTATGGCAAATTCTTCTAGCTCTTTAGCTTGTGGGTTTGAATCCGGTTTAATAGATGGATACGCTCCCGGAGTCAGTACATCTACAGCTTGTATTACTCAGGTGCCAACATTCCCAAGACAACCTCGCAAAATTGTAACAGACAACACCGGATTTGCTTACATTTTTGAAGATGATAACAGCTCTGGTGACTTGGGGGCTATACGTAAAGTTAATTTAGCAACCGGTGCAACTTCTACTATTGTTGGAGCTTCGGTCAATTCTGCAGCTAGCAATTCTATAGGACCAATTATTTCTAGAAATCAATCTAGTCGCTATTCTACTACAACTGACGGAGTTTATGTATATGTTACAGATTCCATAGATCATGTAGTTTTCAAATTAGAAATAGCAACCGGTAAAAGATCTGGTTTAACTATTAACAACGCCGCGGGGATTAATTCGGGTCTTAGTGGTATATCCGGTTTCGTAGGAGAAATAGGTATACCTTACATTTTCAACAATATTACAGGTTTAACAAGTGCTCAATACTACGCACCCAAGCACATTAATTATGTTACTGATGGAGCAGCCACACCAAAAAGGTATTTAACTTTTGCAAATTCTAAACGCTTTCCGACTGTAATTAAAACAGATTATGGAGCAACTACTTTAAATTCTAATAATGCGACCGCTTCAGAATTAATGTTGGACGGAGATTTTGGTCCTTCTTATGGTTTTGTAATTTGGGATGTGGAAGTAAATGCAGCTGGGGTTGGGCTTAGTGTGACTCCAAGGGCTTCCTTGAGCAAAGTATCTCGTAGAGGTGATCAATCTGCTTTAGATAATAAAACTATTACAGAAATAGTAAATTTAACTAGAGACCCGGCTGGAAACATTTTTGTTGCTGCCAGAGCAGCAGCAACCCCGACAACTACATACGATGCTAAAAACTTAAAAGATGCAGGTACAATCTTAAGTGATTTAATTATTAAAATACCAGCCGGTACAACTGCATTTTTACCAGCTAATACATATAGTTTAGCAAAATCTTCTTATGCAGTATCTAACAACACTGCAATTCACGGAACAGCATATCCTAATTTAAGATATCCGCAACAAATGACTATAAGCCCTCGTACTGGAGAACTTGTAATCGTAGATTCCAACATACACGGTGACCAGCAATTGGGAAATGTTAAAGGAGTAGCTCCGGCCGGAACCATGAGATCCCGCGCAACTTTAACAACTGAAGGAGCACCAACCAGTGTCTACAAGGTAACTCAACATGGATATAAGAGATTAATCTCTCCTTTAAGACCAACCCTTCCAGCTAGCCATTTTGGCAGTACGTTATCTTCAAATAATTTAGGAGCCAGTGAAGCGGACCATCGTTATGGAGTTGGTATCACGATGGATAATAATGACAACATTTATATATCTTGTGTAAACAACGGTACTATACATTGCTTGTCTGCAGTTGCCTTAGATGATGTGTATGGAAATCATTCATATATACAGATCTGGCCAGCTTTTGCAGGGGTTGGTCAAACCACTGTTAACCCTTCTTGGCCGACTAACGTTTATAATTCACCTCAAGCTGCTTTGATTACAACTTTCTTCCAACCTCGTGGATTAGCAGTTGATAGTAATGCTAGAATTTTATACATAGCCGACACTGGTACAAACACTATTAAGAGAATGAACTTGGTAGATCGCACAGTAACTCTCTTAGCCGGTGCTTTGCCTCATGACGTAGACGGAAGTTACCAAGATGCCAGTTCTGGGTCTGCTTCTAGGTTTAAAGCTCCTTACGGTTTAGCTTTAAGTTCTAATGGAAGATATTTATATGTCACAGACACTTTAAATTATAGAATTAGACGAGTAGACACTGTAACCGGAGCCACCGTTACAGTTGCTGGCAATAATAACAGTGGAAGAATAGATGGAGGGCTTGATTCTATAGATTCTGCTGCTTTAATTACAAATGAATCGCCCAGGTTCCTAGGCCCTAGAGGCATCGCTATCAAAGAAATATCTAACACAGAAACACATCTTTATGTAACAGACACATCTATAGTTGGATCTCCCGCTGTAGCAGCTAATCTCTCCTTTAACACACCTTCTGGTAATCCCAATGTAGCACCAACTTTATTAAATCAAGGAAGTTCTATAAGTTATGTTAGAAAATTAGTTTTGACAACAAGCGTGCCTAGAGCTGGTGGAGTTTATGACATAACTCGAGTTAGAGTATCTACTTTAGTTGGAGGCACTTCTTTAACAGATCAAATTAATCGCGGATTTGGTTATTATTACCCCGCAAATCCACGAACAAGGTTACCAGCTCAGAGAATTGGTTTATATGATGCCAATGGTATTTCTGTAGATCCTAGTGGTAATCTGTATGTTTCTGAAACGGCCAATTCAACTATTAGAAAAATTTCTCCTGATGGATTAGTTTTAGATTATTTAGGCTATTCAATGGCTTTGAACAACAGACCAGCTTCTGCAGTTCCTATAGTAAATTCTGTAGCATATCCATCAACTAACGCATCCTTCAACAACGCTCGTCATCCCAACAATGGAGACTGGTTTGAAGTATTTTCTGGTAGAATATCCGGTGTAAACATGTTGTCAGCCCACCCACATCATGCTTACCTTAAATTACATAATGTAATGTCTGGCCCGGGAGAATTTGTTTTCTACCACAACATCACCCAATTAACATGGGGAACTCAAACTAATGCTGCTTCTAATCAGTTATATGTCTTGACATCTTCTCCAGATCTTGCCAGTGCCACAACTACATTCCAAACAGCTAGCAGCCACACAGTTTTGGGATCTTCTCCAACTTTCTGGGGATGGAATACTCCGGCTCCAGCCAACAATTCCAGTGGTAGATATAGAAACGCGGTCCGCATGTTGAACACTGGACCTTACATGAATCCACATGATGGATTTAGCAGAACTATTGTAGGTAGTGTAAACTATAACAGATTATTAGATTCTCGTTACGGTTTATACGGTTCTTTAGTAAATTGTATGGGTTTAGCGGGGCTCTACAAAAATGCAGCTTTTGACGGGGCTGGATTAAATGGCTTGTTCTTATTAGATGTGTCTAAAGACGACAAAGTTGGTTTATTACGTAGAATAGATCTACCTGTCTCTGCCACAAGGGTTTACAGCCTCAGTACAGTTTATGGTAACCCGTATGCAGTACCCAATTCAACTCCAATAAACACAACCATAGCCAATTTAAGACCAGTTGCTATTATTGATAATTTAGCACCCAAAATTTCATTCTCTGCTCCGAAATATCCAATTAGAGACTTTGCTGTAGTTAACAGTGGAAACGTTGTAACTCAAGTTTATTTCTCTGATACTAAAAATGATGTTATCAGGCGTTATCACACCAGGTCACAGGTAATTGAAACATATGCTGGTGTGGCCGGATTACCAGATGAAGATCATCCATTCAATCCCTACATTAATCCTATCACCTTAAAATATGGCAGAACTAGCTCAGGTTTATTTGCTACAGACAGACACCTGCACGGTGAAGTGGGCACAGCCGGGACTAACACTCCATTTGATTTTGCTGATCAAGGCGGTGTCAGACCATTTGCCGGTGGTTTATTACCGTTCTTTAACCGTCCACGTGGTCTAACTTTAAATTCAAACTTTGATACTTTATATGTGGCAGATAGCATGGACAATGCTGTAAAACGTATAAATTTAACTACTAATACAATTAGTCCAAACTTAGCCGGAAGCTTAAGTGCTATTCCCCAGGCTTTTTGGGCTAATTCTGGAGCCGATGCTATAGCTAGAACCAAGTATTATGATTTTGAAGTACAAAGCCCGTCTTCTATAAATAGAATTCCATCTAGCCTCGATCTTAACAATTTAAGAGGAAACGATTCTTTACTCACAATTAATTCGTTACGTTTTCGTTCCTCAGGTGTATTGGCTCCTACTTATTTGAGTAGAACATTTGCCAGTGGAAACCGCAAAACATGGACCTGGAGTGCTTGGGTTAAACGCGGAACTTTATCTACAACTACACCTCAAGTTTTATTTGCCCCCACAGCAGCTACACCAAATTCTGAATTTTCAGAAGGTTATATTTATTTTGGTACAGACAATACGTTAGTAGTAAGTGGTTTAGGTGCTCAAATACCAGCCAACGTATTTGCTAAAACCACACAAACCTTTACAGACACCAATACTTGGTATCATATAGTGGTTGCTATGGATACCACACAACCTGTAGAATCTGATAGATTACGTATTTATGTAAATGGTTCTATCGTAAGATCTTTTAGCACCTATAGACCATTAATTTTAAATACAGATTATGGATGGAATGCATCTGTAGTTCATGAATTGGGCAGGGGTACCTCTTTAGCACCCACAGCAGCATTTGATGGATACATGACAGAGGCCATTTTTGTAGACGGACTAGCCTTACCAGCAAGTTCTTTTGGAACTTATGATTACTCTACAGATGCTGTATTACAAAATTATAAAATATGGTCTCCTAAGGAGTATAGTGGTAGTTATGGAACCAATGGATTTTATTTAAAATTTTACGTAGTAGCCTCAGATATAGGTGGAGATTCATCAGGCAGGGGCAACAATTTTACACCAACTAATATCGTTTCTTTCAGCCTCACCGGCACCACCGGTTCCTCTACTGTAACAGAACTGAGTGGTTGGGATTCTAGAAATGGTGTCGGAGCTTTTGGTAACGCCACTTTACCCGCCTCTACAGACAATACTAATGCTTATCGTTATTCTATAGCCAAGGCAACAGCTGTCGCGGGCGCCAATGCTATTACCCTTTATTTCTCAAGGCCTATAGTAGCAACCTCTAAAATAGAAGCTTATTGTTATTTAGCATGGGCTTCTCCGGGATCTATTAGAGCAAATATTACTGGAACATCTCAAACTGTGCCCGGAGTTGCCACTGGAGTTCAATTTAGTAAAGTTAATTTAGGGGTAACCACCCTTACCTCTATTACTATTGGACACGGAGATACAACAGCACCTAGAGATTTTTGGTTGTCTTGCATTATTGTAGATGATGTGCCGGTTTATACCAGCTCATTTCTAATGGCTCTTTATAATCGTTGTTCAGATACTCCTCTTAACCAAATATCTATAGCAAATATACTAACCGGAAAGCCTCGACAAGCTGTTGGTAACTTTGCTACGTTAAATCCAGCAAACGGAGATCTGACAAATACCAGTTTATCTAACGGCAATCTTACCATGTCCACAGCTTTAGCTGCAACAACTACTGGAGCCCATCGTTATGGTAACATTCCATTAGATAGAAGCAGGAATTGGTATTGGGAAGTTACTATATCAGATCTAAATGCATCCGGGGTTATTGTAGGTGTAACTTCAGATATTACCCAAACTACCGGAGCAACTGGCATTAATGGTTATTTTAGTGATGGTCGAAAATTCACAGGAGGAACTGGTTCCGCTTACGGTTTACCTTACAGCATTGGGGACGTCATTAGTGTTCTTTTATCCACAAACGGTTCTTTAACTTTTTATAAAAATGGTATATCTCAAGGGGTAGCATTTACAGGAATTACTGGAACTGTTTATCCTCTTATCCGTTTAGGAGCATTGGCAGCCAGAGCATCTGTTGCTCATATCAACTTCGGTCAGCGTCCGTTTGCTTATACTCCTTTGTATGAGTCTTTACCAACTCCTTTTGGGGTTGTAAATTCTGCTAATTTCCCAGCAGATTGGCCTTTTACACAATCTGCAGTACAAGCTAGATTGTTTGATGATAATCCAACTCCAGTAACTACCGGAGTTTTAAATTTAAATAATGTAGGAATTGGAACTTCAGATCACGCTATTGGTTCTTACGGTTCTTTAAATAAGCCTGTACGTTTAACTTTAAACACCAACACATCTGCAGTTACTCCTTGGGGTGCCGTGGCCCCAGACGGTATATTATATGTAGCAGACTCTGCTAACAATAGAGTTAGAAAAATCTTTAATCCCAAAGGAACTGGATTTACAGCCCGTTTAAGTACCGTAGCCGTTGCAAATCTCAGCAGTCTGTTCCTTACTTCACCTAACACAGGACCAATTATAGACGTATCTTCTGATAACACTGGTCGTGTTTATTATGCTAGAAAGCAAGAAACAGAAAATAATGATGCTGGCTACATTCATTATGTGGAAAGATTAAATGCTGCAGAAACCTCAGTTGAAACTCTTTTCACCAGTGCAGTTGAGTTATACGCCATACAATCTGATCCAGTAGGTGCTCGAGTGTTTGTATCTGGTTCTACTCAAGATACAAGACTTACAGATTTAATAACAGATGAAAGTCAAATACAAACCAGTGTTTGGAACGTTAACACCGGTGATAAGAGTTATTTTGACCTTTACAGGCCTAACACAGAAACTAACCCCAACAAAACAATTCCAACAGCTATAGTATATGACATGGAATTAGAAAAGGCTACAGTTGGCAGAAATTTAGCAATGTTAGTTTATGACGGTTTAGTAGAAGGTTCTACATTAAGCAATTATAGAAACAATTTAACTTATGCTAGATTAAAAATTGATCCAGGATATAAGATGAAAATTGGTATGTTGGTAGAAGGATTTGTATTCGGAAATGCAAATAATTTGTTTGCCCCCAATACCTACATTACTTCTATTTTAGATGAAACTCGTGTGGCTCTTTCAAAACCATTCCCGGGTGCAGTCAATTACACATCTACCGGTACATCCCGCCTTACAGCTCGTTTCCAACAAACAGATTATCGATTTGCTTTACCAATACAATTAACTACTGGTTCAGACATAATGACTCTTACTGGTATTGGATTAAGCAGTGTGGTTACTTCTATTTCTGCTTTACGAGTTGGAGATTATTTAGCTGACATTTTAGTACCACAATATGTTAAAATAGGTAAAAAAGAAGATGGTACCCTTATACCACTAGATGACACAAGTACTACACCAGCATCCTATCAAGTCTTTAACTGGCCAGGAACTGTTATAGAAGATTACTTCGGCACTTTCCCAGAAAATGTTAAAGACGAAGGAGATGGTAAAGTACACCCAGTTGTTATTACTCAAGTTATAAATAGATTCACTTATCGATTATCTCGTGTGGCTATAAAATCTTCTCCTCCAGCTCAATTCATAACTGGATACTTTACACCTGGAGCTGGTATAGCTATTGGACAAAATGCTACAACCACTTTAAACACCAGTTTAGCATTGGGTTCTAACTCTAATCCGTTGGCTTTAGAGCCCGGTGCAACCGCTGCTGGGTCTATAGCCAATTATTTAAGAGTGACAGTAAATGGTAAAGACTACATGATGCCTCTTTACAACATTCCTAACTAACACGGTTCTATTTTAGAATTGGAATGTAATTAGATATGTTCTAATATGATTAGTCATATCAAATCTATTATAGATGATGCTCTAGATAAAACTATAGTAAATATAGTTTATTCCAATAATAATCAAACTTGGAATAAATTTTTTACATGTAATTCTAATTATACAAATAGACCTTTACTCAGGAATCCAATATTTTTTGAGGCTTATAATTTCATCACTGAAAAGGTCGAAAAAATTTATTATGGTCATATTACCTATTACGAATATGACACAGACGAGAATAGAATTTCTTCTAAAACGTATGACATAGTTCCAGCCAATTTGGCTCAGATGAATAAAAACTATTTCAAAGCAGTTAAAGAAATTTTATCTCCTAACCAGCTAAAAATTGTAGAAGAATCTTTTCAAGATCATACTCAATTAAAAAATTTAGAATCCGTATATTTTATGTTAAAATTGATACGGAAAAATGTTTTTATTAAAGACTACGAAGAAGAACATTTTACTTTAGAAACTTTAAAGCTATTTGCCAATAAAGATATAAATCTAGAAACCAAAAAGATAATGCTTATTTTGGGTATATTTGATGTTAATAAGATTAAAGACCTAGATTATTGTAAAGAGCAAATGATGAAACTAATACGTAAACACGTAGAAAAGGAAAAATCTGCTTTAGACAAAGAATTTGCAGAATTTAATCAAGATGCAGAATCGGTTTCTGACGAAGTTTCTTCTATTAAAGAATTTTTAGACACGGTAGCAGAAGATTATTCTATATTTAAAGATCAAGAAATAGCTAAAGATTTAATTCTTTACTGCTGGCCACCTATTTTAGCCCCAAATCCTTTCATTTCTTTTATCCAGAGTGAAAACTATTAAAGATATAACAAATAAACCCAATTTTTGTATAGTACCCTGGGTTCATTTGTATTATTTCACAGACGGATTTGTCTATCCCTGTCCGTCTTTAGCTGGTAATAAAGACATGTGTCTGGGTTCTACGAAAGAATCTCCTGAAACTCTGTGGAACAGCAAAGTTTTAAGAGAATTACGAGTAAAAATGCTCAAGAACGAATATATAGATTCTTGTTTCAAGGAATGTAACGGATGTCTTAATTCTTGTAAAAAATATTTTGGCTTAGATTTAATAGATAAAGCTGAAAAATCTATTTTAAACACTCTAGAAGATGGAACTGCTGAATATAATTTTATAGCTTGGAATTTAATAGAAAGTAACATTTGTAATTTAAAATGCAAATATTGTTCTTTTCAATATAGCAATTTATGGGATGAAACTAAAGAAGTTAAAAGAGGATTACCTTACGAAGATTTAATATCTTTATATGATAAAAATTATGATACGGTTCAAGAAATATGGTTTGCTTCTGGTGAACCTGTAATACAAAAATCTACATATTATTTTTTAAACAAATTGTTAAAAGATAACAAAACTAATGTTAGAATAAGGTTTATTACCAATTTAATGAAGACAGATTATATGGGCCAAAATATATATGATTTATTAAAGCATTTTAAAGATGTCATAGTTTTTGGTAGTTGGGATTTGAGCGGACCTAGAGGAGAATTTATTAGAACTAATTCAAATTCTCAAACCATAAAAAACACTATTAAACAAATAAATGATAAACAAATACCATTTATTTTACAGTCTGTAATGAGTATATTTAATTTATACTATTATCCAGAATTTCATAAAGAATTGTACCAAGAAAATTTAATTAAAAAAGACAACATAAGATATTACAACCTCCACGGCCCCTTTAAATATCGATATAGCATTTTGCCTCTTAAAATTAAAGATTCTATAAAGGAAAAATTGTTAGAATATAAAAATTGGTTAGGAACAGATTTAGACCCATTTCCAAACAGAGAATCTCCGTTGACTGTAATAGATAAAATAATAGAAACTCTTTATAATGGTAAATGGGGTCATTGGGGATTTTCAGAAGAAGAAAACAAAAATCAATATAATTTGTTTTTAAAAGAAAATTTATTAAATTTTAAAAACATAAAATTTATCAAACATTTTAAGGAGTTGATTCTATAGACTCTGGTCCCTAAATACCATTATTATTCAGGCCAATTATGATACTTTATACTTTAAACAATTTACCAGAAAATTTACAATGGGCCTCTTTTCTTTTAGAAAAAAAAGACATTTTTCTTAATGAATATTTAAATTACAAAAAAGTAGTCCATTCAGAATATCCGGTTGTTTCTGAACATTTAAACAACATGGAAACTTGTCCATTAATTAAAGCTTTCTCCGTACCGTTCTTTACTAGAAATACTCCTTTAAGGAAGAAGAAAGAAGACGTAGGATATTATAATGGTATATGTGCCCCCACATACCAAATGACACCAGAAGAAAGGTCTTATATTAGACACGAAAAAAGGTTACAAAAAATGTTTGATTTTTTTTATTTTTCAGATGATGATTTGCTTTATTTATTGAAAGAATCTTACGATTTAGTCACTCAACATGTACCTAAATTATGGCAAGCCATGTTTATAGAATTTAAGCCAGGTACTTGGTTTGATCCCCACGTACACCCTCAATTTTATTTGTCTTCTTTCAATTTAAATAAAGCAGACAAATATATGGAAATTCAAGCCGAAGGTCATACAGTACACCTTAATGAAGAAGAACCTTTATTAGTGTTTGATTCCTCGTACAACCATATAGCTATAGAGCGCGGAGATGAGAACAGAATTTTATTGGTGATAGGGTCAGAATTTTAATATGAAAAATTTTATAGATATAAATGAAGTTCCGTGGTTGTTAAATGTTAAATCTAATCTTATAGAAGCAGCTTTAGAAGATTTGTCTGATTTTTTTCTTAAATTACCCCCAGAACAAAAAACAAAATACAATAAAATACAACAAACAGATTTTATTAAAATGTATGCTGTGCCGTTCTATTTTGATCAAAAAGTTCATTGCCCGTGTTCTGGTAGTGACAATGAACTTTTTAACTTTACAGTAGATGGCCCAGAACAAAATTATGAAGGAGGAAATGGAATTAAAGCTAAAGAGATAGATGAAATAGTTGGTCCTCCTTTTCCTTCTCAAGACAAATCATTGTTTTACAAAACCATCAACCTCTTTCCAGAACAATTGAGGACTGCCTGGGTTTTCTTCTATAAAAATGGAGCTTTAGTAGATGAAAAAGAAGGCCACGGTCACACTACAATAATGATTCATTTTCTTTTAGAAGACATAGAAGGAAAATTTATAGTACACGTAAACGGTGAAGAAAAAATACTCAACAAGAAGGGTGATTATTGTATTTTTAATGGAATTTACCCCCACGGAGCAAACTTTTTAGGCAAAGAGGCTAAATTTTTAACGTTTGCAGCTAATATACAAGATTTTGATTTGATATAAATTACCTTTTAATAAATACAGTATATGAGAAATTTTATAGAATTGTCAGAGATACCTTCCTTTAATTTAGACCTCAATAATTTTATAGAATGGGTCAATGTAGATTACAACGAATATTTACAAAAATTACCTTTGACAGAAAATGTTAAACTAAAGACTATAAAGGAAGAAAATCAAATTAAAATTTATACCACTTTAATTAATCAAAATCAGAAAATTAAAACAGAACCAGATGCCCCGGAAGAATTGTTTAACATCTGTGTAGATGTTTTTGATTCTATAAGCCAAAATCCAGATTTTTTAAATTTAGTAGATCCGAATTACTATTACTATAATTATTTGCCTCTTTTTACTAATATTAAACTTCTTATTCCAAGCACAACTATTTCTAGTTGGGTTTTTACTTTTAAAAAAGATGCTTCTCTTCAGTCTTATAAATTTGAAGACTCTGTATTAATAAGCATTTTGCTTAATGACATAGATGGTAACTTTACAGTTAAAGTTAATGGAGAACAAAAAGTTCTCAAACAAAGAGGAGATTATTTTATCTATAAAGGAGATTCGGAATTAGACATATCTAATTCAAGTTCTGAAGCTAGATTTTATGTAGCCACAATGGATTCTATTAATGTAGACTACAAACCTTTATCTTAGTTTAACGGTTTCTAAAAAGGAATTGTCAAGATTTAATTTATCTGTCAATTCTTCTAAAAAGTTTTCAGAACCGTTTTTACTATGCAGATATTTTGTTATCAGCTCCATCAAGGCTTCAGACACTGGTTTAAAATTACACCAAACATCCAGTTCTTGTCCCCTTTCTGCTTCTAATTTTTTAAGAAAACTTATATACATTAAAAAATAATATTTTAATTGTTTCTTTTTGTGTTCTGATAAATTACGTATACTCAACCAAGCCGGATGACACACTGGCTGATATCGTATAGAATCTATTTCTGCTAAACTATTTTTCATTAAAAATTCATGATATTCTTTTAAAGAAAAGCAATTCAACACACTTATTGTAATACAAAATAATAATTTAAAATTCATTGGTTTTAATTGTTTTAAATTATTAAAAACTAAATCCCATTGAGAATTTTCTCTAATAGTTTCAAAAGTTTTACCCCAAGAATCTACACTACAAAATATACGGGTTTGAAACTTCTCTAATTTTTGAAACATCGAAATACGTTTTTCTAAATCATATGTTACATTGGTAGACATGTTAACATTAATAAATCTATTCATAGATATTAATTTGTCTAAAATTTGTTCATTAAAAACATCTAAAACAGGTTCACCACCAGCAAATGCTATTTCTTCTAGATAAGGCAATACCGGATCTAAACGTTTCCAATATATCTCATCAGGTATTCGACCCAAGGGTTCTGTTTTTAACTTTTTTGCCCAACTAGAGCTGCTTGTAGGGTTACAATATACACAAGCTAAATTACATATATTAGATCTCTCTAAATCTATTTTTTTAAGATTAAAATCAAAGCTTCCGTCTTCTTTTGTGTTTTGTTTATAATAATTTATATCTTGATTATATAGATGTCTTTTTTGCAAATAGGTACAAGAATTAGTCAGTTCATTGTCTATAGAACATTTTTTAGTCTTTAAGACTTCTAAGCGCATTTTACGATAAACTTCATGATTCCACATCTCTTCAAAAGAATGATTTCTGATGTTACCGACACAATAATCATTATTCCCTTCCCAAGCAACACTCTCACAGGGATAAGCGTTTCCGTCTGTTCTTAGGTATATTCCAGTCCAAGGAACTAAGCTAAAATAATCTTGCATTGTTAATATATAGGCATCCAGTAATTAGTTTCCATGTGTAGTTTTTTGGTTACCACTAAAGAGGTTTCTAGAGAAAAATTATTAGAAGCCAACTATTATCAGAAGTATCGAGGCCCAGATGCTACTAATGTTAAAGAATATAACGGTATAACTTTATTACACAATTTATTAAGCATTACTGGAGAGTTTACTTTACAACCTTTTATAAAAGATGATATCTTGGCTATATACAATGGTGAAATTTACAATTATTCAGATCTTAACCCAGATGCTATTTCTGATGGATTTTGTTTAATACCTTCTTATCAAAATTATGGAGATTATTTTTTACAAAAATTAGACGGTGAATTTGCTATAGTATTAATAGATTTAAAAAAACAAAAAATTATATTTGGTGTAGACACTTTTGGGTGTAAACCTCTCTTTTACAGTTTAGATAATGGATATCATTTTGCTAGTTATAAAAGTGCCTTAGAAAAATTAGATATAAAAAATATTAAACAAGTAGATGGAAACGAATGGTTTATTTTTGACATAAAAACAAAATCTCTAGAAAAGAAAGTCATATCAGTTTTTGATATAGACAACGAATATAAAGATTCTTTTGAAGATTGGAACTTAGCATTTGAACAAAGTGTTAAAAAAAGAGCTATTAGTCTCAAACCGGTAATGATGGGTGTAAGTGAGGGATATGATAGCGGATGTATTAGTTGTGCATTAGTTGCTAATGATATAGATTTTAAAATGTATTCTGTTAATGTATTGGATACGCCTAGCAATGTATTGTTATGGAGACATGACATGAAAGCCAAGACTCCTCCAGACATTGAAAATATAGAAATTAAAATACCAAACATTAAAAATAAACAATTTATAGATCCCAATTTAATGGATCATATAAAAATATGTTCCAACATATACAAAAAATGTGAACCGTATGAGTACACATATTATGATCATAATATAAATTCTACAATTAAAAAAATATGTCGCAACACATATGGTTTTTTAGGTGCAGGACTTATTTTAAAAACAGCCAGAGAAGAGGGGTATAGAATATGCTTATCTGGGTTAGCTGGGGATATTATAGGTTGTCCAGAAATTAATCAAAAAATTAAAACGTTGAATAATTTAAATTATGTTGTAGATTTTGATGATAATAATGTTTATTCCTGTGAGTATTGTTGTGGAGTTCATGGTATAGAAATACGTTATCCCTTTTTAGATACTAAATTGTGGCAAGAAACTTTATGGTTAAACAAAAAAATTTATAAAAAATGGAAACATCCTCAAAGACAATATATGCTAAAACATCAATTTCCATTTGTAGATGTAAACAACAACGGTGAAGAAATTTTTGAAAAGGTTGGGTTTTATAAACCTATGCCACCAACATTTGAAGTATACAGAGAAAAATTATGCAGTTAATAGAATCTCAAAAATTAAAAGATTTTTGTAATAAAATTAAATTACATAACTTTAATCAAGGGGCTAAATTGTGTGGTTTAGATCTATCAAATGGTTATGAAAATTTTAAATTATACATAGAACTACCTCACGTTCCTAGTTTAGAAGTTTTAAATAAATTTTTACCAGAAAAATTTTCTCATTCTTTTTTACATTATAGCAAATATTGGGACCCCAACAGAAGTTCTAGCTTGGCGTTAGGATTTAAAATAGACAATTCATTAATTTCTAAAAATTATTTTCACATTAAATTTGATAGAAACTTTAAAGAAATTTTATATAATAATAATTTGTCATTTTTGTCTTTACTCAAAATAGATCCTACCCTTTTAGAAAAGGGTATTTCTTATGAAATAGAATCTGAAGAAAAATATTATGACAAATTTTATGTTTATGTAAAAAATGAAATAGATATAGCTAAAGTTATGTCTGTTAAATTTAAAAATACAGATATCAAAATAGAAGAGATAGAAGAATTAGAAATTTATGCCACTTCAAAAAAGTATAAAATTAATATAGTTAATAAAATGAACAATTTTGAGATCAAACAAAATGTTTGGAGTTCTATTCCGGAAATCTATCATTCTAAAGTAAAAGAATATTCATCTTACCTAAATTCTGAACCGGTTTATACCGGATTTACAAAAGATAAAATATGTAGTGTTTATTTTTCTTTAACCAACAAAAAAGAAAACGTCTTGAACATATGATTTTTTATATCACCACCCACGATGGAAACTACGAAGCTGCATCAAAAATAAAATCTTTATTTGAAAATAAAAATGTAGCTTATTATTTTGTATACGGAAAAAATTCTACAAAAAAGGTAGAACCCTCTCTGGAGGTAGACGTAGATGAAGCATATGAAAATTTGCCGCTCAAGACTTATTTTTTAATAGAACATTTTTTAAAAAACACAGAAGAAAATGTTTTAGTAAAAATGGATGATGATACCTTTGTAGATGTAGATAAGATTTTAAATAACACTCACGAAGAAGACTATGTAGGGTTATTTGTAAAATATACCAAATCTTTAAAAAATAGCATTTATCATTGGTATAAAATTAAAACAGAAAGCTACAAAATACAAAAACCTTCTTTTGATTTGTCTTATGCAGAAGGTAGTCTTTATTTTTTGAACCGAAAAGCTGCTCAAGCTGTTTATAATTTTGGTTATGATTTTTTTGTAAATGTACCAGAACAATATATAGGCGAAGACATTAAAGTGGGAATGTGTCTACCAGAATCAGAATTTTCTCGTAAAGACATTACCAAGCCTTGGATTCCGTTTTATGAAATTTCTACAGACTTTTCATTTATACACCCAGTTCACCCCTTTTTGATAGACAAACTTAAAACTTGCAATTCTATAGAAGAGCAGTTAGTTTATTTAAACAAGTTCAAATTTTTAAACGACAACATTAAAAGAGAAATTTATCTGAACAAAGAATTATCTAAATTTTCAAATGAAAAAAGTATTAGTATTAGTACCACACCATGACGACGAAGTCCTAGGCTTTGGGGGTTCTATTGCTAAACACGTACGTCTGGGTAATAAGGTTTCTGTAGCATTCTTGAGAGGTCCATATGACACCCGTTCCCGTTCGCAATTTAATTGTTCGGAGGCAGCTAAGTCAGTTTTAAATTATCATCAAAAAATAGATTTACTTTTTACAGAAAAAGAATTAACAGAATTTTGTTTAGCCACTTTATGCAAGCTAGAAGATTTTTTAAGTAACGAATCTCCAGACATCTTATATTTGCCACATACTCTAGATGTCCACCAGGATCATCATCAAACTTTAAGTCTAGCCCGCATTGCCACCCGTACATGGGGACCAAATTCTATTCCAGTTATTCTAAGTGGAGAAATCATTAGCAGTGCGGGCAATGCTTATCAAAGTACCTTTTCTCCTCATTACCATGAGGTATTGGAACCCTCTGACATAGCCATTAAACAAAAAGCCTTAGAAGCTTATCCAGAAGAAATAAAGGAATTTCCACACCCACGATCGGCTAAGGGTATAGAAATATATGCTAACAAAAGGGGTATGGAAGCTGGTGTAGAGTATGCAGAAGCTTTTGAAATTTTAAGGTTTATACAAAAATGAAAATTATAGTAATGATCACAGTTTGTGAACAAAACAAAGACCGTATAGCCAATCAGGTACTTGCTTTAAAAAATAATTTAAACCCAGACGTAACTCCAATTTTTGTTTATGGTAACCAAAATTTAAGTATAGACATACCTTACACCACAGTTCAATTAGATGTAGAGGAAAGATATTCTAATCTTTATAAAAAAATATTTAAAGGCTTAGAACATGTCCACAATAATTTTACCTATGACTACGTAATTAAAATAGATGATGACACCTTGGTCAACTATAGTCTATTGGATAAAATAGAATGGTCAGCTGATTACATAGGAAGAGAACATAGTAATTTTTCTAAGAATGTTATAGACATAGACCTTCCGATGTATAACATACGTTCTACTATAAACCTTTATCCCCCAGCATTTAAAGAACCCTTTTCTTTTATGACTGGAGATTTTTATGCTTTAAGCAAAGCTTGTGTTAATTTTATTTTAGAGAATAAAAATCTTTTAAAAGAATTCAAAGAAAATTCATATGTATGTGAAGATCAATTAATAGGATATATCTTAAAAAATTCTTCTTTTACTAGAAAAAATATCTGCTTCTTAAATGAAGAAATAGAAAATAATGTATTACAAATAACAGAAGAAGTAATTAGCCTACATCCGGTTAGTACACACCTTTTTCCTTCCCTATTAAGCTTGACTCCTAGAAACCAATTAGCAAAATTAATAGATGCCAAGAGAGTCAATTATTGGTATAGAAAATCTCTTCTCCAGAAATTAGAAGAAGATATAAGTTCTTTATTAATTAATTTTGCTAATTCTAAAAAGACTATGGGTCTAGGATGATGAATCCCAAGCTCCCCAGTATTTAATTTTATTTTCCATACAAGTAGAAAAGTGTAAGATATATTTGTCTTTAGCTTTTTCTAAAACATGTTTAAAAAATAAACGCGAAGAAGCACTCTTGGCAAAGCTTAGAATAGACTGTTCATACACAGAAAAGTCGTGGGTATCTTCATCTATTAAAAAAGAAGAAAAACAATTATACCTTTCATCGTTATGAATTAATTTATAATTGTCATCATTTTGCAGTGCCCAGTTTAGAGCCCCTTCATCCCAATTAGCTATGGCATCTAATATATGAGAATTTTTGAAAGCTTCTAAAAGAATAAACATCCATTTATCTATAATAGTATGATTGGCCCTTTTATTAATACCAAACACACCAGCATTTATACCTGGAGCTTCTTTGTTGGCTACTGGATGGTGGGTATAAAGAGATTTGTGATTTTTATTTAAATATTTTTGTTTTATCCAATGTTTAATAAAAAACGACTGTTTGTTACGGATAAAATCAGATTCCGCTAAGTTTCCAGTAACTATGCAGTCACTATCAATCCATATAGTATATTCATAAGGACTATCTGCTACAAACCACGGTTTAATATAGGTTTGCCACTTGTCTAAATGTTTACAATTTGGATCCTTTATAACTTTGGTTTTTAAACCCTCTTTGGCACACCATTCTTTTTGATCATCTGATAAACCTATGTCATAACATAAAAAATTAATTTTGTTTTTTACACTTTTGAAAAGGGTTTGTACACCTATAAATGTATTAGAATCTGTAGCAGTAATTATCCCCGTAGAAGGGTCTGTAATTAAATATTTGGGAGAATTTTTCTCTAAAAAGTCTAAACCATATTCATACAAATTCATGACTAATATATACATTTATAGTAAATATATTAAATGGCTAATGTTTTTAATTTTCCAGACATCAAACAATGTTGGTTCCCAGTTAGGTTTCAGCCCAAAAACAGACAATACTCAGTTTTGTCTGAACCTATATTGTTTGATAATGACTTAAAATTTAACATTTCTTCTTGTTTAAAAAATTATAAGTCATTTTCAAGTAACAAAAAAACTGGTCTATTTTTAACAGAATTAAACAAATCCTCAAATCTTTTAAAAATTAATCATCCCGAAGATATTACTCCCATTTCTAGATTTAAAACATTGTTAAGTACTCAAGAAGGTGCTTATGATAAAATTTTAGTCACAGTAAATAATAACCTTTTTGTATCAGACAAAGCTGCTAATTTAGTTCCTGGAACTTTTATATCTCCCCAATATAGTCAGTCTGATGTCTTTACTCTTAATTTCTACACAGACCCCTCTGTAGAATTAGAAGATGCTGAAACAGAATTTGTGTCTTTGGAAAATTCAAGTGGTTTGTTATTAACTTGGGGTTTAGATCCAATAGACCCTTCTTCTTATTTTTTAACCTTTAGACCAGCAATACGTGGTGGTAGTTTATCTCAAAAATTTAGTTATTTACTAGCTCAAGATGGCATTTGTTTATTCTTACCTAACTCTAATTTTAATTTAGTTGTTCGTAGAAATTTTTCTGTTAATAATACATCTTTAGATAACTTAAACTTGGAAAACAATATAGTTCATTATTATGAAAATTCTAATTACGGAATCACAGTAGACAATCCGTCCGAAGAATCTTCCATACAGAATACAGTTTTTTTAAAATTTGTATCTTGTGAAGTATTATTACCTGAACCAGAAAAAAAATTAAGTGTTTTAGATAGTTTTTTAACAAAATATTCTACTGGAGTATTAGACAGAGAAATAAACCTCCAACCAGACTCTACTAAATCCATAGATTTGGCTCAAAATTATTTAGGTATTTTTCCCATTGAAAACTATTCTATAATACAACACGAAGCCGTTTATAATTTAGAATTATGTGGTCTTAAAAATCACCAAACACCGGAATATGGTTATTCTTTTGGACCTTCTGTGTCGGGGTCACATAGAGAATACAATAAAATTTTTAGTGGCACCAATCAATCTGGAGGATATGAAAACATATACCTAGGATACACGTCTAGTACAACTGAAAAAGTTTTTGTTAATGATAAAGAATCATTTTTTAGTTATCCACCCACTGCCCCGCGAAAATCTATTCATGAATCTGGTTTAATAGAAGACGGAGCCACGGCTGGACATCATCCTTTAATTTCAGATAGAATATATCTAAGACAAATAGATTATACATCTCGTATTCCGGATTATGTTCAACCAGAAAGTATTACTAAATATTCTAATACTTGGTTATGTGCTTGGTTATCCGGTTCCAATAACGGGCCCAAAATTTGGGTAGATCGATATTATAACGCTTCTTATTATACATTAGACCAAGCTTTAAGTGCTCAAACTTTGGTTTATAATGATAGAACAGAACCCACCAAGGAATACATTTTTGATGAACCATCTACATTATATTTAGAACCCGGAGCTTTTTATAGATATTATAGAAGTGGTTTAACAAATTCTAAAAAATATCTTAGTTTAATAGATGAATATTCTACAGATGAAAGAGGTTCTAAAGTTTTAGAAATTAGTAGTTGGAATTCTAATCCGTTAATAGATCATTCTGGTTATAACAATAACGGTCAAGTATATGCAGAAAATAATCCTTTGTTGTATCAAGATTATTTAAATTTAGACGGAACAACTCATGTAGTATTTCCGGCTAAGACAAGTTTATTAGATACAGACAATTTTGCAGTTTCATTGTGGGTTAAGGTAGATGATTGGTCAAATATAGTGGGAAGACAAATATTTGGCAATTTTTATAATAGTGGATATGGTTTAATAAATGAATCAGCCATACCAGCAGCTTTGATGACCTTATTTAACCCTACAAATGGAGAAGTTTTCAATTTAAATTATAATCTTAAGCAAGTTAGTTTTAATCAACTTAAAAATTATCCTCTATCTTTACAAGACAAATATTTAATAAATCGCTTACCAGATTTTTCTTTTTGGATTTTTGACACAGCCAACGGAATTGGTTATAAATTTGACGCCGAGTCTAGACTAATAGCCAAGATAGAAGGTTATTATGGAGTTTCTCAAATAGAGATGGATCATTTAAATAATTTATATTTGTTAATATTGGATGATTTTAGAGTTATTAAATTAAATTCTGATGGTAAACAAATAGATTTAATAAAAATCAATAACTATAATACCAAAAGAATAGAATTACAATTAGTTAAAAACACTGTAAAGGTAATAGAAATTTTTGGTCATACGTCTGTTATAGACAATGATGGAAATATTTGGGAAGTCTTAGGTAATAATTTATACAAGACACCTTTTAATAAAGAAACATTAAAACACGGTTCTTCTGGTTTATTTGCCACAATAGGATATACTCAACAAATTACTTGTGATTCTTCTAATAATTTGTGGTTACTTCACGGTGAAGATTATGTTTCTAAAATGTCTCAAAATGGGATTTTTTCTACAGTTAGAATAGGAAAAAGATCTTCCTTGTTAAATGAACAATGTTTTAATTACAAAGACAGGTATAGATATATTAACTTTTTAAGAGTTCCACAAGAAACTATTATTCAGTGTGATAAATCAACTTATATAGATTATATTATAATAGTAGATAAAAGAGACAATGAAATTTATGTTTTAGAATCTAATGGAGATTTAGTATCTAAAATGTCTTTATTAAATTTAGAAAAATTAATCTCGTCTTCAAATTTAAATTTCTTTGCAGATGGAGATTTTACAGGATATCAAAATTTAAGAAAGTTTTATATAGGAACCAAAAAAATTAGTTGGAAACTTAAAATTGGTGAAGCTGATGGTACTAATACAGAAATATTATCTTTAACATATGATGCTACCCTACTCAAACCTGGATGGCATCAATTTGGTTTGTCTTTTAGTTCTTCTGAAAAGCAAGTTAATTATTTTATAGATTCTGAATTAGTAGATTATAAGATTTTATCTACCAACAAAAGTTTAATTTTTGATTATCGATCTTCTTTATTATTAGGAACAGATGCAGTTCGAAACAGTTCTATTAATGACATTATAGGCGTTCAAAATACATATAAATTTAAAGGACAAGTAGCCGAATTGAAGGTCTATAATAAGTTTCTTTCTAAAGGTGATATGCATCAAGTTTATTACAGTTCCCCCAAAGCTACTAAACGTAAAAATTTAATTTGGAATATGTCTACGGGTAATCGGGATTACATAGAAGAAATTAAACATTGGTTTAAAATGCAATTACCTGGAAACAAAAGTAAATACTACAACATTAATATTCATAATTTTCCAGTCAATGAAGAGCTCAGAAATCGAGTAGAGGCAGCAGTTCGGTCTAGTGTAGAAAAATTAGCACCGGCTCAATCTACTTTATATAAAATAAATTGGTATTAATTAATATGTCTAACATCCCAAATATAGCTGAAAAAAAGGACCTAGAATGCTCGTTGGTTCATCTTATAGATGAAAACAGCTGTATTGGTAATTCTGCTGATATTATAAATTTTAACGTAACATCTTTAAGTGCTGCTTTGTATGAAATAGAACAAAAAGCTGGTGATTACAATCGAGTTTATAGCCTATTTGCTGCATATAGTGCTATCTGGCTGGCTGCTTCTTCTAATATTTTTGCGTACGGAGATTTTTGGGTTAATGCAACTACCACAGTAGAAAACTCCAGTGCTAATTGGGTAAGAGAATTTAACATTATATATCCTGAAATTTTATATCTAGATGATTGGTATGCTTATAGAACTTGGACAGATCAAAGTCTATCAGCCGTTGCACAATCAACTTCAAATTCTTATACGGATTATGTTATTCCAGATTGGTTAGAAGAGCACTTTCCTCCTCTTAAATATGCTCCTAATCAGACTGTTGTAGTTTTAATACATTTATATCATCATCAACCAGTTGACTTTATTTTTAATAAAAATTACTTAGAACAATGTTTAGCTGAGGGAGGAGTTGCAGTCAATTGTACGGAATGCAATTCACCCTACTATGCTTGTAACAACGGAAACGGATATGATAGTTGTGTGAAAACATTAGAAGAAAACACAGCAGTTTATAAATGTCAAGGAACTGGTTCTACAAATTTACAATTGTATTTTCAAGACACATCAGCTGATACAAGTGTAGGTAGAATTATCCGAATTAAATATAAATTAAGTTTAGACAGAACATCTTGGGAGCCGATTTTTTAAAATGTATAATTTTTCTTTTTTAGACAAAAACAATTATATAGCAGATGACTTAGAGACGATTAATTTAAATTATCGCTCTTTAAGTGATTGGACTCTAGGCCTGGAAACTAGTGCTAAAAATTTATGGGCGCCTTTGGTACAACTATTTACCATGCGCCAACCAGATTGGGAATTTGCTATTACTCGCACTCAGCAATATTCTGCTCGTTGGTTGAAGGCTTCAACTGTAGTAGAATCTTATAGTGCTGGATGGATCAAACCACTAGCACTAATGATGCCCAACATTTACAGAAATACTGCAAATTTTGAAACGTTAGTATATACAATTTCTGGATGGATTAATGATTACTTTCCCGTGCTACCAAGCTTCAATGCTGAACCATCATTTGTAGAGGGGCAAGAGGCGTTTGTTTACAATTATTATCAGTCTGACAATTTTAGAATTGAAAATCTTCCTATAGACCTTTATGCATCTGCTACATGTTTAGTTTATCCGGGCACTGGATGGGCTAATTGCACCACAAGATATAGTGGAGTTGTAAGTTGCAATGGGTCAAATTTGGTTTGTGACGGACAATTTAAAACCTGTCCAGTTAGTAAGCCTGTAGATTGTTCCTACAGTTCTCCGCCTTATATAGTAGATTCTACTATTTTGACTAAGCCTTTTGAGGATAATAGAAAAACTATACGTGTACCTGTCACAAAATATCGAGCTGTAACAATAAACGGGGAAGAATCTTTAATTCCATACACAGAATATGAAACTCGTACAATAACATCCTCTGAAAAAAATTTATTACATGTAGGAAGTTATGGAGAAAAGTGGAGTCTGGGAATTGGTTACATTAAAGCCAAAATACTATTTAATTATACAGACACTAGAGAAAACACAAATTTACAATGTATTAAATTTAAGGTCAAAAATTGTAAATGGGAATATGACACTGTTATAGGTAAAAATAATCAAAATTTTATTGAACAACAAACTAACGGAAACTGTAATATACAAATTTTAGACATGGGATCCGAAAAAAAGCGGGGATATTATTATGTTAATAATAACGGTTTCATTACCTTAAGGGTAGTTGGTGTTGGACCAGCTGTGGATCATTATTTTGAAATTAATATAAACGGCATTTCTAAATTAATACCACCTGGAGGAAGTACCGTAACTTTTGGAGGATTTTATTCTCGTACATATGTAGCTAAAATACAAAATCTCACCACCAGAACAAAACACTCCTTTACGGTATCTATAGGATATAATGGTGGTAAGGGACTTGTATACCAAGCCTATGACAGATTTAATAGTAAAGCCTTAGTTTATACAAAGGGTGATACAATGTCCATATTTACATAATATATATGTCAGACCTAACAGATTATACTATTCAACTTTTTGAAGAAAATAGCATTGGAGACGATGCTGGTAAACACAATTTTAATGCTTTAAGCTTAGAAAGTAAAATTTGCAATTTGTCTGGGGAGTTTTTTGGACCAGATAATATTTTCATACCTTCTTTTAGAAATTTTTTATCTGGGGCATATCAATTAGAAGATTATGCTAAAATTTTAAATTTAGGTAAAACCTTTTCTATAACAGAAAGATTTAATAAAATATCCACCACAGTAGCCTTGTTAAGCTCTTATTGGGAGGCTTATGAATTAACTACTATTTTACCAGTCAATCTATCTTTGGCATTTCATCCTACTATTCGTCAATTTCAATCTGATTTAAATTTTCAAACAAAACGTTTAGTAGCACTTACTCCTCAAACAGATTTGGATACAATTTTATCAGTTATTAAAGCTTATTTACAGGAATATCATCCATTAAAAAATTATAATCTTAATTCCAAAATAAACGTAACAGTACCATTTTATAGCAGATTATATGATCCAGAAAATCCAGAAAAAGCATCTGTAGTTTCTTTGAGCAACGAATTTTCTCATTTTAATCGAGAAATGACAGCTCAGGTATATCGCAAAGGAACTAACTTTGTTAGTAGTAAAATTTATAAATTTGTTAGAGGGCCGGTGTCTTGGAATTTAGTTAATATAATTTGTCCGTTACCACTGACATCCAGTAATGCATCTCTTACTGGACGCCAAATTGTAGAGCTTTCTATAGATTCTAATACGGCAAATTATGATATAGCCCTCAATGTGGCTCAAAATCCTAATTATGTAGCTGGCAAATCTGAAGTAGTGTTAACGGTTCAACCCGGTGTCAAAGTTTATAGTACTACACCAACTGCTCCAGCTTTAATTTTAGGAAATTTAGATGACAATGACACTATAACCCTTTTTAATTATGGTTTAATATTAGGAGCCGGCGGTCAAGGAGGTACTGGTGGAAATGGTGATGGGGTTGGTTCTGTTAAGCCTAGTGGAGGGGCAGACGGAGGAACCGCAATAGCCGTTTTTGCTTCTAATACAATTATAGAAAATCAAGGGGCAATTTACGGTGGGGGAGGTGGTGGAGCAGGTGGG